GGGCGACCGAAGTGTTTGGCTCCCGCGAGAAGGCAATGCGGTGGCTGGAAACTGAAGTACCTTCCCTAGATAATCGGACGCCTCTCTCGCTCATCACCAGCGCCGAGGGTATGGCCGAGGTCGAGGACGTGTTGGGCGCAATCGAACACGGCGCGTGGTAATGCCATCAGCTTTGCTGACGGTATGGTCTTATACGTCCCAGAGGTCAAGTAAGGAGGCAAGATGGCGGCAGCAAACGCACGGTCAAAATTTGCAAATTGCACAATTCCAGACGACGTGAAGCTCGGCAACGACGTGACGCTCGGCAACCGGGTGACGCTCGGCAACGACGTGACGCTCCGCGACGGGGTGAAGCTCGGCAACCGGGTGACGCTCGGCAACTGGGTGACGCTCGGCAACTGGGTGAAGCTCGGCAATGACGTGACGCTCGGCAATGACGTGACGCTCGGCAATGACGTGACGCTCGGCAATGACGTGACGCTCGGCAATGACGTGACGCTCGGCAACCGGGTGACGCTCGGCGACGGGGTGACGCTCGGCGACTGGGTGAAGCTCGGCGACGGGGTGAAGCTCGGCGACGGGGTGAAGTATGAAACTACCCCCTGTCAGGTGCAGTGTCACCCATACATCGTGTATCCACACTCATTCCAGAGTATTGGGGTGGGTTGCATTACACACGAGCTCGAATACTGGCTCCAGGCTCCGGCCGAGCTGGCCGAACACCCTGAGTGCCTTCCGTGGGAGCCGTACGCCAGGGCCATCGCCCTGGTGAGGCAGTGGATCGAGGAGAACAGGCCGAAGGAGACAGCATGAAAGGGAGAAAGATCTCCCCTGGCATGAACTTGGAACTTGAAGTTACAGAGTCGCTGAGGTCTGGCGGCAAGCAGTTGACGATGGCCGCGCTCAAGGCTGAAGTTGAAAGCCTTGGCTACCGGATTAACCGGGACATGCGCGCCGTCGGCGTGGCAAAGAACATGACTACGGGCAACACGTACCAGTCGGTCACATTCGGTCTGGACGAAGCTGACACCGGACGTTCGGCGTTTCACTTCGAGTCACGGCGTGATGGGAACTTTAAGGCACTGCAGGAACTGCGGCGACGGTCGTTCGTTGTTTCCCGCGGCGCGATGGTGACGGTGTGAGGAATCAAGGCATGGGGGTTGAACTCGAATGAGGACGATGAAGCAAGATCAAGTTTACCGGCGGTTCTGGCTGTCGACGAAGGACTTCGGCTCGCCCCCGCGATTTGGTTTGGACTGGTTTCTTTCCGCGATCGATGTGGTCTGGGAGAAGAAAACCATCAGCATGGACTGGGACGATATGGAAGCTTTCCTCGTCGACGTCCTGAAGAGCCAGATCATCGTGGACCGTGAAAAGGTTCGCCTCTGCAAGGAGGGGATCAATGCGTTCACCCGTCGCGGGCACTTCGACCTGCAGACCGCAGACACGGTCCTGGCGAATGCCTTGGCTGGTGTCGTGGACCACGCCCCTACGGAAGTGGACCTACTTCCTCCCGATGTTGGCGAGGACGGCACCATTCGCTTCGAGGGAGACGGGAAGTATCCGCCGTGTTTCGACGAGGACCAACCCGTCACGTTGCAGAGTTTTGCGTTCGCGACGTCCCAGCTGAAGCTGGCTGGGATCAACTTCTCGCAGGAGCAGTCACTGGCAATATTCGCTAAGCTACAGAGCTTAGCGGATGAGGCGACCGACAGGGGGTACGATTCCTTGCCGGGTGCGGTTGAAGATCGCCGAACCTCCGAGGCCGCGCACGCGAGGCGCAATCGTGGCCGTGATCATCAGGAGGAGCTGTGAGCAAGTGCGACCTGTGCGGGCAGCCAACGGACAACAAGCCAGCGGAATGCTGCGGGTCGGTAACCTGCAACACGTGCAAAATCATGGGGTGCTTCTGCGAGAATACCGTTGACGAGGACCAGCTTATCGAGGTCGTGAACGACGGTGGCGTGGAAGAGGTTGCCCGAAAAGAGGACTTGTGAGGGACAAACTTGCCACGAAGCTCCAGACTCCAGGTTCCCCACTCGACGGTAAGGAAATTGAGCTGTGAGTGGAGCGGGACCGGAGTCCGGAGCCTGGGCTGCCGCGCATCGACATAAAGTCCGACATTCCGGAACCTCGAGAAAAGCAACGGTTTCCGAGATCTCCCAAGTTTGTAGGCAAGGGCAGGAAGCATAATCGACGGTAACTAACCCGTTGTGCCCGAGCATTTCCGCTGTACAATGTAGTTATGGACACTGCCATGGGAACTCATGGAGGAGAACGAGCATGTATGAGACTGCTGCTGAAGTCAATAAGAAGATCGTACCCGTCGTGGTATACTTCTGCGCTTCGAAGTACATCGAAGTAGACGTTCCGGAAAACATCGTGGACGAACAGGAGATTCGGGATTACGTCCAGAAGTTACTGCGCGCAGACTTACCTGAGGTCGTGAAGGACTGCGACTTCGAATACCCGAGCTATGCGGCTCTGGTCGTGGACGGAGAGACGTCAGAAGAGGAGATCGACATTGACTGATTACGTCATTATTGCAGAATCGACGTTCGCAGAACTCGTGGCGAAGGTCAAGGCCAAGATGGCTGACGGCTGGGAGCCGACTGGCGGGGTAAGCTTTTCTCCGCACGTGTCTGAGCCCGGCATAGCGACCCAAGCTATGGTCAAACGGGACATATAGGCTTTGTTCGGAAGGAATGGTTATGGCAACAGAAGAAATGGTCCCAGTGGAATCTAAGTGCCCGGATTGCAAGATCGTGTATAACTTCGAAGTTCCGAAGGCTGGTCTTGATGCGAGACGCAAGGGAGTCCCCCTCCGTCTTGCTTTTCCGACACTAGATCCCGCGATACTCGTGCAGCTCTCGACACACATCTGTCCGGACTGCCAGAAGAAGGTAGGCGAGAAGAAGTAATGCCTGCCAAGAAGAAGGTTTCGGTGCAACGGAAGGTCGAGCTCAAACTTGCTCCACCGACTGCTAACGCCAATTAGCCGGCCGGCTGGCACGCCGACTGGAAGGAAGCAGACAACGTGAACAACGTGGAGGGCAGCATGCAGATACGAATAAGAGGTACGGACGATGACCCGTACATACACTCGCTCGAGGCAATGGCCGAGATGGAGTTCCCGGGGGCAATGCCCAAGGGACAGGCTACGCTTGACGCGGTCGCAACGGAACTGGTCGGTACCAAGCAGCATAGGTACGGTCCGACTCCCGATCCCGAGTCGCTCGTAGCTATCCGTAAGGTTGTTCGCGACGCGATGGAGCACGACCTTCCCGTACCAGTATTCGTGCCGTGGGGAGGTTCTAAGCAATCGGGGAACATCCTCGACGTTGCGGACCTCATGGCATTCAAGCAGCTTCGCTGCCTAAATCGCCGAGTGAAGGAACACTACAAGCCCGGGCTCGACCTGCGAGTTCGCCTCGAGGTCTTCACGGAGTCGTCGCTGTACGGGAGAGCGACTGGTTCATCTTACGCGAGCAGTCTGCCCGTGCTGTCGAACATCATCGACACTGGCGCAAAGTTTTCGTCCGAACTGGACGTGACTGATCGAGCGACATTCCTAAAACAAGCTGAGGAAAATGCCTCAACCATCGAGGTAATCCTTCATCGTCCCGAGGACCTTCGTCCCAAGCTGTTCAAGGATATGCTTCCCTCCTGGACTGGCACAATCAGCGAGGAGCACCTCGGGTATTACATGAAGACGTATGAGCGGTTCTACCCACAGCAGTCTTACAGTGAAAACTTAGCGATGGCAGCGCGATACTTCGGTCGCAGCCTCGCCCGCTACCAACTGGGAGCAACCGGACGTGGCGCTGCATGGAACGACTACATCACGCTGGCGTTCGTGACCACGCCGTTTGGCCGCACTGGTCGCCGTATCTACTATCGCACGATACCTGAGAGGTACGGCAGGACTCACCACGCCCCCTGGATCGGCAAAGGTTACGTGAAGATTACTGGCCGTGACGCTGCGCCAGCAATTGCCGGCGCAACTGGCGATGGGCTTGAGTATGTGCCGTCTGGGATGGTGCTTACACGCGGCGCCGAAACGGCAGAGGTTGCTGCTGACTACGTGGTGGTGAGCTAAGTGACCTGTGACTTCTGCAACGAGGAGCACGAGGGACTCTGGTTCTTTCCTACTCGTGAGTTCATCGTCCTCCGTGTCCCCCCTCCGAAGGATGGGGCACAGGGGGTGCGGTTCGAGGCTGGCGCATGGGCAGCGTGTCACGAATGTTACCCGCTTGTGCGGGAGCATAAGTTGAAGGAGTTGCTCGTCCGAGCAAGACCCGAGGACGAGAAAGCGGCGCACACGATGGGGATCACACAGCTGGGCGCCGTGGGCTCCATCCTCCAGACTCCTGAACCGATATTCTCGAGGGTAGCACTGCTGCCCTCGAAGGATGGCCCGTCGCGGTGGGTTGAGAAACCGCCAGAGCTGGTCAATTAGGTCCTGGGTTCGCGACAAGGTAGCGCCTGCCGCGAGCCCAGGATCCTCGCAAACGTGGCGTTGCGGAGAGGTACTTACCGCGGCATGGTTCAACCAGACGAGGATTGCGCACATAAAGGATGGCGATGGCGATGGCGAACTTGAGCCCAACACGCCTTACCGGCTCGACGATGACGGCAACTTTTTCGCGGTGAAGAGCGCGAAGAAGGAGGTTGCGTGAGTACCGCAACTCGGGAAAAGATTCACGACCACAAGTAGTAGTCCCCTGCTCGAGGCAACTGCTCGGGCAGGGACTCCAAACTCCAGGTTCAAGCAGCTAATGTATCCCTGCAGTCCAGGCGCGCCTGGTTGGGATCGGGTGCGGGTCTTGAACCTGGAGTTGGGAGGAAATTCAAATGGCGAAGATGAAGGAATTGTTGGTGGCGAGGCTAGACTTCCTGGAGGAGAAGTTGACAAAGTTGCAGGATGTTCGAGGAGTCGACACCCGCATGGACCAAGCTATAGTAAAAGCTGGGATCGAGGAATTGACCTGGGCCATCGGACTGTTCCCGAATTGAACAGACTCCGAACTCCAGGCTCAAGCGGATTTACTCTATTCCACCGGGATTTAGCAGGTGGCGGGGGTCAGTAAAAGCTTGAACCTGGAGTTGGGAGGAAAACCTTATGCGATGATTAAACACGGCCCGAATGATTGAGATGTCGCTAGTTCGGGACTCCGATATAGCTCTCAGGACCACGCACGTCTTTCCCCGCCGCGCGCGTGAAGTCTCGCTTCAAGAGGCGGGGACTCTGAACTCCAGGCTCAAGCATTGGCGGCCTTCCTGCAACCGGTTGCACGAGGTCAGGTATATTTGATGACGAGTGTTTGAGCCTGGAGTTGGGAGCAACGATTTAAAATGATCGCGTTCAAAAACGTCGACGAACTCAAGCAATTCCCATTCGATGGCGACTACTGCGCATTCGTTGATGGCATCGGAGAAGTGATGCATACTAGGAAAACTGGGTTGGTTGCGATCGCCGGTAAAACGAGTTTGAGATACTGGGACTACTCTATCGAGCCCCCAACACCTAGGCTGGATAATGAAAAAAGCAGCCCTGGAGGGCAACAACGATGTGGCAGGTAACGCTGACAAAACCCCCTAGTCCGGGGATATTTCGCGAGGGCTTCTTTCCTCGCAAGATCCACTACAAGCGAGACGCGGAAACCTTGGTTGAGGAAGTTCGCACGCACAAGGGAGATGCAGAGATCGAGAAGGTCAGGAAGGAGAAGAAGACAAAGTGAGCATAGCACAGAAGAAGCGGTTCCCCATTCCGCAGCTCAATGAGTCCATTGACAAGTATGGCTGGATCATCACGGGAGTCCCTGGCGGGGCCATATACACCGTTGGCATGCTTGACAAGTTCGGTCACCCGGAACTGATGATCCACGGACTCCCACCGATAAAGGCAGACCACATATTGCGCGAGGCAGTTCGGCGACTCGTGGAAGGTCACAGTTTCCAGGTTCCCAACGAATTGCACGATCAGGTTGTCAAGGACTACCAGGTCAAGTCGATTGCCGTGGACACGAGCAACTTCAACGACTGGCTCGGTCAGGCAGCGGAGTATCACGGCGAGGACTTGGACGCTGTCCAACTCCTGTGGCCGGACAAATCGAGGAGGTATCCGGGCGATGAGGGATACGATCCCATGTACGCGACGCAGAAACGCTTCGACGTGCGACGTCCGGAGTATGACCAAATCGAAGAAGTACACGTCCCAGGGGACGACTGCTCGCTCTGCAACAAGCCATTGTGAGTTGACGGGACCTTCTGGCGCTGGCTGCAAACGCCGGCACCGAGGAAGAGGCAGGTGCGGCGTCCAAGCAGGCCTTCTCGGTGTTCACCGTGGACATCTAGCGTTGGCAAGTCTCCTGAATGGATTCATGGATTCTCTCAGGCGGTCAAGGATTTAAACGAATATGGCTAACATGTCTTACTGCAGGTTTCAGAATACGCTGAGCGATATGCGCGACTGCCAAATGGCGCTCGAAGATGGCAAGGAGCTCAGCAAAGAAGAATCATCCGCCCGCGAAAGCCTTCTTCGGCTGTGCCGTGAGCTGGCTGACGAGTACCTGGATGAGTACGGCGAAGTTAAGAACATTCGTCTCGTATTTGAGAAATGGGTTGAAGCTGTGGATATGATCTGCTGCGAAAGTGATCTTACGCCATTAGCGCGAGACTTTTGCGCCAACACCGAGTATCAAGCCTCTGAGTATGGCAAAGGTCTGACTCCAGAATCTTTTGTCAGCTTGGCCGAAGGCAACTTTCCTTGGGAGCATCCAATCGTGGCTAATTTCGACTGGGTTGACCGAGGAGGTCTATGCTGAGCTTCCTGCACAAGAACAGCCCGAAGTCGGGTAATGGTTTCTGGAAACATGTGAGGCACGCCATCGTCTGTGACGTGTTTGACTACGTCAAGGACATGGTGCTCGGGCATCGCGAACTACTCGACGTCGGATTCAAGGTTGTTCGCTGCCGCAGGTGCGGCTACCTCTGGCTGGAGGTGGAGGATGCCATCGCTGAAAGGAACAGTCTACCGTGAGTGAACTCGTCGCGCAGTTGAATATGAAAGAATTCGATCCCACAAAGGAGAAGCATCACCCACTCCTTATAATCAAAGCTGTCGATCCGGGGTGCACACTCGAGCTTCAAATCGAGGATGCCGTATCTGGCGAAGTAGTCAGGATCACGACGACTGAGTCAGAATCCTCTGACCAGGAGGTGATGGTGGCGAAAATCGTGGCCATGTTCACCAGGGCCTGGGAGAATTTTGCTGCATACGGTGAAGAAGAATGAGTGCCCGAACGATCTACGTTTGCGAAGTTTGCGACGGCGAGTTTTACCGCGAAGATGGCGTAATCGTGCAGGGCGTGTTCGTCTGCGCGCCACACTACGACGCCGCGAATGATGGGCCTCCAGATGAAGAAGAGGCTTAACGGTATCTGGTACCTCGTCGACTTTGTCCCCTACCAGGGCTATTTCTGGAAACTGGTGGAGAATGACGTGGTACTATCAGAGGGTGGGCCAGTACCAACTGAGCGCACTGCGAGGTGGGACATGGAGAAGGTAGCCGAGGACTTCGGTCTCCAGTTTCCAGAAGAATAAGGAGAACCTCATGATGGTAGCGATTGAAGTCAACCAGGTAGTGACGAAGACCTACTTCGCCGAAGTGCCTGACGGGACTACGGGCGAGGACATCTTAGACGCAGTTGTCGCTGTTCGCGACAAGTGGGAGCATGACCCTGAACTCGACGACGTCGATGACAATAACGACGTCGCAGGGATCCTTGAACTGACACTGCAGGGAGATCCTGGGGAATACATCTGGCCGAAGGAGGACACACTCGGTGAGTAATATTATCAGGGTTCAGCGCGTAACGATAAAGGGATTTGACGTTGAAGCCACGTCGAATGAGGCAGCAATCGAGCTTGTGAAGAACATGGATGACGACATCGTCGATGAGTCCATGAACGTATACTTCGGCACGGGGAGTTCCTTCAGTAAACTTGTGTTTGAGTACCTCGCCTGGTCGTGGGACTTTGCCCTTGCCGAAGGCATGCGTGAGGATACTACAAAGGAGATGGCTCGGACTATCTCGGCCGGCATCCTTCGAGGTCGGAACGCAGAGGACTATGACTTAGTGGTCGACTTCCTGACCAATCGTGTCATGGACTTAGTGTCTTTGGGTCTCGGAGAGTCATCGGAATGGGCTCTGAGGGAACCCAGGGAAACCGAGTTGACATATGACATGGTCAAAAAGGAACTGTTGGGTTATCCGAGATTTGCCGAGGCTTTGGCCGAGGTGATGACTGCTCGGGAGGATGACTAGGTGGCAAAAAGCAACCCAGTAGCTGCCCAGCTTGAGGAAGTCGAGCCGGAGACATGGCGAGCATCAACGTATGCTGATGACGGCAATGGCCGGTATATCCTCGACATTGCTCAGGGACGCAGGGACGAGTGCGAAGCTTGGCTCCTCGCTGTTGCTCCTGGCATAAAGGTTCAAACGAATGCAGATCCTCCGCCAAGCAAGATGGACTTGATGATTCCCGAAATGCAGGCACTACTGGATAAGTATGGTATGTGCATGTTCGCAAGGATCGGGCGCGACAACAAACCCCTCATTTCGTTTATCGGAACGAATGGCGAAAACTGGTCGGACTTCGAAAGAATCTACCCAGACCACGTGGTGAAGTTTTGAGCGCAGCGCGCAAGGTCGCGGCGTTTTTACTGTTAGTAGTACCATCGTGGGCCCAGGTAGGTAGGGTCCACGAGATTGCGTCACGAATTGCCGTGAAGGAGGGGTTCTACAAAGTAGGAGCCCTCGCTCGGCGGTTAAACAACCCAGGAGCACTTGTGTTTGCGCGCCAATCTGGCGCTACCAAGACTCGTTGGATGTCGGGTACTTCCCCCTATGCTCGGTTTAGGGCCGAAAGAGAGGGATGGGAAGCTCTCGAACGAGACATCAAGTTAAAGCTTGACCGTGGCTACTGCCTCGGTCTTGCGTGGAAGTACCTAGCTTGTGATGGGAGTTTACGATGAAGGCTTTTACAGACCTTGACGAGTGGCGAACCTGGCTGATTGGCAAGGATCTCACCGCACCGTTTTGCTTCATCTGGAAATCAAGGCGAATGCTCGCGAAGCGAGATCGCCGAGGAATGTGGGCCTGGAGAGGAACAAATGCTTCGTGAAATCGGAATCAAGGACATTGACATACTTAAGGTAGGTCACGACATACAGCTGTACGGTGCCGTCTACAGCGACAAGGGAAGACTGTACGTCATCCCCATGCCTGATGAGGATCCCCAGGACTTGCGCGATGTCCACTCCGACATGATATTTGCTGGTAAGCAGGCTATGCTCCTGCGCCTGAGCGCCGATGAGCTGAACACTTTCTTCCGTCAGACCGACGTCCTCGACGTCCAGGGTCCGGACAAGACTGTTCTCCGCAAAAGTCAACGTCAGATTGACCAGAGCATTTCGTGGAACGTTTACAGGCGTGACAGCTACACGTGCCGCTACTGTGGCCGCGACGACGTCCCCCTGACCGTCGACCACGTCGACCTTTGGGAGGTCGGTGGACAGAGCGTTGAGGAGAACCTCATCACAGCTTGTCGCCGATGCAACAAGTTACGTGGGAGCATGCCCTACGAAAAGTGGATTACATCTGTTGAGTATATGCGGGTATCCAAGGAGCTGCCATCAGCCATCACTCGGCTGAACATGGCCAAGGTTGATCAGCTTCCTTACCTCGAATCTGTTCGAGGGAAAGTGAGGGGCCGATGAAGGGAATATCTGTCTCGAAGTTGCGGTCCTACATGTCGGCCCGTTACGTCACTGAGAAGTTCTCAGAGCCGACGTGGATCGTGAGCGGCAGAAATACCGAGCCACTCGCGGCGATCATCCCAGCCAAGCAATTTCATGATTTGCAGACCCTTCTTGGGCAGGATCTGGAATATCTCCCCATACTTCTCAGGGATAAGAAGAAATGAGCCTCAAGGTCCAGGAAAAGAAGTGCGAGACCTGCATATATGGCAGGTCGCCGCTGGATCTAAAGAAGCTCCTCGACCAAGTAAGGGACCCGCACATGCGTGGGCACTTCAGGACATATCGTATCTGCCACCACAGCGAGGATGCTGTGTGTCGTGGGTTCTGGGATGCGCACCGAAACGACTTTGCTGTCGGTCAAGTAGCGCAACGCCTCAACCAAGTCGAGTTCGTCGACGTAGACACCTTAGGAGAGTAACATGGCTGAATTTATCGAGGGAAACCGCCGAATGAAGCTCGATAGGGAATCTATTTTCCCTGACTCGCAGTGCGTGTGCAATCCTGACTGTGACGGTTGCGCCTGCCCGATAACAGAGCGTGCTCTCCGCAACATTAAGGCGCGGACTTGGTTGAACGGTCCAATGACTGCCAAACAGCGGGAATGGTGTGCCAACGAAGCGGACTGGGCTGGTGAAGGCACTTACGATAAAGCCGACCTGTTGAAGCAGTCGGATCGTGACTTGGCATCGGACGTTCTGAATGCATGGATGGACTATTGTCGGTCGCAGGGAATGCTGTGACCGTAAGCTCCCTCATCGCCGAACTCAGAAAACTCCCGCCCGACGCCGAGGTCGTTGGGATGTTTAAGTTCTTCTGATCCGCAGTTATCCTGATTAGCCCGCATTATTCTGCATTATAATGGTGCTTGTGGGGTTTCATACCTCATAATTTTACCAAAGGTGGCAACGAATGGCAGAATTCGAGTATGATCGGGAACAGCTGTCTGACAAGTTACTCAGTCTCGTCGGAAGCATGACTGACGCTCAGCTGGATGAGCTTGTGTCAAAGATCGAGGATCCGCCCGAATTGGCGGAAGTGCCCGCGGTGGCAACAGCAGAGGCACTCTACTCTATCACGCTGGATACGGCTGAACTCGATGAAACCTATTTTCAGGGTTTCTTGAACGGCGCTGATATTCGGCACAAGATCGTGGCTGAGGTCGGTAACGCGCTTACCGTCGAATACGTCGGAACCATGGATGCGATCACTCGCATGGCGAAAGGTAGCTTTAGCTACAGTGACCCGTCCAAGGCTGACGAACTGAACGCCAAGATTCAGCCCGTTAAGGGCTGAGTAGGAAGGAGGTTCCATGCAAAAGGAATCCCACGCATTACTTTCGTCTGCTGGCAGGGCGTTCAATCGACAGCGGTACTATAACGTCCCCGCAGTGGCGCTGATTCCCTTGGGCAAGCAGTTCATGAATTTCGGAGGAAACGACGAAAAGATTGGGCAAAGCATTGTTCGAGGGGTCATACAAAGTCTCGGTGGCGAGGAGAAGGAAGCGTTCCCACGGTGTCCGCACTGTGGCCAGCGACGTCCTCCTGTCTCGACATCGGCGAGCAGAGCAAAGGTGGCGGCAGTTCTTTCTATGCTGCTGTCGGCAATGCCCGGTGGCAGTAAGTTGTTGCAGTAAAATTCGAACATGGAGGGCCAAGTCGCCTGGACACCATCATCCAGCTCAAGCCGGCGGATCCCGACACGGCGTCCCGCCTGGTCGAGCACTACGCAGGAGGTAAGTCAGGCATCGAGCCCATCGTTCAGTAAGTCAGGCATCGAGCCCAGCCCGCAAGGGCTGGGACCTCGATTAGGTAGCTCAAGTCGCGAGCCAAGGCCCTCCAGCTTGACGGGCCAGGTGCCACCGGACCCGTCCTCGGCTTGAGCTACCCAATGGAGGTACATCGATGGAACCGATCGGTTTTGAAGGGCTTTATAAGATCGATCAGACATTTCAGTCCGACGTTGAATCATACGTTGAGGATAATGACGTAAGGTCGAAGACTAGTGTTGGCCCTATGCAAGATCTCAGTGAGTTAACACCGAGAGAGTTCTTCGACTACTACCTGAAGTGGAACGGGTTAATCAACTGGACAAACCCGATCCTCGAACTGTTGGAACAGCTCGGGTGGAAGCCACCGCAAGTGACGATCGCGATAAACACGGAGGCAAATCCTTTTGGTGGGATGTCGCAGTCGCAAAAGGCTTTGGCTGTTGAAGTCATCGTGGAAGCTGTTGCGGACCACCTTAGAAAACAGCCGTTCCGGCCTTTAAGGTAACACATGCCATTTATCAACGGACCGACCGACACTGGTCAAGTGTTGTACGTCTGGGCGACGGATTCCGACAACGCCCTCGAAATTCTTGGCAACTCGGCTGATACCGAGTATGTCGACGTGGACAAGGCAAGGAGGGGTTACGACCCCGACTTCCATGATATGAAGAAGCTGTACAAGGTCTCGGTAGAACCTGTGGAGGGCTAAACGTGCAAAAGAAATGGGAATCCCTCGTTGTGAGTTATGTCATGACTTGGGCAATCTACCGATACGTGATTCCCTTCCTATTTCATGTCAATCTCAGCAACAAGCAGGCTGTGGGTTTTATCCTGGTCTTTACGATCTCCAGCGCGATCCGACATTACACTGTCAGGAGGCTCTTTAACGCTATAGAATCGAGGAAAAAATGACCAAGGTCGTGGTTATCGGTTACCATGGAGGGGAAGCAAACGTTGACGACTTTGTGATTACGGCTGTAGCAAACGAGCTGTTTCGCTTGAACCTTGATGAATTCGTGGAACCCCTGCTAGCAGCCGTACAAGACTCGTTTGACATGACTACCCGCCCAGAAAAGGGAAATGCTATCAGCGCCATAGTGCCTGGCGTACGAATAGTAGTAGCGCTAAACATCTTGGGAGTAAGCAAAATTCCTGGAGGGCCGATGCCTCCTTCTGTTGATTACTTCTTTTCAGAAGGAAATGGAGACTTACTTGAAAAATCGATGTCGATTGGCGCGCTATTGTTCTGCTTTGGGGCAGAGCAGCCATGGAAAAGTAGCACCAAGTTCTGTTCTAGGGAACTAGCATTTGTTGGCAGCAACCTTAAGCTATACTATGCAAGTTATCAGAAAATGTGGCCTGGTTATCCTGGCTACGAGATCGTTAAGCACCACCTTGATTCTGGCAGGTGGGCGTGCGACGCGATCACGCACAACAGCTCGAAAGGCTGCACCAACCCAGCGTGCTTCAAGTACGTGGAAAGGAAGACTAGGTGTGAAGAGCCTGACCGATCAAGTGACCGTGGTCGAAGTTCTGACACACGTGGTAGAAACCCTTAAATCCGCCAAAAGGTGCGAGAAGCAGCTCTATAAAGTAGCTTCACTTCTCGAACGCGAGTGCGAGATTCTGATAGAAATGCAGCCACCGTTCAATTCGCAAATCGTGCTTTAAATACGTGGAAAGGAAGACTAATGACTGTGAAGCAAAATGCAATAGTGTCGCTCAAGTACCCAGCCTTCCTGGACGGGGTGGGAAACTTCAAAGTCCTGGAAGCTGAGACCGTGTCAACTGGCTCAGGTCGCTTTCAGGCAAAAGTTTTGAGGGTCCAGATTAAGGGGCGCTGGCTCGATGCGAAGGGAAAGCTAATATGGCTGCACGAAAACAGCGTTGTTGGCAGAAGCTATGTGACGCCGCTCGCAACTCAGGCGAGCCTAATCTTCCCTGGCGCCGTAAAATCTCGGTCGCGTGGTGTGTTGTCAGGAGCTTTGTTCACTTCCTGATACGTGGGAACCTCGACGACTGGAAGGAGGAGAAACCATGAGAGTGCTGATCATTCTTAACAAGGAAGGGATGCTCCAGACGGGATTCGTTAGCCCCAAGAAGGCCCAGGATTACCTGGATAAGCATCCCGAGTTCGTGATGGACTCGGTCGATATCGACCAGTCAGCAGACCCTGCCGACGAGGTCGGGGCACCGCACAAGGTTGCCCTTTCGATGGGTATTCGGGTCACGAGGGTCATTGCGAGGAGTGAAGAACCTCTCTCGCCTAGTGAAGAGGCCGAACTCGTCAAGGAATTCGTGATCGAGGAGCTGATTCAAGCTTTCGGTCCTGAGACCATAATCAATTCTGGTGGATGGGAGGTGTTGGATGCAGGCGATAGGCAAATCGAACACGGAAACTGAGCTGAAGTTCACTTGCGCTGATTGCAAGGTCGAATTTCCTTTCGCGAGCATGATGCTCGATGATGGCGGAAAACCGAAATGCGGTAGATGCTACCTTGCTAACATTCCCAACTGCGACGTTGAGAGCCTGAAACACGACGGTTCATGGCAACCCCCTGTACAGGGGCTTCGCGAGACCGCTGAGCTCACTGTCCCGAACCATGGGATGGCGCTCGGTGAGCTGGTGTATGCTAACGGGAGACCGTACAAGATCATCCAGGTCTTTGACACCAATCGCGTCTTCATTATGCGAATTGGCTGGTTCGACGAGAAGTGGATGAAATTCGTTAACTGGTGGAATCGAAAAATTGTGGAACAGTCGTAGACTGACTCCGACTCATTTTCCGATATCTGCGAACAATACTGTAGTACAATGAATATGTGTGAGTCAGTAAAAAGAATGAGACCATTGGCGTGTCCTAAGTCCGCAAAACCCAGCTCAAGCTGGTGAACTCAGAGGGGAAAGGTGAAGCTTGAATGAGCACAGGCACAAAAGACGCAGCATCAACAAGCAGCAAAGGAAGCAGCAACGTGGTCCAAATCACGGACTTCGTCGTCGCCAAACTGGGAGGAAAATTCCTCCGATTCCAGACCGTGGAGGAAGTCCCAGCAGACGCTGAGGCCGCCATCACGCTGGCGTCAGCTTCCGCGATGACCAAGGAACAGCTTGGCGAGATTTACTCATTTGTCGCCGGAGTCAGCCCCAAGAACTTCAAATCGGCGAAGATTGCGCTGGACAGCCTGACATACCAGGTTGGGAAGATGCCCATCTTCGATCCCAGTGCTCCCAAGGCCGAGCCCGTAGTGGCTGGCAAGGGCGAGGCAAAAGCTTCGAAGGGCACGGGCGAGAAATTTGCTCGCAAGTCCGACGAAATGTTCGAGCTCCTCTCTCCTCCCGAGACTGCGAAAGTCCTGCAGGGACTGGCGCCCCAGGCTCGTGAGTTGGTGCTCATCATGACTGAACTGGCCGCCGAGAAGAAGGACACGAAATTCAGCGGCGCCGACCTGAACGCGAAGTTGAAAATCCCCGAAGTCTCCGCGCGTTTGCGGACGAAGCAGGATCCGCTCCGCATTCTTCAGTACTACAAGGGGCGTCTCATTGGCGCCGGTCTGATCAAGACCTCGTAAGTCCATGCATGGACACCATGCGGCGAGAACTGGGGTGTTCGCGGGGCTCATCCACGCTGTCTTTGTATTCTCAGTGGTTGGCTTCGCGTTTGCTATCGGTTGTTGGTTGGACTTCCTCAAGCATCCGTGGGAGTGGATCAGCGACTACTGGTTGCCAGCCCTGATGATCATTGTCGGAATTGTCGGCGGGATACGTCAGGGTTGGCATCCTCGGGGCACTGGACCCCGTGTTTCAAGCTTTGGCCGCCACAACTCGGGTTGGTGACCCGTTCTGTAGCTAAAGGACCGTGCATGGTCCTGGCGGCGTTTGGTGGGGAGCGATATGGTAGTGAAACCGGAGCAAGCCGAGCCAAGTACGTAAGCACTAGCGACAGCGGCATAGCGAGCAGGCCGTAGCAGCCCGTTAACCAGCGGGAAGAGCCCAGAGACTACCCCACTGCAACTTCTTGAAATCCAGACTATAGGTCCTGGGCTCAAGCACTTGAACTAGGAAAAGTCGTTGGGAGGCGATGAGTCTCCGTGAACGGCCAGCACCTGCGTTATACGAACCAAGGCATGTGGCAGGGTATAAGGTTCGTCTGGTGTTAGTTTCTGTAGTTGAAGTGCTGAGCCCAGGTCCTGGAGTCAGGAAGAGATTACGGGGTCCCTCTAATTTAAGGAGAAACATATGGCAACGGTAGCACCCAAGAGGTCGTACGCCGAGAACGCGAATCAGAAAGTTCTTCGCCTTCTCAAAAAGTTCAACGAGGACATGGTCGTTCCTGGGAGCGGCAATCACATCGATCTCGTTCTGGAAGCTGAGGGCTCTGGTTACCTGATCACCAGCAACGCCGGCGAGGAGTCGAGGACCAACAACCTCTTCCGCTTTTCATCCGTAGAGACCCTGGTCCAGTTTCTGGAAGCCGGGCCACTGCAACGGCTCGAGATGGTCCGCGACTCGGCGCTCGATTCCGACATTCCTTCCTGATTTCTTGTCCCGTAGCTCAGCTGGATAGAGCGCTCGCCTCCTAAGCAAGAGGTCGCCAGTTCGAGTCTGGCCGGGACAACCAAAGTTTGTCGGGTTACTTGGCAGTTCCCCGGCGGGTGGTTCGGAACAGTGCAAGTCTGCAAAAGACAACTCCGAACCTTCATATCCCTGGGTAGTGGTCCAGGGAACAGCGCACTCAAGTCTTATGCAGGACTATCGAGCGAAGAAAAAGATTGATCTTGTCGTTGAAGCAGAAAATATCAGTTGCGGACCCGGCTCTCGGATGCCGGCGCCTCCACCATAACTTTTCTTATGGGGGCGAACGGTTTCGACGGGGCTGAAAATGACTGTGGAGACAAGCGGTAGACGACTACCGAGGCTGAGTGTTGTTGAGTTCGTGCTCGCTTGCGAGATATAGCTCGACTTCGAGGCCCAAACAGCGTGAACAAAAGACGCCAAGAGCAATCTTGTAGTCATGCCCGTCAGGGCGCAGGCTCCGGCCTTCGCCATGGCAGCCGCAGCCTAATAAGCAGCGGACAGCGGGGTATCCCGGCCACTCGCCGACAGGCGAGTCCTGGCAACAGAAAGGCTGGGGAGTTTTCTGCGTCTCCTGGGTTTATGCATCCGATGTCGTCCTCTGGCCAGGGGCTTACGACATGTGAGTCACTCCCATAAAGATTCAGCGTAGGTCCGAGTCACGAGAATATCGGCCTTTACGGTGACGGATAAACCGATAAAAGACTGGAGGGTCTGTGATAAGCAAGGGCGATCAAGTACTGATTAAAGCAGGCCCGAACAAGGGCCACGTGGTGGTTGTAAAAGGCCTGGAGCCACTCAAGTCTGGCGACGTTGATGTCGCAGGTTGCCGCCTCGATGACGAAGGCACTGAGCTAGTCGTGTACCTAGACGACGTCGAAGAGATGCCGATCAAGACGTTTGTCATTCGCTACCTTATGTTGACGACGCTCAGTGGCCCTGGCCACGAGGTCGTGAAAACGGGATATTGCAGGATGCAAACACATGAGGCGAAGATGGTCCTCGTAAGCCGTCTCCGGGAAGAAGGCTTCCAGCACAAGGATGCTGGTCATGACTGGTGGGTCATGCCTGGGGCAATAATGTCGGTCGAAGAAACAGACCACCTCGGTTACTCAATATCCAGGAAGAACATACGGAGGCCCAGTTAATGCTACTGTACGACGCCATGGGAGAGCCGCAGAGGTTGGTAGTTTCGGGTGCTGGACCCCGGATGGACGTAACTAACGTCGCCGACTATTACTACCACCATGACAAGGAATATTGGAAGATTGGCGAAGACTTCCCCCTGTGCCGGCCGCCATTCGACTCAATGTGGGTTGAGTACCGCTACCCCAAGGAAACATACTCCAAGGAAGCTGGATTGATACGGCTTGATGGCGGTGAGGAGTTTCGTGCCTACGTTGGTTGCTTCGTCTCAAATAAGGTCGAGTTCACTGACTCAGACAAGACGAGCGACCTTGGCGTCAAGGGTGTTACGATCGTGTCCCCTAAACGCCCCGGAACGGTTGGCGAGTGGGGAATATGGGGCGGCATCTGGATAGTCGACAAGAGCAACGACAAGGCCATCTCGTTTCACAGCCGACTCGAAATTCGCTTCGACATCGACGAGCAAGGAAACCTCTCGAACTCCTATGCTGTCCCTGGAAAAAATGGGGCTACGGATGAAGACGTCGCCTCAAACTTGTACATCTTCCACCCGGTATTCATGGCGTTCAGTTTTGCAAATTGCAAGAATATCGAGATTGTGGACGTCAAGCCGAGCGTAAAGCTTAATAAGCGAAGAGTTGAACGAGGCAAGCGGCCGATGGCTGCTTATTCGATTGTGAACGTGCACCCCTTCGGTAAGAGCTATTCGCAGCAAAGGCGAACGGTCGATGGCGATGGGACAGGGGTTGCGTTGCAAATACGCCGAGGGAGTTACGCCCGATACGGAGAGCAATTCGGGCGTGGCAAGTTATTCGGTAAGTACTCTGGTATGTTTTGGCGCCCGCAGACAGCCATTGGCGACGAGAAATTCGGAAAAATCGACCACGGTTACGCGGTCCAGATTCCAGACTCCGAGGTGAAGAAGTGAAGGTAATCTTTCTTGATTTTGACGGCGTGATCCTGCCATTGCCACAAGGAGGCAAATTCGAGCCCAACCTGAGGCCAAGTGTCGAGGCAATCAACAACCTGAACCTGCTGGTCAACCTGACACAGGCTGAGGTTGTCGTGTCCTCCTCATGGAGGGAGGGCAGATCAGTCGAGGAGCTGGAAGGCATCCTCAAGATGTGGGGATACAAGTGGTCGGTGCTGGACAAACTCCAGTGGGTTGGCGGAGATGAGGATCGGGGTAAGGACGTCCGCGTCTGGCTCAGCTTGAACACTGTTGAGTCGTTCGTCCTGATCGACGATGATCGAACTGACCTTGAGGAGTTTGCAAGGCAGATGGTATCTCCTGCTCCTGATAAAGGGTTGCGGCTGCACGACGTGTTTGCTGCGGAGAAGATATTAAACGGGGAAGTATGACGCCACCAGAATCAAGGCCGATCTGGCTCCATAACTTGGAGGCTTCGCTTATACCCGATCAGCCGTACATAGATAAGTGGGAGAACCTTTACGATTGGATACCTCACTGCTCAGCCTGGATCGATGGTAATCGTATCGATGGCAGTGAGGAGAATAGGGCGATTGTAGAATATGTTCTCTGGCTGTATACGGAGGATGTTGATTGGTCGATGCTTGCGCAATCATCTACTAAAAACCAAGTCATTCAGGTTGACGGCGTCTGGAAAGAAGTTCCGCCAAAGACGGATCGTTGCAACGACTTTCGCCACTTAGTTTTACGGTTAAAGAAGTTGCTGAGGCTGTCGTAGGTGCCCTGCTACTTTTGCGATCAAGGGTTAAAGATGCTGCCCGGGCTTACCGGGCAAGAACAGTACCATGAGTACTGGCCACCGATATCGGGATATCCGAAGTGCGCTTTTCCGTTCATGTTCTTGGATGAGGCTCACCCGTTCCTGCCTGAAGTGTCCGAAGACTTGTGCGCTTTTTGTAAGAAAGATGTGGGTAATCCTGCCCACAACGTGAGGAGCAATGACGCTGAAAACGTACCAGTACCAAGCCGTAGTGATTGAGGATCGCGGTCATTTGACTGACCCCGAATTCCTCCACGCCCTCAATGAACAGGGGGCGACTTTCGGTGTCGTTGCCTGCCCAAACTGCGGAGGTCCGCACGGATTTGCAAATGGTTGGAAGCACAAGGAAGAACAGGCCATGGGCGCGACTCGCCTTGCGGTTCTCCTTGAAAGGGAGGTGCAGTTCGAATGCGAGTTGCTTTCACAGGCACAAGGGAGGGCGGAAGCCGAACACAAATTGAGCAGCTCGAAAGCTGGCTCGACCAGCGTCGCGGCATAATCTCACTCGTTGCCCACGGTTATTGCGAGGGATCAGATATCCAGTTTCATAACTCAGTTGTGAGGGTGTTGGGTCGGAAGGTCTATATCGCAGCGTTTCCATCAACCGCATCTACTCTGTCAAGGGCTGTCCTGGATTGTAACTACTTGGCTGAGCCGGCTCCACCGCTCGCTAGGAATGAGACAATCCTCAAGACCGGCCGCGATCAATTGCTAGCTTTCCCAAAACTCCTCCATGAGGAGCTCCGGAGCGGGACGTGGCACTGCATAAGGCTTGCCCGCAAAAGAAATATGCCGATCGAAATCATGTGGAGGAAAGATGGCGAATTACCGACTTAAACCCCTTGAGGGAGAAAGTATTTACAAGCACCTCAGGATGCTCGCAGGTTACTGTGCTGTCCAGGCTTCTGAAGACAAGGCCCCGAAAAGGAAGAAGCACCTCGAGGACATGGCAAAGAAGCTCGATTCACTAAGCAACAGCAGGACCTGCAAAGAGCTGCAACTCTACGGGGAATGACATGGCAAAGAAGATCGCAATAGGCGATGACCTGTTTGACGAGGATATCATCGCTTTTGTCCGGAAGCTGAAAAAACGCACGAAGCCAACCGAGCTGCCAAACGGTGCCGGAACCATACCGGGAAAGGAGTACATTGTCCAACTCAAGATTGGCTACTCCCTTGACGGGAAGGGCGAAGTTACCTCCATCTTCCTTGATTCGAAGGAGGCTTTGGGCGTGCTTCGACAACTTCGCCTTGAGCCTGAGCAAAAGGAGAAGCCGCCGAAGCAGTGGTAATGCGTCAAACGGTGATTTCCATCATAAAACCCTCTCGAATGAGGCGCCCGCGATAAAACGCCAAGACATGTTTTGGTGTTTGGTTATAATCGCGAAATCGCCCTTCGAGCGTCTTAAGCAGGTCGTCTCGCTTGACGACACCACTATTCTTGATCTCCTCAACGATTGCTGCGGCCTGAGGAGGAAGATCAGCGATGTTGTGCGTTCCGTCCGTGTATTTATAGAGTTTCGTCATAGGTCTATGACTCCTAAGTCTATAGTATCATGCCTGGGTTCTGACATAACGGGAGAGTTGACCTTTGGCAGACGACGAATGTCGCGAGTGTAATGTATGGCACTAGTGCTGTGTAGGCATTACGAAGATGGCTCAATTGAGCACTCGGAGTTTACCAAGGAATCCTGGGAAGATGCTCTCCGAGACCCAGCTGTAGTTCGCCGCATGGGGCATAAGCCTGGCGAGTGCTATGACCAACTCGCAAAGCACTGGTTTGATCAAAGAAGCAAAGGTTATCGACTCAGCCCGATACAGCACCATTGGGCTGACAAGTGGGATTCCAGTTGGGTCGGAGACCGTGGACTAGAACAAAGTCCCAAAATTGTCCCGCCTCCGGCGGGGCCTCCTACGGAGCCGATAATCTGGCCGCCGCACGGGGAATTAACTCCCCAAATGTTGTGTGAGTTAACGACAATGTGCCTCACGGACGCACGGATTGTTCTTGGTCCACCGATAAAGGATGGGCCGCCCAAACCGAAAGAACCTGTGGCTGACAAGAGGGGCCAATATAGTCTCTTTTAATGACTTTTGGTCATACTCTCCGCAACTGAGTGGTCACATAGGTAAACCGATTGTATTAGGATGGTATTTCCTATGGTCAAATTTCTTCTGTTAGTCTAAATTCGAAAGGAACACACCGATGGTATCAAAGGTATTCGAAGTAAGGGATCGTGCAACATGCATTCCCGTGCTCGCAACACAATTTGGCTCCGAAAACGCTCAGGAACGATGGTTGTTCTGGCGAGCAGGGTTCAGCAGGGACGATGCTAGTCAAAAGGAACATGTGCTCCTTGTCAGGATTATTGACTGCAACTATAAGGCGAGTGCAGATCCCTATTCGTGGGGAGACAGGACGTACCAGACTGCGCACATCTACATTTCCAAGAACTTCGACAAGCTTCGCCCTGGTCAGGTCATCGACGTTGAGTTTATCCTTGGCGAAGTGGAAGTTCCCAAGATTTCCGAGCGCGACACTGTCGGAGCCTGAGTCTGAAACAACTTGGGAACAAAGCCGAACACGCGGCAGTTTACTGTTGTACAATAAAACTTAGGGGAGATGATGGACAATCAATCGGATGATGATCAGCTGACGCCGGTTACCCCAGGCGACAAGATGTCGAGCAAGGTAAGAGTTCAACGGTGGCCTGGGATACAGGGGCCTGTCGTTGGCCCGTCCCTGATTATGCTTGGGCTCGACAAGACTGCGGAAGCGTTGTGTGTCTCAGGATTCATGAAACCCTGGCTGCAGGAGCAGATAAAGGCTCACCTGCTGGCCGGGAAATCGTTCATCAATCGAGGCGCAACTAATCGCGACGATGAATTGTCGCTTGTGCCAAACGGTCAGGTTCTCGGAATGAGGGTGAGGTCGGAATACCGACTCGCCACAGAAAAAGAAGTACTCGACTTCGTGGACACCGCCGAGTTTGCTAACGTAACTGGGCACTCAGTCTCGAGGCGCGCGCAGGAGAAGGGCTATATCCTCCACTACCATGAAGGAGCTGAGCTCATAGCGTCTTACGATGAACTGCCTCGCCAGGCCAAGGTTATCCTTGACCTGATGAATGACACTGGTCGAGAGAACTTCACTGAAGCCTCCATCGAGCTGATCTTGACGGAGCACAAGGATGAGCTCAAGACCAAGCAAGAACCGTTGAAGATCTTCGCTTTCTACCGCCGTCGCATGATCGATGAGGGCCATCTGGAAGAGGTAGACGAATGAGCTTTAATGTGTACGGGGAGTTCAGGTCAAAGCCCGGCGAGCAAAAACTACTCGGGACATCTGACGCGCTGACATCAGCAGATGCCATTCGAGAAGCGGAGGAAGCACTCGGGGATTTGGTGATTAACCTCGAAGCCGTGGAGGTCGAATGAACAACATTCTCCTACTGATGCGACTTAAAAAGCTCTCGATATGCGAGTGCGGTTTCACGCTCCTCAACGAAGACATCAAGCTCGGTACCCAGTACTTAATTTACCCGAAAATGATGGGCTACACTGACTTCAAGTGCGGCGGGTGTGGCACTGAATTGCTGATGAATATCTCGGTCGGGGCAAGTTGCGTGTCTAACCCAAAAGATGAGCCAAGGCTCCTGCCCATGGAGATCTTCGTATGACGGGGATCCCATACCATGTGCAGGTCTACGTCACACGTGGCGCCGTGGCCAGGGGGTTCTTTTACCGGCGTGGTTCTGAATTCGCAGTAGAATTGGAGCAGCCTGACGGAAAATTAGTAGCCGGCGGGAATTGGCCCGACATCTCTGCGGCTGGTCGTGCCGCCGAGGAACTCCTCGACATGCCGACGGAAGACCCCCTGTTCCGGTGGCGGTCTGCCGGCAACATCTTCCTTGTTACTGAGGACAAGGGCAGCAAACAATGGTGCATAGTAACCATTGGGTCAGATGATAAGTTTAAGGATACTGGGCTTCGGTTTGACACCCAAGAAGAGGCGAGGAAACTACTTTGAAGATCATCTTCCTTGATTTCGATGGACCGCTGGTCCCATTCTCCGCGCCTGACAAAAAGCGGAGACCTGCGAAGGTGAGCCCTCGAGCGATGTCTATGCTTAATCTGCTCGGTAGCGAGACGGAAGCCAAGATTGTAGTGACCTCAGACTGGAGGGAAAAGGTTCCCATCGAGAAGTTGGCGAAGTGCCTTAAAGACTGGGGCTGTGAACTAGAGGTAATTGACAAAACACCCGTCCTCGGGCAGCGCGGCGATGAGATATTTGCCTGGCTTGATAGCAGGGAGGACGTTGAATCCTTCGTAGTCATTGACGATACGCTACCAGGATTACTGACTTTTGCTGGGCAAAACCTCCTTGTCCTTGTAGACCCTATGGTGGCATTGACTCGCAGGGACGCAGACCTTGCGCGAATGATACTTGAGAGGTCCCGTGACTGTTGACGCACTGACCATTGATCAGGTGGAAGTTGCCCTGAAGAAAATCGAGGACTACTACCGTGACTGGGGAGGCAATGTTGACCTCATTCGCATGTCCGCGGACAAGAACATCTTTCCCACGTGGAGGGCACTGCGCGATAAGCAGCGAAGCATGAAGAGGCTGATGCTGAAATGAAGTTCTTAAGAATATTGGGCGTTGGAGATAAGTTTCGGCCGGCCCACCCGCAGCAGCCGAGCTTGAATAAGAGGCAGATGTCGAGGGACACACTCTACCGCGTAACTCGCGTGTATTCACAGTCCCCGTATGTGGTAATCTCAGTGGAGGACCAGTCTCCAGACTCCGGCATCTATAGTCTGGGAGCCGGGACCCCGGTGCTATTTCCTAAGGAGCCGAATCCTTCGATCGAGGACATAACCAAGTTCCTCGCCCCAAGAAGCAATAAACGTGTCGTCGCCTACAGGCTGCTGTGGGATGGCAAAGTTGACCTGGCTGGTGTAGTCCAGCCACAGGCAGCGTCAGTATTGAGGCTATTGTTCGCGTTCGGGAAAAAGGAGTATACGTTAGTGGAGCTGAACCAGCTCTTCAACGAACACTTCGAAAGATTTAGCCTCCGTCCCACCAAGATGGATGGCTTCCAGTTCTTGAACATTCATCGCAGGCACCTAGTTAATCAGGGCCTGCTCGCGGAAGTCGTGGACCTCGCCCCAAAGACGAGGGCCGTATCGGATGCTAACTTACAGGAGGTGATGTAAAACATGGAGAAGTCTGCGAAGCGTGTTTGCTTTCGTTGCAGTAAGCAGTTAGAGGAGTGTGCCTGCTTAGGAAACGGAGACCATCCCTGGGATTGCAGGTGCACGCGGTGCCTGACTCTTGAAACTACGGGGAAATTTCCTCCGCCCAAGCGAAAGGAAAAGTAATGAGCTCGAAAGAGTTAGCAGATAAGATCGGTCACTGGACACAGACCTACAACTTTTGTGGTGAGGTGTCGTCGTCCAGGACAGACACACACCACGTAATCCAGTTTGAGGCACGCACCACCAAGACCAGGGCTTCGTCCATGGTCACACGCGTCAAGCTGATGGCCAATGAAGTCATCGTTGGGTACGATTTCTCAGTCAGCAAAGAGCTCCTCAGCGATCCCCCTCGGGATCGAGCTGCCCTCGCCACATGGAGGATCTCTGTGAAGATTGCAATTAAGAATAAAAGGAAGAGAGTCGCTTAATGTCGCTGGTTGTTGCCTTTATCGATCAAAGCACCTGCAAGGTGTTCTCACGCTTATCTGACGTGCCCGAGGGCGCCATTGCTTTTTCTTCACCCGAAGAGTTAGCTCGAGCTGCGCCCTTACAATCCCTCGATAAAATGAGGGAGCAGCTCCTTGGGGCAAGGGTTGGTTTCTCTTCCAACAGAGAAGAAGCTGCTCGACGACTCTGGTATGTGCTCACCCTTGGAGCGCCAGGGGGCTATGACGCGAACAAGTGGCAGCGTAGGAAGGACGGTTTCGGCAATAACAAGATCGCTGACGTTTCCAAGATCGAACTGATCCAACTCTGCATCCCTAGCAACGACGACATGGTCAACTTGTTCTACAGGAAGCTCGCGAAGCAAGCTAAGCAAATAGTGCAGATGCTTGTGGACGACGGGCGCAGTATCTGGACCAATGAAGACGCCAACAGCATTGTGCTTGCTAGGGCTTCCGAGGTCGAAGGTAAGCAGGGGGCGCTTGTCGTCTTCACGTACTACAAGTCAACGCTGTTCGCTAAGAAAATATTGCGACGCGTGTCATTTGCAGAATTCATCTCTCGCCCTGAATTTGAGGGCGTTGTCTTAGAAATTAAGGAAGATTAGGAATCAGGAAGAATGAGTCCCACCCCCGAGGGTGTAGCTATGTTGGGAGTATTGTCTCCCTATTACGGAGGGTAGAGAGCTTATGTTCTTTGTTTTGTTGAGGTTATTGGGTGAGTTTATTGGATGTTGACTCTACATGCTTCTACTCGTCGCATTTAAAAAAAATCCTGACGGCTCGAAGTTAGTAGAGACAATAACCACGCTCATGTCGTTACGGATGTTGTTGAATTCAAATGCCAATCAGCACTACGTCAGCTCTACAGCCCGACAATAGGTGAACAACACTGTCGATAGGACCTTGGGAAAAACAATCAGGAAGGAAAAACGGAATAAGGTAGGGATGCTCGACGATGCACAAGCCACGCACTATCCAATTGTACCACAAGCGCAACATCGATGTTTCCGATATAATCCCACTCGTTGTATAATGGTACTGGATGCCAGAACCAGCAGAACCATCGGTGTACGAAAAGAAGCTACAGAGCTTTCAAAGCAAGTACCGTAAGGGATTCGACGGCCGCAAGAGCAAGGGCACCGACTATGAGCAGCGAATGGCTGCACTGAGGAAGCAAGCAGCTAAGGAGGGCCTCGACTCCCAGGTATACGCTGCGCAAGCAAACATCCCTGGAAACTTAATCATTGTTGCGAACGAGCAGTGTTCTTATTGCAGGGGTTACGGACTCTATAGGAAGGTCATCTGCGCCTGCGTTTGGAAGGGCGTGTTCAGGTCCTGCTACCGACACTACTACGCTTGCGACGTTGCGACTCCACACCTCCGTGTGGGAGTCATATACGACTCCCTGTCAGCGTCACTCCCGTCAATCGAATATCGTGCTGACTTCTACGGGGTCTGCATGAAAGCCTGCAGAACTAGAATTGAGCAGGCAATCTTTAAGTATCACTTCATCGAACACCTGGACTGGAAAGAATGCCTTCCTATTCTTGAGAAGATGGAAGGAAGGGAATTTGGCCGTGACTGGTTCTTTCAGTCTGTCTACAGGGTAGAGCTTAACCTTGGGAGACACCTATACTCCATGCACTTCTTTCCGCTCGGCGACTATTTCGCAGTAGCAAGTGGTCCCCGGAATATCAAGTTTCATCCCTCAATTAGGTCCACACGGTGGATGGATCCGTGGCTCGGTGGTGGTAATTTCTGGGATGCCGTGAAGCATATGCCTATCGAGGTTCGCAACTCCTATAACTGGTTTCGTTCCCAGCGAGAACGCAAAAAACCTCCCATCAACTCCTTTGAGCAGACTGGCACAGTAGTAGTTCGTAAGCAGACAAAGGCCGGGAAATACATATCGATGAAGCTTCCCCAAGCTGCTCAAGATGCCCTCCCAAAACTTTAGTGAATTTTTCGGACTTCGGGCATCAACCCGCGTGATACTATGATTTAGTGAGCAAAAGTCATACACCGGATGACAGATCCAAATATGTGAGGATGGAGAGGGATAAGCTGGAGGAGATTTCCAACTTCCTTTTTCAACTGGGCAACCAGTTCATAAATGTGAAGAATGCGAATGGCGCGTTCGACTGTTTCAAGTATTCGGTCGACCTCAACGAGAAGAATCAGCCGGCAGTCTACAACCTCGGTGCGCTGTACAACATCACCGGCAACAATGACGGAGCTTTGCGAATGTTTCATGAAGCTGTTCGCATGAACTCCCAGGACATGGTCGCGAAGATAGCGCTTGCTGAAGTCACGAGGAAGAAGGGCAACCTACAGGAATCAAGGGAGCTACTCGCGCTCGTGTACGACAAGGATAGCGAAAACTACATGGTGTTGTCTGCCATCGCAATGCTCGAGTACGACCTTGGAAATCTTGCCACGGCGATGTCGTGGAATGATCGGGCACTCGAGAAGAAGCCGGGTGACATCCACATGCTCCTTAATAGGGCGCTCATACAGATGACGTATGGGCAGTGGGTTGACAGCTGGAGCATGTACGAGTGGTGCTTGTCCTATCAGAAGAATGAGAAGATGAAGAACCTCAGCATGTCCGAGGCATGGTCCGGTCAGGAAATGGAAGGGAAGACACTCATCGTCATCTCAGACCAAGGATCAGGAGACGCAATACAATTCTCTAGGTACCTCGCTGAGGCCAAGGCACTCGGAAAGTTCGGTAAGCTCGTCTACCTCGTCCAACCAGATCTTAAAGACCTCGTCTCGAGGGTCGACGGAGTTGACGAGGTAGTTGGCTTCGGTGAAGCTACCAAGATTGACCACGACTCCTACTCCTCACTACTTGGCATCATGCGGGTGCTCAAGATTTCTCCCGAAAACTGTTGGCGGCGTCCCCACATCATTACAGACGCGCAGCTCGATGCGGTGTGGGCTGCAAGAATTAGCGTACTCCACGATTCTCCTTGCAAAAAAATCGGGATTGTCTGGGCCGGTGATCCGCGCCACGGCAATGACCATGCCAGATCCCTCCCCCTGAACCAGTTTGCGCGGTTCGCACAAGTTCCTGGCCTTCAGTTGTTCTCTTTCCAAGTCGGCGACGTAATACAGCAATTGTCGGACGTCACGGAGCACCCCATCATCGATCTTGGAACTGACTTCAGGCATTTTGATGACACGGCATCTGCAATGAAGATGCTGGACCTCGTCATCACGTGCGACACCTCTGTCGCGCACCTGGCTGGGTGCATGGGCGTACCATGCTGGGTGCTCGTGCCCAACCCACCCGAGTGGCGCTGGGGTACTGATGTCGCGACAACGCCGTGGTATAAGCAAACTAGGATTTATCGGCAGGCTCAACCGCGCAAGTGGGATCAGGTTATTGAGGCGGTCATAAGGGATCTGCAAATTTTTGTAAAGGAGTAAAGACAATGGCAGCACAGATTATTCTCGAAGACGAAAGTTCGAGGGACGACGTATTGGCACTCCTCGCTGAGGCGGGGTACCCAGTTAAAAATCACGCTGACAACGACGATGCTATAGTCGTGACGGGTCCAACTTCTGGGATAGACGACCTCCTTGCCCAGAACGGAATCGACTACGAGTGGGAGGGCCGAGTAGCCGAACTCTCATCAGAAGATGATGACGAGGACCTCGACGATGACGAAGAGGACGAAGATGACGATGATTGATCGTCGCGCGGTATTTATCGATAGGGACGGTACCCTCATTAGGACGTACCCAGGTCGACCAGCGAACAATCCTGAGGAAGTGGAACTTCTACAAGGGGTTTCCACTGGGCTTCGCCGACTCAAGGACGCAGGCTTCATGCTGATCGTTGTGACAAACCAGGGAGGAGTTGGGCTTGGGTACATGACGATGGATACGCTATCGAAGATGCACGACCAGCTTGATTTCCTTATCAAGGAGGCGGGAGGCCCGTTCATCGATGCGTACTACTTTTGTCCGCACACGTTGCAAGCGAAGTGTTTGTGCCGCAAACCTCACCCGAAAATGATCCTCGACGCAGCGAAAGAATTCGGTATCGACCCGTCGAAATCCTACATGGTAGGTGATGATCCCAGGGATATCCAAGCAGGCGCCGCGGCTAAGCTTCGCAAGGGTTACATGGTGAAGTCTGATAGGACGGAGGAAACGCCGCTATCCTCTGGCACGTTCGACCACTTCGGTTGCGCAGCGGAGGCCATCCTCAATGACTGCCTCACATAGGACCCCAGACTCCGTGCGCGAGGTTCAATACCACGTCTGCCAACTATGTAAGGTCAGGCACAAGTACCTCAACCCAAGACAGTTCACGTCGTGGGCCGGTAGGCATAGGAAATTGAAGCACCCCGATCATCGAGGGACAATCGAATACAAGAGGGAGGGAACTGCATGAAGGTGCTGGTTTTTGGCGATGCGATGACGGACGTTTACTGGAAGGGTTCGGTGAACAGGCTTAATCCCGAAAAGCACTCTGCCCCACTCGTGCATGTCCAGCAGGAACTTCAGTTCCCAGGCGGTGCTGCAAACGTTGCAAAGAACCTCGAGGTGTGGGGTGTGGACGTTGTGCTACTATGCGGTAAGGGCCAGATCACAAAAAACAGGATCCTGGACGACGATGGTGTTATCTGCAGATTCGACATAGGCGATGAACTGATGCCTGTGTCCGATTTTCCGGATGAGAAGTTCGACGCTGTAATAGTGTCGGATTACGCAAAAGGATCTGTTCTCCCGGTGCACGTAAAGAGGGTGCGGGAATACGGGTGTCCGATTTTTGTGGACACCAAAGCCACCCCCTATCCGTGGGCAGCTGCCTCGGCTTGCATGTTTCCAAACGCACTTGAGTTCACGAAGCACGCATTCGACTACAAGGATTCTCCACTTACGCTCATCAAGCAGGGAAGTCATGGCGCGCAATTCTTTCGCGGAGGTCTTCGTGGAGAAGTCTTCAGGTCGTATGCCAGGCACGTGTCGAACGTGTCAGGAGCTGGCGATACTGTTATCGCATCATTTTGCTTGATGTATTGCTACATCAAGTCAATGAACGAGCACAAGGCTACCAAGGGACTGGAGCTTGATGCAGCTAATTTCGCCATGGAAATGGCAGCGGTCGCGGTGGCCAACCCTTACACACACGCGCCAACAGTCGACGAGGCAGTAGATATGTTTCCGAACAATGAGCGTACATATCGAATGCTCTTGGAGGATTTGAACCAGTGAAAAAAGTATTCTTGTCGCCCCACAACGACGACGAAACTCTATTCGGCGCCTTTACCATCATGCAAAACTACCAGGACATCGAGGTAGTCGTGGTGTACGATTCGTTCGTCCAGGTATCTCGCGGGCATGAGGCAAGCACAGCAACAGTCAGGAGGAACGAGACCCTCGCGGCCCTCGCCTTAATGGGAGTCTCAGGGAAGCAGGTGACGTTTCTTGGCATGCGCGACGACGATCCCTGCAGACACCAGGACATTACTCCCTTGCTCGAGCCCTGGCGACAGTACCAGATTTACGCGCCTTTGTACGAGATAGACGGTAACAAGCACCATAATGCTGTTGCATACGCTGTGACTCGCAATGCGTTCGACAACGTCACTCGATACTTAACCTATACGTCGGCTGGAAAGTCCACGTCCGGCAACCAGGTACACCCAAGGCACGGGGTCGACGTGAGGATGAAGTTCGCCGCGTTGCTCTGCTACAGGTCGCAGTTTATGGTTCCAGACTGCGTACCACACTTCATGCGTAGTCAGGAGGAATTCCGTGCTTAAGAAGCTGATGATCAGGACATGGTTCGGTGACCTACCGCCATGGACACAGCAGTTCGTGAACCACGTGACTTTCCTCGAAGAATACGGGTGGCACTTCTTACTCGTGACAAACATCGATTACTATCGCAAACAGTTCGAGGAGAAGGTTGGCATGCGCCCAGCCATCTACGAGAACACGAGGAAGGCTGGGGACTTTGACCCGTTCATAGGAAAAGTATTTGAGGACCAGATCAAGGGGTTCGACTACTGGGGGCACTACAATCTCGACGCCGTGTATGGCAGGCTCGACCGCTGGATCCCAGACTCCTTCCTCGAGAACCTTGACATCTTCGCAAATGATCCGGGCGCCATATGCGGACCCTTCACAGTCTACAAGAACACCGAAAGGATCAACAAGCTGTATGAGCAGGTCCCGACGTGGAGGCGCAACGTCCGGACTCCAGACTTCCTGGGCTGGGATGAGCGAGATTTTAACCTGGCTGTGCAGGATCGTGTGTTGGACGGACGCATCGTCATGGGATCAGGATTCTTTCAGACGCATGACCACGTTAGTCGCTTGCACCGCCGTCACCAGGAGTCTGAGCTCCCGTACATCAAGATCAGGTCGGACGGCTCCTTGCTCGACATAGTGGCTGGCAAGGAAGCCATGATGTTTCACTTTAACCAAACGAGGAGATGGCCAGTAACAGTATGCTGAAAGACGTACTCGATGCAATAGCCGCTCGGCCAACGGAAGCCGTTGGCTTGGCAGTTGCGCTCTACCTTATACTTGGCCAACTCGGGAGGAGACGGTGAGATTTCTTTTAACAGGCGGGCAGGGAAAACTCGCTGCTGAACTCAGGTCCACTATACGTAAGGCAGGGCATGAGGTGGTTGCCTTCGGCAAGAGTCAACTTGACGTGCGAGACGTTGTCAAGGTGTCAACGGCGCTCAACATCAACAAGCCGGACATCGTCATCAACTGTGCTGGCGTCTTGAGTCTGGAGTCTGAGCGAGACCACAAGCTGGCATGGGACACGAATGTTAATGGCGCAGCGAACGTCGCGCTCGCGTGTCGGGTCACTGGTATTCGTGTAGTCCACATCTCCACAGATTATGTTTTCAGTGGAGACCGCGGAAACTACAGTGAGAGTGAGCCCCCTGACCCAGTGAATTATTACGGGCTAACTAAGGCTGTGGGCGAGGCCGTAGTCCTCGTGAACCGTGACACAGACGCACTTGTGCTTCGGGCACCGTTTAGGTACAACGGACCGTGGAAATATCCCAGGGCATTCGTTGATCAATTCGTCAGTGCAAGATTTATTCCTGAAGTAGCAATCGACATTCGAGAAGCTGCCCTTGACAGGGGTTTGCGTGGGATTCTGCACATTGGCGGTCCGAGGAAGAGCGTCCTCGACCTAGCAGTGCTCCAGTCTCCAGTTACCGGCGCCATGTTTCGAGAGGAGTTTCGGGAGTTTCGCATTCCTGGAGACGTGAGCTTGGACTCAAGCCTCTGGAAGAGGCACCAGGCAGAAAAGCTATTGGCAGCGAGGGTCTGACTTTGAACACGGCGAAGTATTGGAAAGATCGTGGTAAGACCTACATCGAAGAAGCTCGACTCAATGATGAGTTCTACAGAGATCAGGAAGAAATCCTGTGCGCTGCGGTCCGATCAGTGCGACCAGTTACTGTGCTGGAGGTAGGGTGTGGCTTTGGTAGGCTCACGAGACAGTTGTCCATCTACAATTGCGGTAAGAGGTTCATTGGCGTCGATATCAGTAAGGACCAGGTGGAGAATGCGAGGCAGTACTGCGAGGGACATCCCGCAGAATTCTTTCAACACAACCTGTTCTCCCATGAATCCCTCCCAAAAGCGGATGTTGTTGTAGCATGTGAAGTTTTGCTCCACATCCCAAAGGTAAGAGTCAGGCAGGTCGTGTCTAAGTTACTTGAGGCTGCACCGATTCTCGTGCATGATTATGACACAGCCTGGTTTTCCGGACAACGCGTGGCAAAACACTGCTTTCACCACGATTATCTGAGGCTATATTCCAACCTTGGTGTGTCATTCGAGAAGAAAGAATTCGGCCCGCATGGGGTCGTAATAGCGAGGAACAATGCAGGCAACGCTTGAAACTAGCGCGGTGATCGTTACTCGCGGAAATGTCGATATCCAACCGATCAGGAACACCTTGAAGAGATTCAAGGAGGTAGTGGTTTGGGATAACTCGCTTGGTCCGAACATGGGACCATTCGGTCAGTTCCTTGCTGCTTGCTACCTTGCCAAATCGTCCCTTGTTTATTTTCAGGACGATGACTGCGTCACATCGCCAACTGATATAGTGGCGGAGTGGGAGCCTGGCAAGATCGTCTGCAACCTGGGAACTGATGGGCACGCAGCTAATTACGCTAACAGGACTGACAAACTCATGGGGTTTGGCTCGGTATTCGAGCGACGCATGATAAAGTCGACGTTCGAGAAGTACTGGAAACAGTTCCCGATTGACATGGTCACCTGGAGGGAGCCTGGCAGGATCTTTACTGCGATGAATACAGACGTGGTAAAGGTTGTGGCCATCCCGTTTAGGAATCTTCCGTGGGCAACCGGCGATGACAGGCTGTACAAGCAAACAGATCATATCAAGATGGGCGAAGAAGCCATCAGGCGTGTCGCGGAGGTCACGTGCAAAAAATAACTGTGGCGTTGATCGCCTACAACAGACCGAGTTACCTCAAAGAAGCCCTTACCGCCCTTGAGAATTGTCGGGGATTCCAGCAGATAGTTGATCGAGTGGTGTGCTCGGTCGATGACGCGCCAGGACAGGGCACAAGGTGTTACCACCACCTCAAGCGTTGGGAAAAGTCACGGCGAGGTATACTTGAGGTAGTTGTCGACGGTCAACCGCATAAGCGCGGTATTGTTGGGAATACTGTTCTTGCCATGAAGCGAGCTTTCGACCTTGGTGCCGAGAACGTACTAATGCTCGAGGATGACGCAGTGCTTAAACCTGACGCCTTATTACTGGCAGAATGGTTTTGTTCGCTCGAGGCCAACGATGTTCTTGCGTTCAGCCTGGCTGCTCACGGTGATAAAGGCGGAGTGAGGCAAGACGAATACCCCGCCTCAATCTCTGAGTATAACCTCATCACGTGCCCGTTCGGCTATGTAGTTAACAAGCGACACTGGGAATTCTTAAAGAAAATCTGGTGCAACAAAAACTACCACCCATGCGGGTGGTCTTGGTCAATGACGTATGCTGCCAGACTGCATGGCTTCAAGTTCATGGCGCCCTGGCTTTCAAGGTGTGAGAACATCGGGCGTGAGGCTGGGACGAATGAGACACCAGAAACCTGGGACGCTACACAGAGAGGAATGAAGTTCAGCGACGGCACGTACACTGGTGACTACCGTATCATCAGGACGATCAGTGACGACGAGACGAGGAAGATCGACGACTGGATGCGGGACGAAATAGACCAAACCCCAGCCAAGCTGTACGACGGTTGGCTTGGCTTTGGAAGACCGAAGGAGCTCGACGAATGAGGACCATCTCACTTGTAGCATCGAGCCGTCCTGTTTACACAGCTGAGGCACTGTCTGGACTAACGCTCGCGTTGCTTACTCTGGCAGAATCGGGGCGTCGGGGATTCGACAAGCTGATCATGTCTATCGACGTTGATAGCTTCGGAAATGTTGAACCCGGCACTGAGAAGCTTTGCGAGAAGGCTGCGGAGATCATTTCAAATGAGGGACTGGCAGAGTGTTTCATCTATGTTAACCAGTCACGCGAGGGAGTCGGAGGCAACCACCACGCAGCACTCTCGAGGGCATTTGAAGAGCACGAGTCAGACTTCAACGTCCTCATAGAGGACGATGCTAAACTCACGCTGGATTCGCTTCATTTCGCTAACTGGTTTCAAGAGCGACACGGCGGACCCCTGTCGGACTACGTCCTCGCCTCGTTGTGCAATCACAGGGGTTTCGGCCACGGTCAAAATCCCGGCGAAATACCCGATGATCCGTCCTTCGTCGTAGAGTCGCCATTTATCACGGCGCCGTTTGCTTGGGCGCTGTCCAAGCACCAGTGGCCGTTCGTCAAAGCCACGTGGTGCACGAAGTTCCTGGGTCCTAACGGGTGGGATTTTTCACTCTCGTACAACATGCGATTGGCGAGGAAGAAATCCCTGCACCCTGTAGTATCGCGGTGTCAGAACATTGGGGAGATTGGCATGCACGAGACTCCAGCCTCCTTTGCGAAGACGCAGAAAGATCTGATCATCAGCGACGGAACGTATGCTGGTGGATTCCGGGTGGTTGGAAAATTGCCACATGAAGAACTGATGAAGATCGACGACTGGATGGCGTCAGAATATTGGAGGTGGTTTCCGAAATGAGCTTGGATTACTTGAGACGACTGCATGCAGGTTTTGCCCTCGCGATAGGAGTTACTGACGTCGCGCCATGCGAGTCTTTCCACGATTCGAGGAGCATCGACGAAAAGTATTGGGGAATGCCTGTTACGGCAGACTTTCCTAACCCATGGCATGTTGGCACGCTGGGTTCTGCTGGTTATCTTGATCCTCGCCACATCATTCAGTCTGAACTTGAAATGCTGGTGTTCATGTTTGGTCTCGTTGTTCAGCTTAAGCCCAAGCTTGTGTTCGAGTCAGGTACAAACGTCGGCCTCTTGTCAAGGGCACTAGGTGCAGCCTGCTGGGTGAATGGTTTCGGCCGAGTAGTAACGTGTGATACTGACCATAGGATGACTGATTACGCGGAGAAAGTCTGCGAGGGGCTACCAGTGGAAGTTCTCTGGTCACCAGCGCTTAAGGTCCCTGAATTAGAGGAAGCGGACCTGGTGTACATAGACTCGAGCTATCAGTCGTCCAGAACGTCCCCTGGCTTCGCGTGCGCGTCCCGCGTCGAGGAAGTGAAAAAGGTCAAGTCTGGGGCAACGTTCGTTGTGCATGATACGTTTGCTGAACAATGGCTTCGTGCCTGCATGAAGGACGAAGAGATGGCTGTGCACCTTGAGGGCCCGAGGGGCTTTACTGTTGCGAGGAAAACATGAACCCAAGAAAAGCATACTGGTGGATAAAGTGCGTCGAAGGTGTCTGCATAATCGGCGTGACTGTTGCTGTTGGCATTGGGGTAGTTAGATCGCTACCAATGGAGAAACGACTTGACTTGGCTTCTGCTCAACTGTTTGACTGCACGGTCACAGTCGACGGTAAGGTGAAGGGCAATCCTTCCTGTCTTCCTTCGACAATACTCGCTGTCGCAGGTTCAACCAAAGCCTCAATGGGGGCTGTGGCACAGGCTGCTCCTGAGGTAAGCAAGGCATTGGTTGCTGCGTCCAAGTCGAGCGTTGACGCGTCAAACAACACGGTTCTCGCAGCTAAGGCTGCGACTGATCTCTTAACAACAGCAAAAACCGCCATCAACGACCTTGACACGACGATCAAAGACCTCGACAAGGTCGTCAAGGATGTTGGTAAGGATGCCGATGAGATGGTCAAGTCGTCGAACGACACCGTTAAGAAGGCAGGTCTCGCGTTGGAGGAGTTGACAGCGCTCGAGAATACGCTCGACCAACAGATCAAGGAGCAATCCCCCGAAATAACTAAAACTCTTCAGGCCATGCAGGCCCTGATATCCAGCAAACAGATAACTGACATATTGTCGAATTTGGACGACACGTCTGCTTCAGTTAAGATGGGAACAGAACATGCAGCTGAGACCGTTAAGACCATTGACCTTGCAACAAGGGATCTTCGCAAGAAGGCTGGACAAGTCAAATGGCTGCTGCAACAGCTAATTGAAGCGGCCAAAGCTGCAGCACCAATCATTGGGGGAATAATCAAGTGACAGTGAACCAATGCAAGAAGGTGAGAAAGCTCTGGGGCAGGGAAATCTGGCATCACAACTCGGAGCACTACTGCATGAAGACGCTCATACTTAAGAGCGGTTACATGTCGTCGCTCCACATGCACAAGATCAAGCGCGAGACCTTCCTGATACAGCAAGGCATGGTTTCGCTACAGGTAGGAAGCAGGGCACTGCTGATGAGGGCTGGGGATTCGTTCACCATCCGGCCCGGAATCTACCATCGTTTTATGTCCTTGACCGCGACATCGCGAGTCATTGAGGCATCAACTACACATCATGACGAGGATGTGTATAGGAAAGAAGATTCAAGGAAGGTGGAAAATGGAAGAAGCCAGCAAAGCCGCAAGGCGACGAAAGAATGATTGGCGGTTCACAAACCGCTGGTTTGTGGGTCGAGGAATCGATATCGGTTGTGGGCCTGATCCCCTCAAGAAGGAAGATTGGCCCCTCATTACCGAGGTCGTGCCATACGACAAGGAGTTAAGCTCGAGCGCGGACGGCCAATACCTTCCGGACATCAAGGACGGCGAGTTCGACTTCATCCACAGCTCGCACTGTCTGGAGCACCTGCACAACACCAGGTCATCCCTCACCAATTGGCTAAGAATCTTGAAGCCTGGCGGCTTTATTATCTGCACCATTCCTGAGGAACTCCTGTACGAGTATGGCAGGTGGCCGTCCCGCTGGAACCCGGATCACAAAGTGAGCTTCACCATGCGGGCGATGCCAATTATTCCAGGCAGCATCAATGTTCCAGCGATGCTCTGGAAACATCCAGTTGACGTCGAGCACATAACCCTCCTTACCGAGGGGTGGGATAAGACCAAGGCAGGGCAGGATCAGACTCTGGGAGATGCCGAATGCGCGATCGAATTCGTGGTGAGGAAACAGGTTCCCCCGGGCGTCATGCCTTTCTGATCAACTCCTCCTCAATTCGTGGCCTCATCAGCGACATTAACCAGGAACTCAACCATTTTGACGGGTTGAACCACACCATGGGTATCGCGAGAATGACGAGAGATGAATCGCGAATGGCCTCCTTGGCAGAAGAAATGCACAAGGCGTCAGAGAGAGTGATTGCTCGAGTTGACGCCTTGTCCAAATACTCCGAAACTTGGAAGTAATTTTGCCGAGTGGACATTAAAAATCTGTAGTATTATAGTCTTAGGAGGGACTGTGTGCCCACTGTAGCAGAAATATCGGTACAACCGACTCAGGATCCCAACGTCAAGGCCTACCACACTCGGTACGAATTGGGAGAATTCGGATTACTTATGCTGGAGATTCGCGGCGTGACTCAAGTGCACGTCATGCCGTATCTTCTCCTTATTACGAAGGGACAGATGTTCGAATGGGATGAGATCTCGCCGAAGGTGGAGGACATCCTTAAAGGCTTTGCAAAAAGCCAAAGGCTGCTGCTTGATGATGCTGCTGGACAAGTCGTTGGAATCGAAAAGTCTGGATCTGTTGGAATCAGCGTTCCAGCAAAAACTGATCCGGCTGCTCGAGCGGGCAAAACCTCGAGGAATCGAGCTTAGGGTAGGACCCACAGTTCGAGGACCTGAGTCTCAGGCTCGCCTATGGTGCAGATCGAGGTCTGAGGAAGAAGTCGACAAGCGGCGACGGATACTTAAGCCTACGGCTCCCGTCCTCGCCACCTTGTTTAAGCCGGAATATGCGGGACTTGGTCCTCCCGCAACGGAACATTTACCGGGCCAATCATGGCACCAGTGGTCAGAAGCCGCTGACTTGTTTGTTGAGGTAGGCGGTCGGGCAGTTTGGGAAGGCTCCATAGTCAAGCCAGTAGCAATGCTTGCTGCTGAAGAAGGGCTGTTTCATTCAGCCAACACAGACCAGTGGCAACCTCGACGAAGGCAATGGCATGTTCAGGCTCGAAAGGAAGACACCCCCCTGTATGTCAGGGGGTTTTGCGACAGTTGGGAGGACATCGAAAGGGAGATGCTGAAACGGTATGACTTCTGATAAGGTGGTGGATATCTCAACTGAACTTCCTACGCTCGATGACCTTGTTATTGAGCTACACATGAGCGCTCCCGAATTCATACTGCTTTTATCTTCTGAGGATTCGGTAGAACGACGTAAGGTCTTGGCATACGTTAGGGCGAACGTGCATGCAAGTTTGAGGGATGCAGGTCTTCCGGGTCTACCGGGCTACGAGACAGTGAATTGATTTTGTCCGAAAAATTGTCCGTTACACCCGACAATCCTTGTTGTACAATGATTATATGTTAGCTAACTGAGCTTAACAACTCAGCAAGACATCGAAATGCTGTCGGGCAATAGCAACCCCCGGCGAAAAAGTTTCCGATTCCCGGACACTGGCGTGCTTACATGATATCCCATCTATCAGCACAAAAATAGCACACCGACTCTTCGGGATCAAGTTATTATGGTGTCCCCCGGACACTTGTAAGCTTACACGTAGCTCACTTGTAGAGCGTCTGACTCTTAATCAGAAGGTTGCGGGTCAAATCCGCCGTCGCCGTAAGGCGAAACAGCTTGCAGACATTTCGGGGACAAGTTTTCGTCGACAGATTTGTCGATGCGGGGAGCTCAGGCAACAAACTCACGGCCAACGAGGCGGCCCAGCTCCCTTTTTAAGTTCGAGCGGTTACTGGAATACATACACGTAGAAACATTCGGGTAGTGATACCCGGAGTCCGGCTCATACCCGGGCCCCCCGCCATTCAAACTTATCGGGGGCCGTTTGGTGACGTATGCCGACACATCGCTCGTTGATTTTACGGCCCGGTTACTGGCGTTCTTACACGGATAGAGCCTCAGCTTCACCGCTGATGGTCCTTGGTTCGAATCCAAGATCCCCCACAGATTTCGTGAGGGAGACCTTGCGAGGTCTGTGGGGGATTAGCTCAGCTAATTTTAGAACTTCGACACATCGGGCCGTTTCATTTTTTCTGCGTTTTCGCGGACACTGGCTAGTGTACACGCTTTGGGTGCATGAAAGCACTAACCGACACTTCGCGATTTGCTTCTGCGGCCTCCACACGGAGGCCGCTGCTATTTTACGAGAGAGGATGATCATGGAACAGGGACTGACGAGGCAGAGTGTGTTTGCAGAACTGGCAAAATCGCCGCACGGTAAACTTGAGGAATATTTGCCGCTCGGTCGGCAAGCCGCTCGGGAAGATCCCGAATTCTTCGCACACCTTGTAGCTTGGAATGCACGCAAGGGCCAGATCAGGGACGCCAAGGTTGCTCTACCGTTGATCTCCCTCGAGAGCATGATCTCCCGCGAACACGGCGATCCTGTCTTGATGGACAATGCCAAGGCGCACCTGGCATTGCTCTCCCCGAGGGACCTGTTGCGTGGAGTCCGGTTCGCCAAGACCCAATCAATGGCAGGTCGTCGCCAAGCTGTTCCTAAGCTGGTAAAGGCATACCTGCACTCGATGGAGGCAAATCCAGGCAAGTGGACAAGGACCATCGTGCAGCACAGGCGAACCATGCACGAACTGTATGCATTCTGCCGCGTGAAGCCGGCCGAATTCAACAAGTCTGTCTTATTCGAGGGAGGGCGACCGAAAGGGTCGGTGTTCGACACCATTGCCAACTTGAGTATCATGGACGGGCTTGAAGCAGCTGGAGCGGTCCTCACAAAGAAGATTCCGTTCCTCATTGCTGCCCCCGCACTTGGGAAAAAGCTCCAGGACAAGAACATCCTGGCAGCTATGATCGACCGCATGACTCCCGCTGAGCTTACCTCACACATGAAGATGCTCGAGAAGCTTGGGATTCGCAAGGATCCAACACTTCGAGGCGCTCTCGAAAAAGCGCTTGGCCGAGTCGCGACTGGGACATCGAACGTGATGAAACTGTCGCAGGCAGCAGACGCTTTGGACGACGACGAGTTCAAGGAGAAGGTTCGAGCTGTGCAGGAAAAGAAGCTCGACAAGACCTCCCTTGAAGGTGACTGGTTGGTCCTGGCTGATGCTTCGTCCTCCATGCAAGTTTCCATGGAAGTAGCGAAGTCGCTCTCTGCGCTGCTTGCCCGAGTAGCAAAAGGAAGGGTTCACCTGGTATTCTTCAATACGTCACCCACATACTTTGACGTTACTGGGAAGACCCTTGAAGATGTGCAGAAGATCACAGCAAGAATGGTGGCGAATGGCAGCACGTCTATCGGTGTCGGGTGCCGATACATTGTTGAGCGAAAGTTCGCGGTGGACGGTATCGCAATCGTTTCTGACGGGGGCGAGAACCACCCGCCGGCATTCGCAACAGCATACAAGGAATTGACGAAGATGCTTGATCGTCAGGTTCCTGTGTACTTCTACCACGTTCCCGGAGATCGGAACGTGCTCACAAGCAATTGCAGCGGCGAGGGACTGGAACTGCATGAATTCCCGATCACCAGCGCCGCTGACTACTACTCGCTGCCCAACATGGTTGAGACCATGAGGACCAATCGGTACAGCCTCGTGGACGAGATCATGGAGCAGCCTCTGCTGTCCTTGGCCGACGTCCTTAAGCTTGAAACAAGGGACCTCGCCCATGCCTGAAACTAAGCGTGCAACGCGAAGGACGCCTGAAGGGAAATATGTGGTGGAACGCACCACGGAAAGGAGAAAGAACATGATCGAGAAACTCAAAACACTCACCGTGGCGAAGTTCAGCGTGGAGGAGCTAATCGAATTGAGAGCCAATGCTCGGGCTATTTTTGCCGAGTACGAAGCTCAGAAGCTCGATAAGCCCGACTGGCTGAATAACGCAGTGAATGATCTGGATCGAGAGATCGCTGCTCGCGTTCGCGATGAGCGGGCTCGTCGGCTGTCCGAAGCAAAAGCTCGCAGGAGCTCCCTGAAGACGACGGAAGAGAAGCGCCAGGACCTGGATCGCGAGATCGCCGAGCTGGAAGAGACCCTCAAGTAGTCTGGGGGTCTATTCGGCTCCAGACCAAAATTGATCCGATCACGTGGTTTAACCCTGTGTTAAAATGGACTTAGTGGGGAGGGATGCAACGGAATCCCTCCCCCTACTAAGGAGACTACAGTAATGCCGCATGAAGTCGAAACAATGGCGTACCGCCACGAGGGACAAGCAAGCGTCCCCTGGCACGGACTGGGAAATCCCATCGACCACGACGCCACTCCCGAAGAAATGCTTGTTGCAGCGGAACTTAATTGGACCGTCAGCAAACGCCCCCTGTTCACCCCCGCAACCTCGTCCCTCTCGATCGAAGGCTTCGACGCGAAAGACTTCAAGGGTTACCTTGATATGGGAGGAACCTCCCTGTCTGTGTCGGATTATTTCGCGCTTGTTCGCGACTCGGACAACAAGATACTTGGTCCTGCTGGTAAGGACTACATTCCTATACAGAACGCGCAAGCCTTCAACTTCTTCAAGAAATTCACCGACGCAGGACACATGCGCATGGAGACAGCTGGGTCGCTCCAGGATGGGAAACAGGTATGGGTTCTCGCAAAGCTCAAGAAGTCGTTCGTCCTCCCCGGCGGGGACGAAGTGCATGGCTATCTGTTGTTGAGCTCTCCGCATATTTGGGGAAAGTCGTTCGTCATTAAGTTCGTCACCATTCGCGTTGTGTGCATGAACACATTCACGATGGCGATGAACGAATCCTCGCACGGTAAGGGCTTTCGCATGCCGCACATTCGGGCGTTTGACGGAGAAACTGCTCAGCAGGCACAGATATCCCTCGGTATCGCGAGCGAGCTTTTCGAGGGATTCGAGTCAACGGCAAACAAGCTGGCAAAGACTGTCATCGACGATGACGTTGTCATCCGGTACGTAGCAGACGTGTTTCAACCGGAAATGATGATTGAGGCATTCGGAAAAGGTTATGCGAAGAAGAGTGAGGCGGACCAAGCCAAGCTCATCGTCGATCCCACATCGCCCCGCATAAATCCCGACCAATTCAAGCGGACGGCTTACGACGTGTTCAAGGCAATCGAGCGCCAGCCCGGTGCTGAGATGGAATCGGCCAGGGGGACTCTTTGGGGAGCCTTCAACGCGACAACGTATTATGCGGACCACCTCGCCGGTCGCGACCGCGACAACGCCATATACAGCGCGTGGTTTGGTCCGAAAGCAGCAACCAAGACTTCTGCCCTCAAGAGGGCGGTTCAGCTCGCCGAGGTCATCTCGACGAAGTAAAGGAGACGCAACATGGTTAAGCTATCGGTTGATGGCAAGACGTACATCGTCGAATTTCGCCACATCACGAAGCAAGGCAAGCACGCCGAACTCGGCTCTCGCTTGCCCATCAAGGCAGTAACGGTTTGTTCAGTCATTCGTATGGGAGATACACGTCCCGACTTCATTGCGATGGAGACGGCGATCTGTTCCCCCGAAGATCCATTTTCCAGGATCGAGGGTCGTCTTCGATCATTGAAGAAAGTGCTCCGCCGATGTGGGTCGCTAAAGACGGTTCGCGCCAGACTCTGGGTTCAGTACCAGAATGAGACCGGAGTTCCACGCAACCAGGTCTGCTTGTTCGAGGACAACGAACTACGCAGATACTTTGTACGAGTTCCGGCAATTCTTTCGGACGACGAGAAACAGGGGTTGGTTGACGCTGGTTCCGATGTCCGTGAAGAACGGAGTCGTCGAGGCGTTGAAAAAGACGCACTCGTTGGTTAAATCCGAAACATCGGATTGACTGCGTGGTACAATAGTTATAGCGCGAACCACGCTTGCTGCTTGCGCATCGCCCGGGAGATTCGGACACTCCCGGGCGTTTCTGTATTCCCTGCTAATTCTTTCCCACCTCATTGATTCGGACCAACCCATCTTTCAAAATTTGACCATAGGATAGTACTCTTTAGTTTGACTGGTATTCCCTATGAACACCTCCGTTGCGGAGATGATGACCATAGTGAGTGCCTTGGCCATCCCGGGTATGGTTAGTCTTTCACATAAAAACATAGTAAAATCCGAAATTCGGATTTGTGTGTTAGACACTATTTAATCCGATTCAGGCTCAAATAGTCGTGCTAAGATGGACTACATGGAGGTTGCCCAAACACAAAATATGGCGACTGTAAAAAAGACGATCAAGACGAAGAGCTACGAAGTTGTTAAGGAAGTCGGCGCGAATGACAAGTGCCCACCTCAGGCAAAGCTGATTGTGGATACGATCAAGGCAGCCGGCGGCAAGATGACGCGCGAAGATCTTCTGGCTGCGCTGAAAAAGCCCGTTGAGCAGGGTGGACTGACGACCAAACAGACCGCAGAGCGGATCCTGGGGTTCTACAAGCCTCGCCTGGGCGAGATGGGCGTCCTCAAGGAAGTCACCGATTCCCAGGAAATCGACGTGGAAGTTCCGGACAAGCCCGCGAAGGAGCCCAAGACTCCGGCTGCTGCGGCCGACGGTTCGGCACCGGCCGGAGTTGCTGCGGCGCCTGCGGCGCCTGCGGCGCCTGCGGCGCCGGCCGCGGGTTCCAAGGAAAAGGGTTCCAAGGGCGCAGCGAAAGAAGCCAAGGCCGCCTAATCAGCGCCCGTACGAAGCAACCTCCCGGTCCACTTTCGCCCATGGCGAGGGTGGACCGGACTTGTTTAGGAGGGTAGTTTGGAATCCAACATAACGTACAAGTTCTCGCCCCTTGACTTCGTCCTCGTTGTTGCTTACAAACTGAATGTTCCAGGCCGTGTTCTTGGCTGCGGACTTCAGCCGGGAGGACTCAAGACTTACGAGATCGAGTATGCGATCGACAATTCCGTCCATAAGCGACTGTTTTACGAAGACGAGGTCACAGACATTCCGATTAGGGAGGTGGGAATCAAGTGAGATATTTCTTGCTATGAAGCTAACAATGATTGGTCAAGCGCCAAGTCGGGAAACTGACGGGCAGCCACCGTTCACGGGAAAGTGCGGGGTATTCCTTGCGATGCTTATGGGCATCACACAGGATGAAATGCTTGCGCAGCATGAGATGCTAAACGTACTCCAAAAGTGGCCTGGCAAGGGAATTGGCGGCGATAAGTTTCCCATGGTCGACGCAAAAATTGCCGCGAAGAAGATGCTCCCCTCACTGAGGAACAAACCAGTCATACTGCTCGGTGCAAACGTCGCAAGGGCTTTTGGAGCGAAGAATTTCGCGTACGGGCAGTACTACGAGATAAGGGATCCAGAGCACCCGTCTGATATAGTTGTCCCCTTCATGGCGGTGATACCGCACCCGAGCGGTGTCAACAGGTACTGGAACAGGCCAGAAAATCGTGACGCTGTTCGAAAGTTCTTTGTCGAACTGCTTGCAAAAAATTCCTGAATTTCGGGCGCAAACCCGTGATATTATGAAAGAGTGAAGTTGCCGTACAAAATTGGAACGATGGACGAGGTCTTAGGAATAATGGCAAGAAACCAAAATCGCGTGATCGACAAGACATTCTTGTCGCTCGACTTAGCAGAGGAACGCGGGCTGATTCACCGTGACTACATCGCGCACTGTTTTCGCTGGTCGCACGTGGTCAAGTTCCTGAATCAGCAGCACAGGTACAAGGACGCGAGGGTACTCGACGTCGGCTGTGGTAAGGAGATGCCGCTGGCCAAGACCTTGTACGTTAACAAGATGACGCCGTTTCACTACGTCGGCGTTGACGTGAACGAGTTCGACGTTCCCGCGATGCTTGAGGGAAAGAAGATCCCCATCAAGATCTGGACGAAGACCGACTTTTGCGCACTGGATGAGGAAGATGTTGGTTTGCCTAGCAGCAACGGTTACGCGCTGCCGAACATCCTGACCTCGTTCGAAGTGCTGGAGCACGTGACTCCTGAGCATTGTCGTCGGATGCTCCAGCACTTCCAAAAGCTCACATCTCCCGACTGCCACTTCTTTATCAGCACGCCATGCTGGAACGGATCAGCTGCTGAAAACCACATCAACGAGATGACGTTCGCCGCGCTTGGCGCCCTCATCGAGGACCTCGGATTCAACATCGAAGGAGTCTATGGAACGTTCGCCAGCATCTCCGACTACGAGTCAGAACTCTCCGCAGTCTCAACTTACGACAGAGTTACAGGAAGCGCACTCCCTCCTGTCGATCTTCGCAACATTTTTTCCGCGCTTCGTAACTACTACGACACGAACGCGCTCTCCACGATTTTTGCCCCACTCTTCCCGGATAAGTCACGCAATGCCTTATGGCATCTCAGCAAAAAGTCTGGAGATGCAGCTGCGCAAGCGCGCCTCTTCTCTGCCCTCGAAGCGGCCCCAACCCCCTGGTCCCAAAGTCCAGACTGGAGGGAGCTGAATGGCCAGCCCGTCGCAGTCGCTCAGTAACAGGGGTTTGTCTCAGATCGACGATCGGTTGTGGCCGTTCGAATCAGCGCCGCACAAGGTCTACCTAGCGGCGCCGCTCACCTCCCAGCTAGAGGCGCTAATATTCGCGATGGCTCTACAGGACGCTGGTTTCATCGTGACAAGCCGCTGGATCAAGACGAATTTCGCACAGAAACCCAGTCCGGGCGAGTGGGAGTCCTGGAAAGCCTTTGAGGAAAAATGGGGAGAGATGGATCTGGAAGATGTCAGGGCCGCAGACACCCTCGTTATCCTCTGCGACAAACCCTCCACATCCGGTGGATACCACGTTGAACTCGGCTGCTTCCTCGGCGCCGGCAAAACTAACATCGTCGCAGTTGGCGGCCGACCAAACGTCTTCTTCTGGACGTCCACGGTCAGGTGGACCCTCGGAACTGGAGGCCTGATCCCGTGGCTTCAGTCCCAGAGAAAAGTCGGGAACATGCTGGAGGGAGAAGATGCTTAAAGCTTATGAAAAATTTGTAGATGAGTTCTGGTTCTACGATCCCAGCGAGCACGCCGACATGCCTGAGGCCGAATACGTGACCTTGGCAATTTTCGGGGAGACTGGCGAGATCGCCGAGAAGATAAAGAAATACTTTCGCGGCGATACCAAGTTCACGCTCAATACGGAGGAGATCTCCAATGAGATCGGTGACGTACTCTACTACCTCATTAAGCTTTCCCACGTCATCGACTACACAATCGACTGGAAGCAAGTGAGCGACCACATCCAGGACCACAAGCTCAAGCTGAGTTACACGACGCTGGAGCTTTGCGGAAAGGTTGGTTTGCTCGCCGCGAGTGACACCGACTCAGTCATGTTCATGCTCACGAGCATTAACGATCGTTTGTTCTGGGCGCTTGTGTGGCTCGGAAATTTCGCGAATTCCTGCGACACATCGCTGATGAAAGCATCCGAAGCGAATGTCGCAAAACTTAACTCCCGTCGTGAACGCGGGAAGATGCGTGGAGAAGGAGATAACCGGTAACATGGATTCACCGCTGATAATGCCCAGGGCAGGAACTCCTGCCTTTGATCAATTCATGCAGAGGGCGAAGAACCCCAACTCAGTCGAGGCAAAGGTCATTCAGCAGATGAATGCTGATGCGTCGAATCAAGTACAGCAGCAGGTCAGGCACATGCTATTCGGAATGATCGAGGCTGTCCCAGGCCAGCTGTTTCGCGACATCGGTCGTTTCCACGGCAAGTTCGGCCTCGAACCAAGCAGCGACCCCGGGCATCGCCTGCCAAAGGATCTCCTGCAATTCCGCATCAAGTTCATGATCGAGGAGTTACAGGAATACGCGAGGGCGGTTGGTCAACCGATAATTTACCTCGATGAAAGCGGCCACACGACGATGTCGACCGAGGACGAATTCGATTCTGAGAAGGCATTTGACGGTTTGATCGACCTCGTCTATGTGGCGCTCGGCACAGCTTTCCTGCATCGCTTTCCATTCAACAAGGGTTGGGACCGCGTGCAGGAAGCCAACATGGCAAAGGAGCGTGCCACGGGAGCAGATGACTCGAGGTCAACTCGCAAGCACTCTGCAGACATTGTCAAGCCTGCTGGGTGGAAACCCCCGGTCTTGGCCGACCTCCTTGGGCCAGACGGAAATCCTTGCGGATGCCAGGAACCTGGAGGGCCGTACAAGAAGATTATTCGGCACGCGGACAAGAGCTACTGCGAAATCTGTGGTGGCCTCATCGAGGAGGCGCCCAGTGGCGGAGAAGACAAAGCGCCCGACGCGTGAGGTCATCCAGCAGTGGATTAAGGACGTGAACAAGGGTGGTCGTGGACTAACCGACTGGGAACTCCACTTCATGGAGTCAATCACAGACCAGTTCGAGAGTGTGCGTGGGCTGTCTGAGAAGCAGGAAGAGATCCTTGAAAGGATCTACACGGAGAAAGTAAAGTGAAGCTCTGGCTCGACGACATGCGCAGTGCTCCTACCGGTTTTTGCTCAGCCAAGACCGTCGGACAAGCGATCAAGATCTTGGAGGCTAACGATTGTGAGTTTGCCTCCCTCGATTACGATGTGCACTGGGACCCGGGAGTAACGTCAGACGACTGGGAAAATCGTCGAACTGGTATGGGTGTTATCCTCTGGATGGAGGAGAACAACAAGTGGCCCGCTAAGGGCGTCGCAATACATTCGAGCAATGCAGAAGGCGCGAAGCGCATGAGAGCTAAGCTCGGTGAACACTACGTGCAAAGGGAATCATGATCACAGAAATCAGCGACATAGGACTCTCCCTACTCGAAACAGACGAGGGCCTTCGATTGAAGGCATATGACGACGCGACAGGGGAGTCTGTCGAGGTCGGCGGGACTTGCATCGGAAAGATAACGATCGGGTATGGGCATACGGGGCCGAACGTCGTACCGGGCATGGTCATCACCAAGGAGCAAGCTGTGACGCTGCTCGATCACGACGTGATGTGGGCCGAGAAGGCTGTTTCCGACCACGTCAGCTCTGAGATCAGTTTGAACCAGAACCAGTTCGACGCGTTGTGCTGCTTCACGTATAACGTAGGGCTCGCTAATTTCATCGGCAGCACCCTGCTCAAATGCGTGAACGCTGGAAACTTTGTTCAGGCGCACTCTGAATTCGGAAAATGGAACAAGAGCGGCGGCAAAGTCATGGCTGGCCTCATCAAGAGGCGCGCGGACGAGGCCGCGTTATTCGCACGAGCATGACGCTTAAGGACCTTAACGTAAAGGAATACGACCAGGCGATTCAGCTACTCGACGACTTCAAACGTCGGGTAGAGGAGGGAGAAATCATCTCCCTCCTCGTCATCTGCGAGGGCACGGACGGCGGGATGTTAGGAGGGTGCACTGCCACCCAGAACCAATTTTCGGTCGCTGGTTATATGCTCACGTGGGCAATCAGGAGGCTAGGGTTTACCAGCTTCGATGATGTCCGCATGGTGATCGCTGGAAAGGAATAACCAATGGATAAGCATTTCCTCGACGTCGATGATCTTCGCGAAATCAACAACGCGATATTTAACCAGTTCGACATCACGAAGCCACGTTACCTCAAGATGGTTGCGGCTATACGCGATGCTATCGCAGTGGCAAACAGGTACCACCCTGATGAAGTAATACTGCTTACCAAGGCTGTCTCGTTAAGACAGCTGCAGAAGCCATTCAAACTGAAGAAGCGACGAGTCGAGGACTTGCTTATCTCTCATGGGTTTTCTGTAAAGCCCGTCGTTCGTGGGCGATCAAAGATATGGCACGTGGGCCACGGAAATCTTGATGATCCGTCTAACGAGGCTGTCGGCAAGAGCACGAACTTGAAGCTCGCAATCGAGGAAGCAGCCGCAAGGGAAGTTAAGAAACAACTGGAGAAAAGCAATGATTGATGTAAAGCCGCAAGTGTTCATCCTCGCTGAGCCCAAGCTGAACGAAGAAGGAGTTTGGTCCTGGCTTCGGGCGAATGGCGCCGATCCAATGAAGGTCATGGGCCGCATGACTGGTTCAGACGCAGAGAAGGTTGTCGAGCTCGCTGCAAGGAGATGCTACAAGAGCTTTGAAGTTGGCCTCAACCCGAACGTCACCAGGATCCGCGAGCACAGTGGGCAGTACCACGAGAACATCCTGAAGGTTGCGCATGGATCCGTTACGGAACATGCCAACTTTACTGTGGCCTTTGAGTTCGTCAGCCGAGTGTTCACGCACGAACTTGTGCGACACCGTGCTGGTGCGGCATACAGCCAGGAATCTTTGCGATATGTCCGACTGACGGAGCTTGGGTTCTGGACTCCTCCTGAGATTGCTTCGAACGAGGAAGCGAATGCCTTGTTCCGTGAGGCAGTTGAGTATCTCGAGAACTGCCAGCATAAGCTGGAAAGCATTTTCCATGAAGCTTTGGAAGGTGACTTCTCGGAGAAGAAAAAACTCACATCAGCATTTCGACGCATCGCTCCCGAAGGTCTTGCCACCGGTATTGTGGCAACATTCAATACGCGAGCACTTCGACACATCTTCGAGAAGAGGACCGAGGGAGTTGCCGAGGTTGAGCTCAGGCTCGCAATCGACATGCTTTGCGAACTGCTCATCCCCCGTCACCCGTACGTCTTCCAGGACTTCTCAAAGGAGATGGTCGACGGCATCAACCAGTGGAAACCGAGATATAGCAAGATTTAATCTTTCCCGAACACCCAACACAAATTCTGTGATACAATGGATAAGGGAGAAATGGCTCATTTTTGAGGCATGGGGCCCGAGTCTGAATCGAGGTAATCGAAGTGAACCAAGGATTTTTCATCGCGCAGAAACTACCTGACGGAACCCCCGGCAAACCCGTCGGTAACGACGATGGAGCCATCATGATGTTCGAGGAGTTTGATAAGGCGGTTACTGTCAGGCAGGAACTTCAGCGGGAGCACGGCCCACTGAGCATCTTCAGGGTGAACCTGGTATTTGCGGGGGAGGTACTGATCTAACAATGTTCATCGTCTTCGAAGGAATTGACGGCACAGGGAAAGGAACCCAGATAACACGGGCGATTGAGTACCTCGAGAACTTGCTGGGCAAGGATGTTGTCGTCCAAAGCAAGGATCCTGGCGGAACGAAACTCGGACTCGCTCTGCGACGAGTGATGTACGAAGAAGTGCCAACGACCGAGATGATGCCTGGAGTAGTTGACCTCATCTTCCTTGCGTCCCACCTACAGAATTGGCAGACAGTGGTCAAGCCTGCGCTTGACGCAGGAAAAGTTGTGGTGAGTGACCGTTGGTGGTATAGCCAAGCCGCTTACATGACGCAAAGGCAAGTTCCTGAGCCAATTGCAAATGCCTACATGCAAGCTCACGGTCGCAATTGTGACCTCTTGATCTTCCTATACGGCAGTGCAGAGGTCGTGCTTGGTCGAGCGAGGGCAAGGGAGAGCGAAACGCACCAGTCTGCCAAGGCTTGGAATGATCAGCAGATTCTCGAGAAAATCCAGAACGCCTACGTTGACCAGTTTGCTGGGAATCCTGAATGGCATCCCATCAACATTGACGGGAAGACGCCTGACCAAATTTGGTCGCAAGTAGAACAGGCGATCTACTACGCTCTTGCAAGGACCGGGAAGCTGCCAGGAGACTCACGTGCTTAAACAAGGACACACTGGACCAACAGCTAATGCTGCATGGCTGGGGCTGCTTCGGGACGTATACGACTGGGGCGCCGAGGTGAAACCTCGTGGTTTAACCTGTCGAGAGATACTGGCCAATACCTCTGTTGTCGACATGAACCATCCGATCGTGACGGCCCGACCCAAGCTAGGCTACAAGTTCCTCACAGCAGAGGCTTGGTGGATACTTACTGGGCGAAATGATGTCGAGTCCATCAAGCCGTACAGCCCCCATATCGCATCCTTCTCAAATGATGGTGTTAGGTTCGATGGGGCATACGGGCCAAGGATCATTGATCAGCTTCGCTTCATTGTCGACACGCTCGAGGGCGATTGGGAATCACGACAAGCAGTACTGGAGATCTGGCGACCCAACCCAAGGCCGTCGAAGGACATCCCCTGTACCGTGTCTGTTCAGTGGATGGTTCGTCGACATGTGGATGGAGCTGGCTTGGAAACGTTTAGGCTGCATTGTTTTGACACCATGCGTAGCTCAGACACGTGGCTTGGGTGGCCGTATGACGTATTCAATTTCAGCATGCTCAGCGCGTACGTGGCACTCATGTTAAGGGATCGAGTGCGAGCTCGCAACAAAGATCACGCCGCATACGAGCTGGTTAGACCGCTCGAAAATCTGAGGCTTGGCTCACTCCACCTAACAGCCGCAAGTCAACACTTGTACGTCCACCCCAAGCAGGACGGCGCAACCAACATTCCTTACTCACTCGATGACGTGGCTAACGCGTTGGCAGGAGACACCCACAAGCCTGCCTCGTACTCCCCGGTCAATCTCGACGAATACGAAAAGGCGAGCGACTTGCTGCTACATCTTTCGTATTGCAAGGACGGTGAGGGACGGCTTACTGGCTTTTTGTCAGAGTTCCAGGGGGCTCGCAGGGTATGAAGCCAATGGCATCAGAACTCGTCGTGAACGAAAATACGACGACGTTTTTCTTTGTGTCGGAAACTCCCCAGGAGCGCAAGTCCAAGAAGGACAAGCCCTACCTTTGCCTTAAGCTGCAGGACAAGACCGGCATCATCGATGGCCGTGTGTGGGATTATCCGAAAGGATTTGACCCGACCACCATCAAGAAGGGCTCATTCGTCAAGATCAAGGCGAACGTCGGTGAGTGGAACGACGTCGTGCAACTGTCGATCGAGGTGATAAGGCTTGTCAAAGATGATGATGCTATCGACCTGGGCGATTTCTTTGAGAGGTCTGAACGGGATCCCCAGGAGATGTTTGGCGTGCTATATGACCTGATAGCGATAAACATGCGAGATGGGCCAACCAGGACCTTGTTATTCTCCTTGCTTGAGGAGCACCGGGAAAAGTTCTGCCAGGCTCCTGCGGCAAAATCAATTCACCACGCGTACCTTGGCGGTTTGCTGGAACACGTGCTTTCCATGGCACAGGTAGCAATACCTATAGCAGACCACTACGAGGTCAGCCGTGAGATTATGATTGCAGCTTGCGTGCTGCACGATTTCGGTAAGATCTTCGAACTAACATACCCTATCGGTATTGGTTATAGCCTTGAGGGAAGTCTCCTCGGTCACATAACCATAGGCATGGAGCTGGTCTCGCGGAAGATGGACAGCATTGAAGGCTTCCCTCAGAAAATGAAGATCGCAATACTTCACATGATTGCGTCGCACCATGGGCTGCTTGAATACGGCAGCCCGAAAGTGCCGCTTATGAAGGAAGCTGTTATCTTTCACCTGATTGATATGATGGACGCGCGGGGCATGATGTGCGATCGCGCGGCTAAGAAGGGTCTTGACGAAAACGGGATGACGGAGTGGGTTCGAGAAATCGGCGGCCCACTATTCGTCTTGAAGGAGGACTGACGTATGGCGAGACCTAGCTGGGATCAACATTTCCTGAACATTGCAAAGGAGTGCGCAACCATGGGTACCTGCTCAAGAAGGCAGGTAGGCTGCGTATTGGTGGACGAGAGGAAAAACATCCTCTCCACTGGATTTAACGGGGTCCCACCGAAGTGGGATCATTGCAGGGATAATGAGAACGCCAAGTGTCCTGGTGCTAATGCGCCGTCTGGGACGAGCCTCGATTCTTGCTGGGCAAACCACGCGGAGCAGAACGCCTTGGCGCACTGTACCGACAGGATGAGAATCCACACGTGTTACACAACGACAAGCTGTTGCGTCACCTGTGTCAAGGAGTTGTTGCATACCTCCTGCTGTCGTATAGTGTTCCTCGAGGAGTACTCGCAACCGGAAGCTAAGCTGCTATGGACGAAGACGTCGTTGCTACTCCCGACGAGATCGGGAATGATAGCTGACCACAGGACTTGGGAGCAGGTGCAGGACATTAGCATCGACCAAGTTCCCGCTTGGAAGACCATCGTCTTAGCTTCGAGTGGAGTAAGGTAACATGTACGAACCGCCGCCTGCCCTTATTGCAGCGCGCCAGTCTTCATTAGGAAGAACAAGAGCATCGTGGCCCACTACGCGAGTAGTGGGCTTCGTTGTGTAGGGTCTGAGATGTTCGTGGGAGACGAGTTATACAACGAAAGTAGGAGGGAGATTGCCGAACATACAGCTACCGTTCCCCGAATTCCTTCCTAACTCGGAATGGCGCCCACCTGATTCTTTCCCTGAAATCTCTCGAGAGAAGTGGTGGTCGATAGACATTGAAGCCAGGGATCCGCATCTTACATCTCGAGGTCCTGGATACATTAGTGGAGACGCTTATGTTGTAGGGATAGCTATCGCTACCGAGGGTTTTCGTGGGTATTATCCAGTGCGCCATGCACAAGGGTGTAACCTTGCGCCCAATGTGGTCTTTCCCTGGTTACAAGATCAAGTCAAACATTTTAGAGGAGAGCTGTATGGTGGTAACCTCCTCTACGATGAGGAGGCACTGTGGTTCGAAGACGTCAAGTTTCACGACGACGTTACACGCTTCGATATCCAAATTGCAGAGCCAATCATCGACGAGGAAACAGCGGACGGCTACTCCGTTGAGGTGCTATCCAACAAGTATCTTGGCGTCGGTAAGGACGAAGAGTTACTGAGGGAAGCAGCAGGCAGGTATACCAAGGGATATAAGGACAAGAGGGCAAGGCGACCAATCGTCTTTGACCCGAAGTCAGACCTTTGGATGATGCCACCCGAATATGTGGGTGCTTACGGTGAGGGCGACGTCGACAGGCCACTTCGAATTTTCCGAGACCACCAGTCGAAGATCATTGACAAGGAGAACCTGTGGGACATCTTCAAGCTTGAGACATCGCTAATACCGATCCTCTTGAAGATGAGGATAAACGGCGTGGCCGTAGACCTCGATAAGGCGCACGGGCTTGTAGAGAAGTTAACGATCGAAATTGACAAGCTGTCAATGGAGATCAAACGACTAGTTGGGTTCGACCCCAACGTCGATTCTGGCAAGGACATGCTCAAGGCGTACAACGTCCTGAACTTCAAGATGCCGGAATTGAACATTGCGAACAACTTCAAGTATACGGCGCCATCTGAGAAACATCCTGGAGGGCAAGCTTCATTTACAGCAGAGTGGTACGGAGCGCAAAGGGACCCACTCTCTCGGATGGTCCTGAAAAAGAAGAAGCTCATGACGCTCCGGGACGATTTCGTCATCGGGGACATCATCAAGGAGTCCACGAATGGTAGACTACATTGCCAGTTTCAGCAGCTTCGCGCAGATGATTCTGGAACAAGATCCGGACGCATGGCGTCAAGGAATCCCAACCTTCAGCAAGTCCCTAACCGACATGATGACGAGTTATGGGGTAAGGATAGCCCCATCTGGGCAGAAGAAATCAGGAAACTCTTCGTCGCAGATAAGATCAACCCGTATGGAAGCGAGAGGAAGAAGTACTTCAAGGGAGATTATTCCCAGCAAGAACCTCGCCTACTTGTGCACTTTGCGAGCCTCTGCAAACTCGCAGGAGCTGATATTGCGGTTCGGGCTTTCAGGGCGAACCCCTTGGTCGACTACCACCAACTTACCACTGACATCGTCAATGAGAAGTCTGGTAAACAATTTAAGCGCAAGCAAATCAAGGGCGTAAACCTCGGCATCATGTATTCGATGGGCATCCAGAAGTTGTGTCGGATGCTCGGTGTATCGATACAGGAGGGTCAGGAAATTCTCAATGCTTACCACTCATCACTGCCATTCGTCAAGGCCCTGTCTTCTAAGGCGATGTCGACTGCACAGGATCGTGGATTCATATTGACACTCCTGAAAAGAAAGCGCCGGTTTAACCTGTGGGAACCTATCCCCGAATCCAAGGAAGAACGACAGTTCAAGGTTCAAGGTCTGCCGCGTCACTTGGCTGAGCAGCGATGGCCTGGGCGCAGACTACAACGGTACGGCGTTCACAAGGCGCTGAACGCACTAATCCAGGGGTCTGCCGCGGACCAAACGAAAGAGGCGATGCGAGTCCTTTACTACGATTACGGATATGTGCCTGCTTTACAAGTGCACGATGAACTTGGCGGATCAGTCGATGACATGGAGCAAGCAAGAACTATCAAACGGGTTATGCAAGAGTGCGTACTCCTAGAAATCCCAGTCGTCTGCGATGCAAAGGTAGGACCGAGCTGGGGTGAGTCCAAGGAAGAAGTACTGCTACTGGCGGCTTAGATTCCCGTTTAACCCGCATTATTCTGTTGTAAAATGAACTTAAGGAGATATACTAATGTTCGCACGATCGCTCATCGAGATCTTGGTGGCTTTCTTCATCGTTACGGAGGTGGTCATTCCGCTATTTCGGCGAGTACCACTCTTTCCGTTGTTTCGCAACAGGAAGGAGGCGAAGTTGCACCATCAGATCGAACAGGTCGAGCAGGAATTGACCGAAGCTGAACTGGAGGAAAAACTTCGCAGGCTCCGTGTTGAGCAAGCCGGACGGGGAGACGCTTTGCTGAAGGCCTACGACGCGAAGAACGCACACTTGATGGAGCGAGATCTGATATGATCTGTGAGGGCCAGGGAGCTTATGGCGCGTACGCTGGCCCTGGACACTGGAGTCTGGGTCCCGAACAACATGGCATACAGACAAGATAAGATACCAAGGGACTGCGCAATATGCACACGGACAATCAAAGAATACGAATGGATGCTGGACCTTTTTCGTACAGAGAGTGCGGTCGCTGGGTCGACGTTGCGAGTCTTGTGGGTCCACGAAAAATGCGCGCAGGAGGCAATACAGCGATGGCTGGTGAAGAAGATGAAGAGCTCATGATGTATTCCGCAGGTGCAGAAGAGGAGACATTGCCGTGAGCGTACAAGTCAAGGAAAGCTACTTCTGGCAACAGGTCAAAGCCGGACTGGAGTCTGATGACACCCACCTATCTCGAATAGAGAATACGGCGGGAACTGGTATATCAGACGTGACAGCTTGTCATGGCGGCGTCGAGGCATGGCTAGAGTTGAAAGTCATGCACGGGAATCGGCTATATTTTCGCAACAGCCAGAAAACTTGGATTATGAAGAGGACAGGGGTTGGCGGGCGAGTACTCATCGTGGCCCGCAAGGACGACGACATGATTGTGTGGGAAGGTAGAGCCGTCATGATGTCCACGCACATTCCCGGCACTGACAGCAAGTCATTCTCAATACACAAGGACGAGCTACCAGAACCACTGTTCCAGTGCCATAAACCCTTCAAATGGGAGGGCGTTAAGCGAGCGGTCTTTGGGCTACCGCACTGAGACATATCGGGACTTCCAAGTGTTCCCGCGTTATATAATTGAAAGGAGTCAATAAAAAGTGAAAAATTCGTTGCTTCAGTTTTTTGAATATAGCCATCTTCCACCGCATCTTCAAGAGGTTAGTAAGCCTTTTGGAGAACTTGCAAAGGAGCTAGAAAAAGCTCTCCCATCCAACCCCGAAAAGACTTCTGCGTTCCGCAAACTCCTTGAAGCTAAGGATTGCGCAGTTCGTGCCGTGCTATTTAAGGACTAACAAAGCCATGAACATCGATGAGCTGATAGCGCAGGACGCTATCGAACAGCAGCAGGCGATCCGGCCGCCTTCTGACGCCGACCTGAGATCAGTCGGGGACCTGGCTAACAAGCAGCTTAAGCTTGAGTCACGCCTCGATGAAGCAGTCATCGCAGACCTCGAACTCATGGACCCCAGCGTCCCCGAGCTCGAGGCTCTACTCAAGAAGAAGAAAGAAGAACTGTCGAAGGTCAAGGAGTACGACTTACCGAATGCTGTGCAAGCGTTTGGCTTGTCGGAGTTTAAGCTGCTCGATGGTTCTCTCGTCACAATCAAGGAGGACGTATACGCTGGTATTACCGAAGAAAATCGGGAAGATGCCTTTGAGTGGTTGGAGGCAACCGGCAACGACGGCATCATCAAGAACGAAGTGAAGTGCCCGTTCGGTAAAGGTCAGGACGCCGAGGCCAAACGGCTCGCTGATATTTTGTCTACCCAGGGGTACAGTTTCACAAGTTCAAGGTCAGTGCATCCCTCGACCCTGAAAGCTTTTGTCCGAAAGCAGTTAGAAGAAGGGTTACCGATTCCCACCGACGTGTTCTCAATTCACGTCAAGAAGATCGCATCCATCAAAGTCAAGAAGTAAGGAGAACAGAAAGAGCAAATGGCAACTAAGAAAGGTATAGCGCCTGCTACGGCAGCGCCAGTCGAAGAAGTGGTTCAGGAAACGGCAGTTGAGAAGATCGGGGACGCCACCGAGATGGTCGTGGTCGCTCCCTCAATGGACATGTTCCAGGAAGATGCTGGTGGTGGTCTGGCGAATCTCGGCGCCAACGACTTTGCTATCCCGTTTATCTCCATCCTCCAGAAGGGAAGTCCCCAGGTCAGCCGCGCAAATGCTAAGCACATCAAGGGTGCGGAGTCCGGCATGATCATGAACACAGTGACGGGCAAGTGCGTACCGGGAGAAGCGACCGACGACGACCCGGGTGGAATCCTGTTCATTCCCTGCGGCTATCAGAAGCAGGCAGTGCGCTGGAAGAACCGAGACTCGGGCGGCGGTCTCGTTTGCCACTACCTCGAGAATGATCCGGCGTTGAAGAAATTCCCCCGAAACGACCGCGGTCAACTTTGGGACCCGGAGAGCAAGGACATCATCATCGATACCGCGTACCACTTCGGACTCGTCCTGCACGAGGAGTCTGGGTTCCCTGAATTCGCCGTCATCTCGATGGCGTCGACGCAGTTGAAGAAGTCAAGGACATGGAACACAGTGATGCGCCGGATCATGTTCCGCGACGCACAGAACCGGGTCTTCAATCCGCCGTCCTACAGCCATGTGTATCGCCTGACGACAGTTGGCGAGGCGAAGGACACCTACGACTGGTTCGGATGGAATATCATCTCCGAAGGTCAGGTCAAGGATGTCAGCATCTATAAGATGGCAAGGGAATTCGCGAAGCAGGTCGAGTCCGGAAACGTCCGTGTCTCTGCTCCTCCGCAGGAATTCGACGGCGAAGTCGGAGACGCGGAAGGTCATGCGGGCGCCGGCGAAGGAGTACCCTTCTAGGAGCGATCCACAGGTCTCTTTCCGACAAGCTCCCGAGCTTGAAGACCAAGGCAGGATCCCCGTTCGGACCAGGGATCCTGCCCACTATTTTAGGGGAACGACCGAATGGATCGGCCAGTAACAGCTGCCTTGGCCGAGCGATTCATGCGCTTGTTCGCGGGCATGGATCGGGCCTATGGTACTTACGATATAAACGCAGTAAGAGAAGGCGATGGTAAAAAAGTAGGGGCCGCAAAAACAATCCGTGGCGCAGTAGTTGAAGACTTGTGGGAAGCCCACCTTGCTGGCAAACAAGGCTTGGGAATCATACCGATCAAGGACGATAATCACGCCTCGTTCGGGGCTATCGACGTCGACATCTACAACCTGGATCTTCGGGCCATAGCTGCAAAGATCGTGAGACTAGGTCTCCCGCTAGTACTCTGCAGAACTAAGTCCGGTGGCGCGCATATCTACTGCTTTTCGTTTGAACCAGTTCTCGCCTCAACCATGAAGTCCAAGTTGGGCGAAGTTGCCGCATTCCTTGGCTTTGGCGGTTCTGAGATCTTCCCAAAGCAATCTCAGATACTGGCTGATCAAGGCGACGTTGGTCAGTGGATCAACATGCCGTACTTTAACGGCATTCGAGGAATGAGGTACTGTGTAACTACTGAGGGAGATGCAATGTCCCCCGAACAGTTCCTCGAGTATGCATACGATAACCTTGCTCCGACCAAGTGGTTCAGGGAACTCTTGGTCGTTGCGAAGGAGTTCGAGGATGGACCCCCCTGTCTACAAGCACTTTCACAAATTGGGTATCCAGCAGGAACGCGTAACGACGGCCTGTACAACATTGGCGTATTCCTGAAGAGGTCTGATCCGGATAACTGGGAGACGGCTTTAGACGAAGCCAATCACAAGTTCATGCAACCACCCCTTACCATGCCAGAGGTACAGGGGCTGATTAAGTCGCTCCGTAAGAAGGACTTCTCGTACGGATGTACGAAGCAGCCGATAGCACAGCACTGTAACGCAGCCCTATGTAGGACAAGAAAATTTGGTGTCGGTAGTGGAACTACCGGAAGATTCCCAGCGCTCGGTGGAATGACTAAGCTGAACACAAAGCCGCCTATTTGGTTTTGGACGGTTGACGGCGTTCGCATGGAGCTATCAACAGCCGATATCCAGGACCCCAGGGCGTTTCAACGACGCTGCATGGATTACCTAAATGTTATGCCTCAAGTCCCAGGCGCACCTGCTTGGCAAGCAGCTGTCCAGCACGCAATGGATACTGTGACGGTTATTGAAGCGCCAGTTGACGCTTCTCCAGAAGGACAATTCTGGGAAATGATGGAGAAGTTCTGCACGGGTAGGGCGCAAGCCTTAAACCTGGAGGAGATAGTGCTTGGCAAGCCTTTCTCCGAGAAGGGTAGGACATTCTTTAGGATGGCCGATATGCTGGCATTCCTGAGTCGCCACAAGTTTTTCGAATTCAAGAGTACGAAGATTGCGTCCATGCTTAAGGACGCAGGTGCTGAGCACCACTTCAACAACATAAAGGGTCGTGGCGTCAACTACTGGTCGATCCCAGAGTTTGCTAAGCAAACAGAAGGATTCCCCATACCTGACGAGGCGCAGAACAATGAAGAAGCACTCTAAAACCCTGTACCACGTTGTTGAGTATATAACGTCGTATGGAGGCAAGCATAAATCTGGGGATAGGGAGCCGTTGCCCGACTACATCGCCACGGACCTAAAAAACAGAGGAATAGTTGTCATCATTACGTATGGCCTGGATTTACAGAAATGAACTCCAAAAACACTAACATTATTGTTGGGCCGCCGGGAACTGGGAAAACCACGTCGCTGCTTGAAGTCGTGGAAGGCGTCCTGGCACGCGGTATCAAACCGAACAAGATCGGGTTCATCAGCTTCACTAAGAAAGCTGCTGAAGAAGGTAAGTCAAGGGCATCTGAGAAGTTTGGCATTGCTCCTGAAGATCTCCCACACTTCAGGACCCTGCATTCGATGGCATTCAAGTACCTTGGAATGCGTCGAGACCAGATGGTGGGGTGGCCGCACATTAGGGAACTCGGTAGAATGCTCGGTATCGATTTCAAGGGCCGAGGCGAGATAGCGGAAGACGACGTATACGGCATGAACTCAGCAGACCGGATGCTGTTCCTCGAAGGTCTCGCGCGCAATATCAAGCGACCGTTGAAGGACGTTTGGAACGAGGCGTTCGAGGACGAGATTGACTGGTGGGAACTTGACCGATTTGCAAAAGCCCTTGAGTCCTTCAAGAGAAGCAGGAGCCTGTCAGATTTCACAGATCTACTCGAGCGATTTTGCCTATCGCAAGTAAGCACACTGCCTCAACTAGACGTGCTAATTATTGACGAAGCTCAGGACCTGAGTCTTCTTCAGTGGGACGCTGTCGAGCTGATCTCGACCAATGCGAAAGAAGTATATGTAGCAGGAGACGACGACCAAGCCATCTATAAATGGAGTGGAGCAGATGTATCAAAATTCATAAACCTCCCCGGTAGGGCGCGTGTCCTGGATATAAGCTACAGGATACCTAGCACCGTCCACACGCTTGCTGATTCTGTGTCCAATCGCATTTCCCAACGACGCCCAAAGATCTGGGCGCCACGACTAGAGATAGGATCGGTCAACTGGTTCGGCAACATCGAAGAGGTAGACCTATCCAAGGGGACATGGCTCCTCCTTGCCAGGAACGGTTACATGCTCGATGAACTAGAGGATTGGTGCATGAGCCAGGGGTTCTCCTTTAACTCTGTGAACCGCGACCCGCTGAAGAGTCCTGCGCTATCGGCAGTTCGAGTCTGGGAGAATTTACGTAAAGGTAATGAAGAATCTGCGGAACGGGTCTTAGAGACACTGAAGTATATTCCAGCTCACTGGACCTCGACCGTGCTGATGAAGAAATTAAAGGCTGACGAGAATGACCGTATGTACTCGATGCCAGAGCTCGTGCGCCTGGGGTTGAGGACCCAGGATGTGTGGTACACAGCGCTGGCTAAGATCTCGGACAAGGAACGAGAATTCTTCCGCGCGGCTCTACGACGCAAGGAATCGCTCCTCAAGGAACCACGAATTAAGATCAGCACAATTCATGCGTCAAAGGGCGGTCAGGCTGACCACGTCTTACTCGTCACTGACATGTCTTACCGCTGCCACAACAACATGCAGACCAATTACGACGATGAGGTGCGAGTGTGGTATGTGGCGGCGACAAGGTGCAGGCAGTCCTTAAACCTCGTCATGCCAAGGACGAACCTCAACTTCGATTTTTGAAAACAGGTGACCAAATATGGTCAGATGACCAAATATGGTCAGGTCCGCTGCGGTACATAGAAACATACAGCTAAAAGTATGTTACAATGGTAACACCACCTTAAACTTATAACCTTTATGTTCACAGCAACAGTTCGGTTTTTTCGAGCATGGGGCCGGCGACGAGCTGTCGCCCGAGCCCAAAGACAAAGTTCTTACTTAGCCTCTATGCCAAGGAAGAACGTGGAGAGGCTAATCTTCGGGGATGCACAGACATGGGTGAGATAACGTACACAGAATTTCCGTTCAAGAAGGACCCCTACAAGCACCAGCTAGACTGCTGGCGCCTGTGCAAGGATCGGGAATCCTATGCACTCTTTATGGAGATGGGCACTGGAAAGAGCAAGGTCATCATCGACAACGCGGCATACCTCCACATGTCAGGAAAAGTGCAAGGGCAGGTAATCGTCGCCCCCAAGGGCGTGTACTTGAACTGGGTAGAGAGTGAGCTCCCAACCCACATGACTGACGCAGTGAAGCATGAGGTTGCCTACTGGTCGTCCTATGCCAGGAAGGATGAGCGGGACGCTATTCGCAAACTCTACCAGGAGGGCAACTTCCTGAGGACACTGGTGGTTAACATCGAGGCGATGAACAGTGAGAAGGCGGTCGAAGAGGTCGTCAAGTTTATGCAGAAATTTCCGACGATAACGACCGTCGACGAATCAACTACGATCAAGAATCCCAATGCGAAACGCACAAAGATCATGATCAACGTCGGGAAGTATGCCAAGTACCGACGAATCTGCAGCGGTAATCCAATACCCAACGGCCCGTTGGATCTGTACAGTCAGAGCGAATTCCTGAAGCGCAACCAGATGGGCTTCGCGAATTACTTTGCGTACCGTAACCGATTCGCAGTCATGCAAGAGCAAAAACTCGGCAAGCAATCATTCAACAAGGTGGTTGGCTACCGAGATCTGGAGGCGCTCAAGCGATTGATGCGCCAGTTCTCGTTCATTATCAAGAAGGCTGATTGCCTGGATCTTCCTCCGAAGGTCTACCAGTCCATTGACATCGGCATGGGCCCAAGGCAGACCGAAGCATACAATAAGATGTTGGAAGACGCTTACATGATGCTCGAGGACGGGTCTCAGGTTACCGCACAAATGGTCATTACCCAGCTCCTTCGCCTTCACCAGATTGCCTGCGGGTTCTTGAAGCCGGACCACATGGAGGAGGTCCCATTCGGTGAGCCAAACGAGAGGCTTGAGACACTGATGAACCTCCTCGGCCAGGCCCCTGGCAAGGTAATCATCTGGGCCAACTATCGCTACAACATACGGCAGATTCTCGCTGGTATTCACGAAAAATTCGGCAAGCAGTCGGTCGTCGAGTATTATGGTGATACCGATGATGACGATAGGCGGTACGCGAAAAAAGCTTTCCAGGATCCAGAGTCCCCGGTCCGATTCATGGTCTCCAATCCCGACACAGGTAAGTGGGGCAACACATGGACGCAAGCCACAACCGTTATATACTACTCCAACAGCTATAATCTGGAGGCCAGGGAACAGTCTGAAGATCGTGCGCATCGAATCGGGCAGAAGGGCGCAATACATGCACCGGGCGAGAATCCCTCTGTGTTGTACATTGATCTACGCACCAGGGGCACCGTGGACGACAAGATCATCCGTGTACTGAAGAACAAGAAAAAACTGACCGATGAAATCGTTTCCTCCAATTGGCGCTGGCTAATCGGAGAAGGGATCTAGGGCAAATAAATACTGAGTCGGTAGTGTATATCTGCGATATATCAAGTGGACTCAAGGATGACCAAGGTGATGGCAGTATGTCATTTTGGTCATCCCCTCCGCAACGAAGATGAATGTCTGTGAAACCAATGAACCTAAGAGATATTGACCTATGGTCAAAAATTCTCTGTTGAGTGTGTCCGAATTAACTAAGCGTTTTGCGACTTTGTTTTGCCGTGTTCACCCGCACCAGGATCCATATCCCTCGCAGCAACAAGCCTCGTCTCCAACCAATCCGGTAGCTTAACTCCTGCACGATTGCAGTTTTCAGCCACAGACAAGATCTCGTTGATGATGAAGTATATCGCCAGCGCTGAGTCAAAATCGACTCCGAAGTTAATAGTCTGATTCGCCAAGTGCGCCACGCCAAGCATGATCCACATCAGGGTTTTCTTCTTAGCCCCAACATACCCGCGTGCGCTGCAGAGCTGCTTCTTGATACCACTGGCAATGATACCCGAAATCAGGTCCGCTATCATTACCCAGAATAAAACTTGTAGCGCGTGTGGCATTTTCATGAAAAGTGAGACGGCCACGCCAACAAGGAATTTCGAAGCGTCGATAGCTTCATCCCGGTATTCTGTCATGATTGATCGATCCATCGTCAAATATCGACCCTCAAAGAGAGGAGCCCCGAATTGGAGTTCGGGCCCCTAACTTAAACAATTTTAACACAAGATGTATTGTCCAGGACACATTAAACTTACCGTACTTGGACAACCCTGGGCCTTGCACTAGTCGACACCTTGTTCTTGACGTGAGCATTGGATCGCGGGAAAACCTGCTTCAGTGGTACTTCCCAACTAAGGAGCACGAAATGGTCAAACGCCCAGAAGTTTAAGAAGGGAGTTCCTACCCGATTATTAAACGTGAATTCTGATCTCCATGGACACCCGCCGTTAAACCACGGAATCAGGTACCGCATATCAGACTTAGGCCAGCTCAGTCCAGCGTACGGGTACTGAGCAGTTACTTTAGCATTCTCCAGGTTCCTAAACGTCGCTCCCCACGATAGTCCCTCAATCTTGAATCGATCAAACCCACTACCACTCTTCGTCTTCCAGCCTGATGGCAAGTTGACAGCGAAGTTCATCCTGCCGCCCTGCGGAAATGGCAGGATATCAGTATAATAGCAGGTGTAGAAATCTACGTCGAACGGAAACAATAATTCAAACTTAGCGGTACCATATGTAGTAAGTACTGCAGCAATGATTGTGTCCGTGTGCGCCTTGACCCGACCAGCTAGGAAGGTGGCGTCAGCGCCAGAATTCACAAGCGAAGGATCGTCGTCCTGTGTGAAGAATGCTCCCAACGCATGGCCTAGGGAAGAACTAGCAGCCGCTGTTTGGTTAGCATCGTAGTATGCCATGCCGCCACCAGAAACAGTGCCAATCGCACCGGGAGAGCCACCAGGCCACGAGCTGCCATTAACAGTGAAGTGTGTTCCGTCGACAACAGTTATAGTCAGCGTGCCGTCAACAATTCCTGTTCCAGCTAATATGGCAGTTTGCCCGGTAGAAAAACCATGGGCTACTGGGGTCTGCACCTCGACTAGACCCGAAGAATCTGCGAACCCTGAGATGGCCAGCGAGTTTACTATTGATCCAGCATATACCGTGGGCTTGGAAAAAAACCAGTGTCCAATTTCTCCAAGCTGCAAAGATGGCGTTGCCGAGGCAGAAGACATTATTGAGGCTGTTTGCAAGTACACGTTTTGCATGTATGGCGTTACCGTACTTGGGTTAAAGGCGCACTGAACTGTCTGTAGTTCAGCAGAAGTAGAATCTCCAGCTGTGGGAGTATACGACCCAGAATTTGCCAATTCAGCTGTTAGGGAGTAGCTATCTGCGTCCGTCACAGTAATTACCCAGGAGCCACTGCCCGAACCTGACGCAATATTGACTATAAAACCTGTTGAATACCCGTGACCAGTCTGCTGTATGTTTCCTCCGCTGTTTGCCTCCACGAAGCCAGCTCCCCACGTGCCAAAACCTGTTGATGTGAGAACCAGTGACCCATCAGAAAACCTCTGAACCCACGCCCCACTGGTGGTGTTATCATCGGGAGGATTCAGCAACTCCTGCGACCATGCCACGGTGCAGGTCATTGAGTTTGCCAGCAACTCAGCGCAGAAGTTACCCAAAAAATCCGAGAACGCCCTATTTATAGGGCTACTTTGGGAGGAATCAACTTGCCACGTTCCCTCATTTCCAGCAAGCACATCACCCGCGCTAGTGATAGAACCAATGACGCCGAAATCCTGCCACCATGTTGGAGAACTCGCTGGCGTATTGTTAGTGTTCGCCGCCATGAGTCCCTGGTACAAGTGTCCTCCTGAAATGACCCAATCGCCTATACCATACGCGTGCGTTGAGCTCCATGATGGAGAAGACGGCGTATAACTAAATGTTATGGTGAACCCGTTTATTGGTGTCAGGGAAGTTATGGCGAATTTCCCTGGCGTGACTGCGTCAACATCCGCCCATATCCCGACAAACATGCTATTTATGCCGTTGACAAACCGTTGGGCTATTGTTACCAACGTGTCTGCAGGATATACCACGACGTTAAACGTAATGCCACTAACGGTGCAGGATATCCCATCACCGTCGGCAAATCCGGTTCCCCAGGAAAACGCGCCAGTCAATGTCGCCACAGTCTGATGAAATGATCCGCCCAGGCGGATCCTCTTTAAGGCGAAGAATACGCCAGAGTATAGGTCTAGGTCACCAAGGAATCCCGCCTTCCTTGCAACCCAAATTGACCTCTGGGGGGATAGCTTGTACGTTTGATCTGTGTCATAGTCAAAAGCTGCACCGATGTCTGGATATGTAGTAGCTGGGTCCTGAACATCAGAGGGGCTTACAGCATGTAGGAAGTCAAAAAAGCAGGTGACACCTGAGAACTTAACAGTCAGCACTAGCACATGTGTTCCTGCAGCAACCCCAGACGTTACCACTCTCCTAGTCTGAAGTGGTGTACCAACATTTAGAAATGTGTCTATATCAGGGAGTGGCGACCCATCCAAGGTCACCGAAAAAGTCCCGCCCCCCGAATTAAGCGACGTTCCTAAATAAAGGTCATGAGATACACCGCACGTGTACCTGATCATAACTGAGGATCCAGCGGTAGAGGAGTACTTGGCAAATCCCCAATGGTAGAATCCAGAGGCCTGAGTCCAGGATCCAGCATATTGCGCATTACTTGAATCGCACACAATTGAGTCCAGCCCAGCCACTCTTAACGGTGTCTTGCTGCCGGGATCTGTTATAGACAGTGAGGAGAATTTGTACAGGAATTCTTTCGGGACAAATGGCTCCAGTGTCCTCGTGGGAGTCGTCGTATAGTCTATCGGAAGATTGGGAGCTAACGTCAGCCAGCACTGCCTAATTAAGGGATGTGAAGAAAAATCTATCGTAACGTGGAAAGAACTTGGGTCGGCACCACTCGCGAGTTTTACATTTCCCGATGGGCTTAGTTCCAACGTCGAAGTCTTGTGGATCTCCATCAACTCGATGGTATTGCCGTCAAATCCTGGGACTGTAGCTGTCACAGTAAACGTTGCGCCAGTGAAGGTAGCGGTGAGTGGAACTGTTGAAGATGTCGCCGCATTTATCTGCGTTGCAAGATTTTTGGCAATGAAGTTCGTTGGGCTGTTGGCTACCCAAAGTGTTCCCGTACCATTCCCATCCGTTCCAGCATCACCAACAACCACAGTTATGCCAGTATTAGCGTTGGCTGTCACAACTATGGTGTTTGTGACAGCCGTGGCGAGTCCGTTAGTGTCGCCAGCACCAGCATTAACGACGGCGGCCAAATTTATAGCAACAGTATTACTAGGATCGCCAAGAGCAGATTCCGTATAAGAATAAGTATTGGTACCGATCTTTATTGAGTGCACCTTAAGCGGTGTTCCGCCAAAGTAACTCATGGTCACGCTGTGGGAACCAGGTACTATGTACTCAAACACCGTATCACCAAGGTATATCAGCTGCACACGGTCAAAGATACTTGGCGTGGACCCTACCACAGTAAAAGTCACTAACGCATTGGCCAGTCCCGAGGTGGAGGTGATATTCAGGGGGACTGAATGCAGCGTGTTACTGGTATCAAGGAAACTCACGGCATTCCATGGTACTGAGGGAAACTTTAGACTTCCGGGATACATCCCATTGGTTATGGCGACGTCGAAATCGACAATAACTCCAGTCAGGTCAAAGTCGGGGAGATACTTGGTGGTGTATAGGTGTCCGAATAGGTCGTCAGCGTCAAACAGCATCAGCACAACAAAATCAGCTATATCGCTAAACACTCCGGAGACGTTGAACCCACTCGATGACGAGTTAGTAATGGCGGCAGAGCATCCTCGCCTGTCAAATCCTCGAAGATACATTGTCCTGTGCGGTTGAAATTTAAAGATTGCTTCAGACATTTTTATTCAGAAATAAAGTATATAGTAGCCGTAAGATCTGCTCCAGGAGCAGTCGACCCAACAGAAGTTATATCCAACGTTATTGGTCGCCCGCCCATCAGCCTAGACCATGGAGGGAAAAGGCTCACCTGCGATTGGGATACACCACTAGTATAAGCTTGCAAGTAAACATTGCCCTCAGCAATAAGATCTCCGGTAAGAATTGTTATGGAGGCAATAGTCACCCCGCCGCAGTTAATGTCTACAGATACTGGTGCATCTGCAGCAGTTCCCATCTGAAGTACGATCGTCACTGGAATGGAGTTAAGGCTAGTCTGTATGGGCTGGCCTTGGTTGTTACCAATGGCCAAGGTACCCTGCACGTTCATAACGAGCGCGCCATCGAACAGGAAGCGGTTGGATATGTACAGTTCCCTATATTGATCAAGGACTGGAGAACTCAGCGTCACATTGTCAATGGACTGCTTTGCAACTTGGAACAACACTGACTGATTCTTGGGATATGACGAAGCATCTATGTAGAACACTCCCATCTGACCAAAGAATTTAATCGCAAGCGGAGTTGTCGCCTGGTCGGTGAGATAGTCCATATTCAGCAAGATGATTCGCGATGTACTATCAGGCGTAACTCCACCCGGCCAGTCCCCCTGAATGTATGCACGGGTCCCACTGAAAGCAGAGATCGGAACAAAGGTATTTCTACCAGTCCCAGCGAATATGAACGCACCCATGTTATTGCCAGAGAGCGGTCCGTACGTCTGCTGAAAGAGGATGCCGTTACCAGAGAATGCTCCGTTCCCTGTAGACCCAACGAGCTGGGCAGTGTTGCCGCTGACACTGCCAAGCGTCCATCGACCATTAGCTGCAGTATTGCCCTTTACTCCCTGTAGAACAATAACGTTACCATTAAAGATGTTAGTAGTGTCATCAACTGTAATAGTGATGGGGGAGGTGTTAGTTGCGTCAGTAACTACACACCCAGGAGTGATCTGCGCCATCGGATTAACGAGCAAGGAATCGTCAAAGTAGTTTCCATTGTCGTCGCTGCCATACGTCGGTTTCATACGAATGGTCCAGGTTGTGGGTCCATATGTATTAGCGTACGTACCGGCAAGCATATTTTCAACTAGTAGGGTTCCGTCAAGAAAGTCATCAGGCTCAGGATCAATGACGTGCATTGTGTTGCCGTCGTTTGCTACAATCGTAAAATCCATGATAACATCGCCACCGCTAACCCCGCCATTCCCTGTGATGTTATCCTCGCCCCCGATGAAAGATACTTCCCTACCAACTAATGAGTTCGTAGCAAATGATACGCCGTCATACATCGCCATCGCCAACGCGGTGGTACCGCTAGAATAGGACGCTGTTGGCAAGAAAGTTAGTTCACAAATACCGCTAAGAGCAACAGACCTAGTCCTAAACCGCAGGGCGTTATAGGCAATATCAGGAGGTCCAACAGCTCCTACCTTAAACGAACTCGCAAGGCTGATTCCGGCAGGCGTGCCCGTACCTGTATCTTGCAACGTCATCGTCTCCGGTGATTCACCCGCGAATACGGCGTAACCAGTTGGGGCATCAGGCCACGATTGCACCCTGAATTCCGGCATATTATATCCCGGGGGAAGGAAGACGGATGAGATATTAGACAGTGCTGACAGGGGGATGGCGTTGGCGAACGAGGCGGTAGTAAACACAGCAGTAGTCGAGGTCGACGCAACGGAGCAGTAAAAGGAGGCACTTGCTGGAAAACTACCGCTAACAGCGGCCGTACCAGTGACCTGCATCTTAGGCATCCTCGGAATCGACGTGAACGAATTAGGAGGAAGAAATGTCTGCATCAGCAGCTGTGACGGGTAGATTGCGTCAGGATTGTCAGAGTGCCCGTATAACTGGGCAAGGTGGTAGAAGTACTCGGTCGGGTCATAGTACGGACTGGAAGCAACCGCCCAGTATCCAGCGCGCAATGGATACGGAGGACGGTCAACGGCGTTCATCGTGTTCTTGTAGATTGGCTGGTTGGCTCCTTGCCCAAACGTGTCTTGATACCAGTTATCATTGTGCCACTGCAGAGTGATCTTTGCCGTCTCAAAGTTTTGTGATGGCTGAATCTTCATTACGCGGAAAGGTTGCTTAGTGAGCGCAGTCTGAAAATCAGAGAGCAGCACGATCTGGCCAACCATCAAATGAAGAGCTTTCACCGAGGTTTCAAGCTCAGCCATGATAGTTCCGCCTGTGTCACCGATAAACGATCCCTCGTAATCGAGTCGAGGATTACCACGGTAGTTTTCAGCGAACCACGTGGCCGTGACGCGGTTCATGTGGTCGTAGGTTTGCGGACCAAGCAGGTTAAACGTACCAGCGATCTCCGAACCAATACGATTGACGTCCTCAACATCTATGATAGTCGAGATATCCTGGCTGTACTGGTTTTCGCGATCGAAGAAGTATGACGTTACCTTGTTGGGAGTTTCCTGAAATTGTCGCTGATATAGCCGAAGGGTTGACCGATTGTCGTCAGTCTTACGAATGCTGTTCTCGTCAAAGTGATACGCAACATAACCGTTGATCTCGTCTCCAGCGGGGGAAACGGACGTCACTGCAGTATTGTAGTTCGACCCAGTGATTGGGTTTGGCTGCTGTGCACCGATTGTTGACTTAATCTGGATCTTTAGCTTACCAGTATTGAAGTCGAAGAACAGCATTGCTCGCATTGCATTGCGGACACCGCGAATAACCTCGCCGATCGAGGTGCGTTGCTTGACAGTAAAACCAACAGAGAAGCGCCTATATTCGGAACTGCCTACTTCGTTGTATACATTTGAGTACGTGCCGTCGAGTCGATTAAAGTAGATCTGCTCATCGCACACAGCCGCCGCGTCAATGAATGATTGAATGTCGACGTCGGTGTATCTCCAATTAGCTTGTACAAGGATATCAAGCAAGATCCAGGCAGGGTTGGAGGTATAAGAATACGTCTGAACGTAATCGTCACAGCCAACAGTGCCCGTTGCAACGAAGATTTGTCCTGCATTAAGCAAAGTCTGAATCTGGGGAATGCTCGACGGCGAGGAGAGTGAAGATAACACCTGAGTAAAAATCGCCGACACGCTGCCATAAGGATCGCCGGCATTCTTCCAACCGATGTTGTTATTAGTTTGTCCGTTGCGACTGCCGTTGTTCAGCGGGACCCAGTTGTTATCAGTGTACTTACTAGTGTAGTTGGGGCTACTAATAGGTCTTGCAGACCCTGCAGAGTACTGGGCAACAACGACTCCGGCTACGACGTTGGTGATGATCTCCTGAACTTTGCCGAAACATAGCAGGTTCTCGAATCTGGTATAGTTACCATCACCGTACACGCCCATGACCTCTGGCTGTACCCACGTCGTTCCGTAGCAGATAGGAATGTAGTCCCCGTACTTTGCCTCGTTAGTGGCATTGATGATCAGGTCCCACTGACCAGTTAAGTACGACCGCTGCAGACCATTGTTCTGGATCGGCATGTAGTCATAGCCGCCAAATCTTCCCGTTTCGTGGCCAGCATTATCTGCCATGATGGGGTTAGACCCGCTAGAGTTACCAAGGCGAAGAACGCAAGCGGCCCTACTAAGTGGACAAGAGGTAAATGCCGAAGTGCCTGATTGGGCGTTGCCCACACCGCCCACCGAATATGAATAGCCACACTGGTAGTAGGGGGAGTCTGGGTTGTTGAGTCCGTCAAGCTGGGCGTCTTCATCTGGTGGGAAGTTCCACGCGCATAGTGGTTGGATGCGAATAGGAGGCATTTGCTGCTGAGTCATGTTCAGCAGACTGGTGGCAGTAACTGTCAGCGTTTTCTCATCAAAGGATGAAGCGCTGCATGTGCCAATAAACTTAACAATCGGAATATCGTTGTTGAATGATCCAGTTGCTGTGTTGCCAGCATCCCACATCGCTGCGTAAACCTTGAGGATTGCCCCCTTGAATCCCAACGTATTCTCATACGTGAGGTACATTGTCTTGTCTGGGTCAGCAAGAACCACGGTAATCTGCGGAGGAATGTCGAAGCCAAAATCAGACATTGCCTGCGTTGCGCCAATGTCCTGATTAACAATTCGGGGAACCCACTCATACCCTTGGTACTCGTATGATCCAGCTGTCGGCGAACCCTTGTACCTTTGTGACAAGGGGTGTGTCGACACGCGAAGGAACTGACCATTGGGAAATTCAAACTCGCATAGCAGCAGCGGCTGATATGTGAGCCTGAGTTCCTTAGCGTCGTAGATTGATCCGATAGACATCTTGATCCTTAGGAGGGAACGTTGTACTCGAACATGGGAAGCTGCAGCGCATTTTGGTTGGGTCCGATCGCTTGCCGCTGAAATGAGTCAGTGTCGAACCTCACATACTCATGGTAGCCATAGTTGTCGGGCGATCTGACGTAAGCACCCTCACCCTTGGTAGGAGCGACCTGGACGCCAAACACGTCGATTACTGATGCGTCCCACGTGCCATCTCCCCCGATGATAACCCTGAAGTAGTTATTGTCCCAGAGTGTTGCAGTATGGGAGATCCTCTTCCAGCTGCCCATTGGAACCATATATACTTCAGCGTCAGTCCTGGAAAAACCCGAATCCACAAAACCTATGAAAAGGTTCTGATTGACACTCTCAGCCTTAACCCACATTGACGCGCAAACAACAAAACCGTTAAGCCCGCCGTCAGCAGGACCGAAGATCGACAAGATGAAACTGTTGCCTGGTGCCGCTGACAAGCGCGTGGCGAGGTTGCCACCGAAGGGATCTGTTGTACTGCCAGCGATTGAGATGCCATTGGTCTTATCCCATTGTAACGCGGTGAAATCCTCCGAGTACGGAATAAGGTTGCCGCTTGGGTCAAGTAGCCTAAATTCTCCGTAACGACCATACTGAGACTCAAAAAAGGTCTTAAGCGTGGCTACCTCCGCGTCAGTAATACAGGAGTAGTTCACCTTGAACTTCCCAAGAGGAAGCTGTGCATAATCCTCTGGCAGATCCACGTTCGCTCGCCGGGAAAAACTCCACCGCATGCCCGTCTCAACATCCTGGACAACGGTGTCAAATCCCAGGCCAGCGGCGTATGGCAGCTGCGTGATGATCATGTTCGAATTGATCTGCGGAAAATACGTTGGCATATTACGATCCTGTTGCGCTATTAGGCGCTACCTGAATGATCTTCAATTCAAAAGAAAAGGTCTCGCCCCTTCCAACCTCAACATCAAGCTCATCTTGCCCAAAACCACAGTAATCATACGTACTGCCGTCAATCGTAATAGAGAAGGAGTGCTCAAGTGTCGGGTCAATAAGCATGCCATCCATCGCGTTAAAGAAAGCGCGGAGTATTGCCATGTCGTAACCGTTAACGCCATGGTACTGCAGCGTGCAGCTAAACAACTTATCATTAACAAGAAAGCGCTGCTCCGTATCATTCAGGAACTTGATTACCCGAGTATTGAAACTCGACGCAAGCGTCGAAGGGTACATAGCAATGGCGTTATCCTTCAATGGAGATTGAAGAACTCGCATTGCTCCCGAAGAAAGAAGTGGGAAGGTAAGTTCAGACGCCATGACTATCCTGTTCCGAATATTGAGTTCTGCATCTGCTGAGCGACTCCATTACCAAGTGACAGTTCTTTCTGGACAGCAGCTGTGATATCAGCAGATCTATCAAGGAAGCTCTGTGAGTCCATCGCAGACACATGGATGCTTACGGGGTTATTGGCCACGCCCGGAAGCCCGGCATACGACACCTGCCCTGGAATTTGGGCGTACGTGAGTTGTTGACCTGAAAAATCGTCAGCAGAAATTGTCCCCTGGCCCTGCCCAAGGTAACCATTTATAGTTGGTTTCCCGGAAGGTAGTATACTACTAAGAAACGAATTGGGATTGATAACTTCTATGGAGGGTGCAGTTACCTTTATGGAGTTTGCGGTGATTCCCGTGTCAGTAACCGTGCCACCCTTTCCTTCAGCAGCTAAGTTACCTTGTAGCGTGCTCGTGACGTCTAATTGGGCAGGTGCCATATAGGCATTGGCGGCAAGGTAGTTGGCAATCTGATTTGATCGCTTTTGCTTAGGATCCTGGAAGAAGGAGCCAAACAAGTCAGCGCCAAGTGCGCCAAGCTCAAGAAATGGAGTAGCTACCTGAGCTCCCGGAATCATTGACGTAATTCCAGCAGCACTTGTTAGAGCTCCCGCAACCCCGAAGGACTTACTACGAACTCCCGCCTTACTAAAGTTCGTGATAGCTTGATACGCACCAGTCAATGCTTCCAGACCGCCGGCAACATACGTCCCAGCATTGGAATTCAGTTTCTTGAGTCCGGACATCGCACCAGACACAGCATTGCCAAGGTTTGGAATACCAGAAAGAGGGTCGCTCTTGCTTGGAATAGGAGCAGCCGAACCGTTACCACTCGGGGCGCCAGCAGGCTGTTCTGCTGATGGAATTGTGGTCTGACTTACCCCAACACCAGAGCCAGGACCACCGGTAACTGGGTTACCTGCCTGATCGAGCCCGTAGTACGTGGTGCTCTTGTTAGTTGGTCCGGAACCATCGCCGAAATCAATGGAAGTGTCAACAGCGCCTGGTCGTACGCCACTTGAACCAAGCGATGGAAGTAATGGTAGCGAAAATGGTGTAGCCGAATTTCCACCAGGATTAAACGCAAACGGACTACCACTGCCAGACCCGCCAAAGAGTGGACCGAGATTGAACATGTGGCCACTGGGGATACCCCTAAAGCCGCCACTCGCTCCACCAGTGGAACTGGGCGAGGTCCCTGGTGTCACACCAAGGCTCTGAAGGATTTGTTCGAGTGTTTCCGTAAGCTTATCAATGGCGTCGGTGTTCTTGTCAGTCGCCTTCGTGTTTGCTTCATTCACCTTCTTAATCTGTGCATTGATATCCTGATCAGTCGGTACCTTACGGCCAAGGGATGTACCGCTAAGCATTCGACCGAGAAAGGTCAGCTTCTTATTTCCCTGGGCGTCTGTAGTCTCGAGTCCTGGAAGATTGGTGTGAACGCCCTTTAATGTGTCTACAGCAAGGTTACCAAAAACCTTTGCTCCAATGCCCTTAACTTGACCCATCATGAAGTCGCGCAATCCACGAGCATGGTCAGTTACAAGTGTGTTAAATAGCCCTTCGCTGAAACTCCTGATACCCTCCATTTGCTGCTTGCGTAGATCAAGCATCTGCTTCAGCTTGTCCATCTCAACTTGACGAATCTCTTCTTCCTTCTGCTCCTCGGCTTCTAAGGTCTGACCCCTTGCCTTGTATTCTGCCTCAATGTATTCGAGACGAATTCGGTGGATGTTCTCAGCAGCAGCCAGTTCCTCATTCTGCGAAATGGCCATTGACTGCATTGCTTCTTGAACATTAGAACCCCTCTGCTCCAATGTCTTGGCGAGCCGCTCTCGAGCGGTATCAATCTCTTGTTCAACCGTCTTAATGCTATCTACGGCAGCCTTGACATTGGCTTGACGGATTGACTGGTCCCGCTGTTGAGCAAGTGCTGCCTGATCTACCGCAGCTGTTATTGGCTGTCTCTCATCGAACGTCTTGTTCGCGATGGCAATTTCGCCCTCGCGTGTCCGCTCGATCTCAGCCAATGCGCGATGGGTTGTCGACTGGCGTTTGCCAGCCTGAGCACTGATCGTCCGATCAATCTCCATCGCGAGCTGCTGGTTGTCCTGGAATTCGGAAATACGTCCTTCGGCAGCAAGCGTTTTCTTGTCCTTGGAAAGTTTTCGTAACGCTTCATCAAGCTCGAATAGCAAATCGAGTTGATCATTGAGGCGCTTGTTCTCATCAGTGATAGACGCAGTCGCATCAAGCTTTGTTCTGTAGGCGTAGCGAATGACCTGTTCGGCGTCACCGGGACTATCAAGTATGTCTTGAGCTTTAAGATCTGCACCATGTGATAGTACCCTCTGATCGCGATCCTGTTGAGCCCGCTTCTTTTCAATTTCGAGACGTAGCAACCCAACATCGCGATCAGTCTCATTCTGAGCAATTTGGCGATTATATGCATCTACGTCCTCGAGCAAGCCCAAGGTCTTCTTAGCGGTCTGCTGCTTAATGTCGAACGTTTTCAGAATTGCTTCACGCTCAGAAGAATAATTCCCCTGAACCACTGCAGATTGAACCTGTTCAACCTGCATCTGTTCACGAACCTGGGCAATTTGCGCCTTGTTCTGTCGATTGATCTTGCCAAGCTGTATGTCTCGGTCCTCTGCAGCAGCACCAACAACATCATCCTTGCGACTAAGGAAGTCATTGATTTTCTCGTGTCCAAGAATGAAGTCGCCGCCGCCGAGTTGCTTGGCGACGTCATTTAACTGTGTCTGCGCACCGACATCTCCGTCTGCAGCATTCTTTTTCAAATCAGTGAGCGATGCACTGAGCTTATTTACCTTGGCGACCTGTTCGTCATAATCAAGGAGAACTTTCTGGCGTGGAGAACCCATGGCTTTCCTTGCCCTGAGTCCAACAGTTCCTTCTTCGCTGTACTTTTCATCGAGCTTATTAAGCTGACCTTCAGCATCAGTCATCTCAGAGATCATACTCGCAACAGCGAGCTTCTCCTTATTGATAATACTTGGGGACAAGTCGGCTACGCGAAGCCTCTCAAGTCTTTGACGAACTGCTTCTCGTTTGATGTCCTCGGCAGTAATACCGCGCGTGCCTGAAGCAAACTGCCCAGCAAGTCCTGCTCGCTGTTGACGTGCCTCCTCGATGTCCTCAGGGCCTGTGTTTCCAAGAATCGGAATATCGCGTGCAACAGCCCCCACAGCAGAATTTTCTGGGCTTGTCCTGAACGTTGCCATGATCTGGGCCCACGTCCCCTGCTTGCCTTCCATTGCTGCAATGTAGTTATCAATGTCTGCAATTCGCTTATTGTACTCATCAGCCAGGTTCTTTGTCAGTTCCTGGTTGATAGACACCTGAGCTTCAGAAGCAGAACGAGTAGCTTCCGTGTTGATGTCCATTGCGTTCTTCCACTCGGGAGAATCATTTTTACTCCCTTGCAGTGAAGATCGCTCCTTCTTAAGCGAGTCAATCTTTCCCTTGAGTGCGTCGAGTTGCTCATTAGCAGTCTTCGACATCGCAACAGCATCATCTTGGTTTAGGGCAGAATATGTCGCAACTCCAACACCTGCACCTATCAACTTCGCCCACCATGGTACGACAGGGGATGCGAGGAGATATCGGAACAACGCGAGCGTCCCAACAGAACTTGCCGCAGCCGTCAACGAGGCAAGCACGCTAGCAAATTTTGCGACAGATGCAGAGTTGGCATCAACGAACTTGGCACCCGACGACATGAGCGAGATGAACCGACCGAACTCAGGCAGAAACTCCTTGCCAACGCTATACTGTAATTCCTGCATGTTCTGCTCAAACAGCTTAAGCTGTCCACCAGCGGTGAGCAGGGATTTCTCATACAGGCCATTGGCCTTAGCTCCCTCACGAATGACGGCATTAAGCAAAGCTTGCCGCTTCTCAACCTCGCTAGCTGGACCACTCTTGCCTTCAGCCTTGCGATCAGCCGACAGCTGCCTGTTAACCTGCAACATGCTAACTGGAAGTCCCATGCGGTGCAGAGTAACAGTCAAACCAGTTGAAACACCAGTAATGATACGTTCAACAGCCTCAGCAGGAGTTTGGCCAGAGAGGATGGAAACATTTTGCGCGACTTGCGCGACCTGACCAGCCTTGCCAACGTCAAGTTGAGCGAAGATCATTCTCTGAACAACCTGATTCGCTGATTCCGTGGTCATGTTCAGCTTCTTAATGTTGTTCACGCTGTCCATAACAGCTCCAACATCAAGGGCGTTTACCTTCGCAATTTCCTGAGTAGAGAACTTCAGCGCGTCAACGTTGGCGGCATAGATAGCCGATTCCTTTACACCATTCCAAATCGCGACACCGTAGGAAGCGAGCGTTGATAGGCCGAGACCGAACCCAAGTGCATCGCGGCTTTCAAAATTTGAACGGCCGCTTCCACCTCCGTGAGTGCCCCCACTATGCGTGCTACCACCTCCGCCGCCACCTCCACCTGCAGCGTCCTCAGTCTTGAGATATCGAACACGGGCCTCATGCGCCTTCTTTTCAGCATCAGTAATCTTCTTGAGACTTGCGAGCCGACGTTTCTCAACTTCGCTCTCTAGCTTGACGCCCTCAGCGCCAAACCTTGACGCATTATCAGAGCGCTTCTGACTTGCACTGGCTTCAGCTGAATCCCTACGAGCACGAATTTGATCAACAGCCTGATCAAGTTCTCGCTCGCGAGCAACCTGATCCTCTCCAACCTGTCTTGCACGACCTTCCGCCCTCTGGGCAAGCGTCCTACCACCAAGCAAGCCATGGACTCGCTCGGCATAGTCTGACCTGAGTTGCTCAAGTTCAGGCCCGCTGCCAGGACCATATCGGGCTACAGCATACCTTCCAGCAGTTTGACGACGCAGCGAGTCAATCTCCCCTGGATCAGTAAGCTGGGATGCACGTGCCTGGTATTCAGCTTTGATGAGGCGCATCTGTGCGCTTCGCACAGGACCCTGAAGACCTGCCTGAATATCTTCGTCTGAGAGTTTTCCCTTCGAATACGCCTTCGATTTGCGTAAGCGAGCTGTTTTTCTGCGCTGTGAATCGAGTGCAGACTCGTATTGCTGCTCGGCGTCCAACTCAGAGAAGCCAAGCGCTGAAGACCGACTTTCAAATGACTCCTGAATACCACCAAGTCGGCGACTTGTGGAAGTTCGAGACTGGAGCCTGCGTCCCTCGAGCCTGGCAAGCTGCGCATCGAACGAACCACGAGCTGAATTCAGTCCTGAGGTAATAGCATAGTCGCGAGAACTATACCGACGAGCAGCGTCATTCGCCTTAGCCTGCGCTGTGACGTCCCTGAACGTTTGGAAGCCACGGGTAGTTGATTCGACAGTATCTCGAAGTTTGCCAAGTTTCTGCTCCAAGGCATCCCTGCGCATTGAGCCACGTAGCGTCGTGGGTTCTGGAAGGTAGCCCTCAGCGCGCTCGTCATACGATGTCGTCCTTCCGCCTGAAGAAGCAGATCGTCGCCTATTCCTAAAGTAGTTAAGAAACGTGCCAAAGGACCCACCGCCGATACCGCCAGAAGAAAGGAATGGCGAAACAGCAGTCATTCCAGTGGCAAGACCAGCGTCGCTTAAACCGCGCAGCGCCTCACCAATAACGTTGCGAAAACCTGACCGAGGCTTCGAACCAACGTTACCTGCTATACGGTCCATCGCTTCTTTTTGCGCCTGGACAGCGCGAGACGACGCCAGCTGACGACCTACTTGCTGCCCCTCAAACATAATGGAAGCAAGCTGCATGAACCGTGGGTCGTTGGGGCCGACGTGTGACGCCATCTGAGCAGCATGCCTTATCAAGGATGGAGAAGCACTCTTACTATTTTGATCGATAAATGTAGCAATTTCCCGATCGCGAAATATAGTAGGAGAAAAATTTTTAACTGAAGATACAGGAATTCGTGACTGAATCGACATGGAGAGATTCTCCATGCCAAGTGCTCGCAAATCCCTAAGCCGAAGCCGATTGCCTGATTCAGCGTCGTATATCTCTTTTCTTTGGGAGATTGCGTGCTGGAGCTCCATTTTGGCCCCTTGACTCTTTTCCCATCCCCTCATCAAAGCAATACCACTCGTCCCAGTAACAGCAGGGATATCCCTACTCATTGCCTCCTCTATAGATAAATTCGCAAAATGAGTCTGACCGCCTACAGGAATGTACCCATGCTCCCTATCCAACTGTGCGGGGTTAACTACACCGAAACCTCTGCCACGCCATAAAGCTTCTGTCCTATCAAACTCCGGAAAGTTAAGGTTTGGTATACCACGCATTGGGCCAGCAATATATACACTCTTTTTAGGTGGCTGAGCCCACGGCTGAGATAGCATACGCTGAGCAAGCTGTGTACGATTGTCCGATTGACGACGATCAAGCTCATTCAACAGGGCATTCATCGGATCTTCTCTCTGAATCCCCTGTCGCTCGTTCTCGTAGCGTGTATTGAGTCCTTGCATTGTAGCAAGGGATACTTCATCGCCAGAACGAATATCTGACTTGATCTGACGACCGCGACCGCGACCTTGCTGAATTCGTTCCTGGGACCTGCTCTGAAAAACATAATGGTCCATGAACTGGGAAGAACTTGCAGGGCCAGACATGATAGTCATGTTCCGTAGGAACTGATCAATCACGCCAAGCCGTCGGTCAATGCTAATAGCTGAATGGCCCAACAGGCCAGGGGTTGTCTCTGGTGCTTGCCCAGATCCGAACTTGATTCCGTAATCAGTGCTTCGAGCAGGCCTCCGAGACCTGGCGTCAATGCCACCCTCAATTGCAGCAATGACATGCTGAGTGTAGAACTCTGCCACGTCGTCAGCAGCTCTAGAGGCTGTGGTTCCCAGGGATTTGTAGCGAGCTGTCGATGACATGTATCGACCGCCGCCCTCACCAAGACGAGACGACAGGTCACTACGAATTTCATCAGCCATGTGCTTGATCTGCGCAAGCAATTGCTGAGACTGGTTGAGCGGTCCCTGGTTGCCCAAGAGCATACTCATGTACGTGGGACCACCGATAGGCGAACGAGAACTGAGCAATTTAACGCCAGCCCTAACATCGTCCGTTGCCCTGTGTGCTTGCCCTGGGTTGATTCCGTGCGCTCTGAGAAGATCCTGCTGGGCCCGCGAGCTATGACCGAGCGTGCGCCAAGGGATACCTCGCATCGAGTCGAGCCACATCATACCTGCAGCTTGAGGAACAAGTCGTTCAACAAACTTCTTGTCATGTGGCGCATTGTGAGCTACGACAAAATCAGCCTGCTGCATCAGACGACGCAGCATGGTAGTAGATATGGCCTGGCTCTGTAGCTGCGCGGGAGTCACGCCCTGAGGCATGTACTGGTGGCGTGACTGGAATGCGAGTTGCTGAAAACCGTGGTACGTCCTCTCTTGCTGATTAAGGATTTCCCCCGTAGCTTTATTGAACGTAAACAGCGTAGCAGTTAATTCTGTAATCTGATGCTTAAGTGCATTCAACCCTGTAGATTCGGTGTCGATAAACAGGCCGCGACCTGTTGGACTATTGCCTGTTGCCCTGTTATACCTGCCCTCCCGGGTGGCAACGAGTCGCTTAATTAGCTCCCCATGCTTCTCAAGTTGACGACGAAGGGAAGCCGTGCCACTAGTTTCAGCAATTTTCGACGCTTGGACTTCAGCCAGCTTCTCAAGCCGCGCAGGAGTGTAGCGTGCAAGGATTTGCTGCGCGGTCTTAAGTGCGCCCGCGCTAGCACCAATCGTGCCAGCGCGCTTCTCCATTGACTTCAAGGTCGGCTCGAGCCGCTTGATACCCTCCAGCACGTCTGCAACAGCTCGGCCAGCAAATACAGATTTGCGCACGACCCCGTCAAGTGCCATGGATAGCTTCGTAGCAATCTTGTCCGCGTCCTCCATGTCCCGTTTATTGGGATTGGAGAACTTCAGGACTACGCTTAGTACCTCGTCGTCAAACAACTGGGCCAAGGGTTTTCTCCTGTTGTCACCGTCTTTGTCGCTGTTGGGGTTGTTGCTGCCGAGGTTGCTTCTCTTGAACGTTTCGAAGCATCTCGACTCGCGAGTGCTCGTCTTGGAGGATGACGAAAGCGTCTACCATGCGGGACGGCCATTTTGAGAGATCCCCACCGTAGGGAGACGCACCGAACTCCTTCATTACTTTGGTTCGTGCGAAAATTTGTACCAGCTCCGTAGACTGAGCTGATATGAGCGAGACAGGGCATTGATTCGTGTCAGTGCCTGAGATCGAGAACGGTCGACCAAGTCTATCCTGATACCCAGCTTCCCAGCAGACTGCCCGTTTCGGGTCTATTCTTTTTGGGAAGTATAAGCTGCAATTGCGCCTTTGCCAGTACCCCTTCCGTTTGCAGGTTACGCAGTCAAAGATTTCTGACTCATATCCACCTGTCCGCCAGAAGTGGTAGGCAATTCGGAGTTTTTTCTTTCTGTGCCGTTGAGCTCCGATTCGGCTTTGATCGCGACGATCACTTCTTCAAACAGCGCGGACGGCCAATCTTTCCAGTCCTCGACGCCCAGGGGTTTGCCTTCGACCTCGAGGCCATCGATCCGCTTCAGCCCCCAGGTAAGCCAGGCTGGGTTGACCTTCTCCAGCATCAGGCCGTCAAACTCGTCCTGAAGTTCCAGCCACTTAGCAGAATCCCTGGTTTCCTCGGACTGCCCTTCGATCGCCGCCTGCTCTTTCAGTATCTCTCGGATCCGGCGATTGGGTTCCGAAATCTTCGACCGAAGATCAAGCCGTCGACCTTCCGTCATCTTGTGAAGAAAAAATACGACGCCCTCAAATACTACAGACTCGTGGCGCCGAAGAGTCTCGTGCTTATATGCCATACGCAGACTTCCTTTGTGGTTGGGAGTTTACGGGGAGGAGCAAGTCCTCCCCGTTTCTACAGGTTGTAGAGGTTGGATTATGCGACGATGAGTGTGAACTCATCGCGCACCGAGAGTGAGGTGGTGGTCGCACGTGCCTCGGAGTAGGCCGCATCGAAGCGAAGCTGGCCATCGCCGAGCACATGGGACGAGAGGTAGACGTTCTTCATCCAGAAGACAAAGATGTTTCCCGAGACCGTGCCGAGGTTGATGATGAAGTCGACGGGCAGCTTGCTGTCACCCCACGACTTGAGCGTGTTTACGTTGGTGCTGTCGTCGTCGTAGATGTTGAACGATAGGGTGATGTTTCGCACGTCGCCCTCGGTGAATGTCGGGTAGTAGCTACCGAACGTGTCGCGAACGAGCAAGTTGTTGGTTTGCACGCGAATGGTTGCGTTGCGAATTGTCGGGAACGTAGCCGCACTTGCGACGAACGTTGTGGCGCCGACCTTGGCAACGGACTCCCATGCAACGAAGCGGCCGGTGAATCCCGGGATAATGCTACCGTTCGTTACCGGAGAAGAAGGCTCGGTCGGGAACGCGCCAAGACCACCTAGCTGATAAACATCGGCGTTTGCAAAGTCGCTGCTTCGAAGGACCCAGAAGCAATCGCCGTTTGCCTGCCATGTTGCGACGTCCTGATTGAAGTTGAATGTCGCTTCCGTCACGACGCACGTGTTACCGACCCGCTGATCGAGGGTCGATGGCGTTCGGAAAGACCAGAGCGTAAACTGCGTGATAGCATCGATGAATGTGTATGTGAGCTTAACTCGACTCACGGTACCACTGGCACCGGCGCCATTACCGTTGCCGGACGAACCGACCAAGGTAAGATGCGTCGTGTCCCCCGCATATGCGAGCCACACGCCATTAGCATTCGTGTTGGTGGTATGCCCAGAAAGCGACACAACTTCGAACGCGCCGGACGTGATACCGTGCGCGCCGGAACACGCCACAACGATCGGTGTGGCGTCCGTTGAGCTCGTGATTGACGTCGTGCCAGAACCGACTGCTGCAGTTTGGCCAAACATTGCTGTAAAAATGGGGTCGCAATCGGGAGCAGTTCCCGGCGTGCCATTCCCAGTGAGCGACATTTCGATGCTCCAGCGGCCCATCTTACGGCCGCCGGTCATACCTTCCATTGAGCGCGTTCCCGTCTTATCGGGACGCTCGAGGAGCGCAACCTCGTTCTGTAACTCCATGCGAATGAACCGGCACGCATTTGAGTTACCGACACTTGCAGTGCCGGTTGTGTTCGGAATGGTGCCAAACGTTGGCTGCTGCTGGAGGTACGCACGCTCTAGGCGAGAAAAAGAATAATTCGGCATCTAACCTTAGGTTCTCCCTTCTTTCAAATTTTTACTGCAAGCCAACGACCGGTTCCGCTTCACCGAACCTGTCCGATGCTTCAGCAAGAACTGCCTCAGCGTTGACCAACATTCGGCTACGATCTTCTCGATAAATCTGCTGGGCCCTTGCTAACTTCTCGCAGAAACTTGTGGGCGGATCAACTCGCATGCCAACAGGCCCGTGCAGATTGATCTCGTCCACGGTAAAAGAAATCTTCCTGAAGTCTTCCTCGGTAATAAAAGCTGCACCACCGAGTACTGCTTCACGGTAACCTTGTTCGCTAAACGCCGCTCGCTGACCAACGGCGTCGAACTCGCGCTCACCGATTTCCGAAGAATCTCCACCGACATACCTGCAAGAAATCATTTTCCGGACTCCTACAACCAATTGTACCACGAGCACACAACCAAGGATACAAAAAAGTTGCCGACCATATGTGAAAACTTACTGGTCAACCTGGAACATCATCGAGAACCCAATAACTTGCTTAAAATTCTGGGCACCATATATTAGCGGACCACGCTTGCACTGAATCTGCCCGTTATAAGTGAGGGGTTTTCCCCAGTTTTGATTTTCAACCCTGTTGATCACGTCGAATACAACGTCCTCAACGCAGTTACCGTATGCCTCGTGGTTCTGCAACCCCTTAATTTGCGTCCATGACATATGGAACTCCAGGACGACCCGTACAAGTCCTGAAAACTGAGTGAATTTCTGATCGTTGGTTACACCTGACTCCTTCGTGTAAAGGCAGGCAAACGGATATTTGAGCAGACCAGATTTCTCCAACAGCTCAGGGTCTATCTGCGCCTGATAAAAATTGATGCTCGTGTTCGACCAATTGATAGAGATGAAGCACGTGTTCAATCCGTAGATTGCCGCATTGGTTGCGATCCCTGGGTTGAAGCCTGTCGTTGGGTCCGCAATGCGGGCAAGCACTGCGGTGATGACCTGCTGAGAAACCTTATTGAGCATTTCGGAAAGCCTCCACAAGCATGTGCTTCATTTCCTGGCGAACGTCACCACGGTCAGATCTTGCAAACCCAATGAATCGACGCTTAACATTCTGGTACCTGGCAATTCGGGCAGCCTCTCCAGTAATTGTCATCCTAATTTCGCAGCCACTCAAGGTCTTAGTAAGATCATAGTGTGGCGACTCGAACAATCTTGAAGCGTGCTCCAGGGGACGGCTGTTTGGGTGCGCCCGAGTCTGGTCCTTGTAGGGCTTAAACGTGGCGCCGTCGAGATCAACACCCTGGTTCAGGCGATTCTGCGTCCTTGCAGTCTGTTGCTCCATGACATGGGTTGAGTTGCCAAGGGACGCTGATGCCTGGATCAGTCGCTTGAGCGACATGATCTTGAATTTCTGCACTAGATCGCCTCCGCAAGAACCCACCAGTGTCTACACCCGTATCCCCCGCCGGTGTCGAAGACTCCTGGAATCTGTCCGTTATCCATGGAATCAATCTCATGGCGAAAAAACTTATCGCCTGAAGAAAGTTTATTACAGAAGTCCCTGGACCTCTCGTCATTTGGTCCGACGAATGAGTACTTGCCGACGTATCCTTTCTCCTCTACGGACCTATAGACCAAATTACCAATCATTCTAAAGAATAGTATCAATTGGTCTTTTGCTATCGGTTCCACTCGAGTCAATTTCCGAATGACATCCGAGACCCCTTGGACTAAGTCTGACACACCCATTTCACCAAGGGATCGAGCCAAGAGATTACGAAGGTCCAGGCCAACCTTCAGCACCTGGCCTTCGATAGCCCCGAGCGCTGCCGCGGCCTGGTTACCAAGCACCTCGTTGTCATCCTCGTCGAGTTGCATGTCGGGAAGGCCATCAGCCATCATCGCATACATCTCCCTGAACTCGTCGACCTGGTCTACGAAGGAGGAGATCAGCGCTAGGATCGCTGGGTAGAAACTAGACTTGTTTAGGAGACTATGGAAAACGTTCTCAACGCCAAGGATAGCACTGGAGTTGTCCGGAATCTGGCGAACCTTGCCATCCTTTAGTTTGAGCGTCTCGAGCAAGTGAGCTGATACGCCAGCTACCACTAAATCGATTTCTGAAGATACCTGGCAAGCAAAAGAAGTAATCAGGGTCTCAACACGGTTAGCATGCTGATCGATCTTCTCCTGCGTAATCATTAGGCCCTCTGCCTCATCGGCACCAAGCTAAGGCGGCGATCTGGGTACTGACCGATACCAGACATATAACCACTAAACACTGGATTGCCAGTGAATGTGTAGGTCTTGGTAGCAATCGGAATTGGCTGCGAATTCTGCAGATATAGAGTACCGCCCGGTGTTGCAGACACATAGATGTTCCAGTGCGTAGCCTTGAGCGGCGAGATAACAACTACCAGAATCTGTGAAGGATCCTGTGCCCCTGTTGGAGGATTCAAGGACGTGATATCGACCTCCAACACTTCACCAGTGTTCATAACCTGCGTGATTCGGTCCGAAAGTTCTGATTCGGCGTTGCCTACGTTTGTTGGACTATTGTACAGGTTAGCCTGAGACATGTCTACGAACGTAACGACAACATCGCAAGAATGCGTGTTGTCTAGAGTTCCTGCACCTGCAACAAGCTCGACGTTGCTGGAATCCCACGAACCTGCATTTCGCGTGAAGTAAGCAGCTGGGGCGTACAAGGGCCTAAGTACGATAGGAGCACCAAGGGCGAACAACGTGGGTTGCACTCGCCTGATGATCTCATCCTTGTAGATGTTCATCTTCTTCTCATACCTATCGTTGACGGTACGAGCAAACGCATTACGGTAGAACACGCGAAGAGTCCAGAAAATTGCCCACTGCTTAATCCAGTTCCAGGAGGTAGAGGTGTCGCCAGACACACAAATCTGATTGAGGCCGGCCTTCATCCTGACAGAATTACCGATGCCGACGTTAAGGACAGCTGCGAGGTGGTTTGCGGTGAGGTCGCCAGAGTTCAGGTAACCGCCAAAAGCGATGATAAGCTTCTGCAGTTCATTTGCTGCTTCCTCTACGCCGGCCCTAATCTGACCGTTGTCCCCTGTCAGTGTAATCTCCTCTGCGTCTGCAACCTTCTGGGTCTCAGAATCGATGCGCGTGAGGTCATCCACCGTGATGAAGATCTTATCTGTCCAAAGCATTGATTCTCCTTAGAAGTTGGTTGCGGAGGCGGGATTTGAACCCGCGTGAGTCGGCTTATGAGACCGAGCTGGAACCAGACTCCAGTCCACTCCGCTTCAAAACAAAACGGGGCCCGACGGAACTTCCGCCGAGCCCCGCGACTTCAGTGAGACTGCTCGCCTTAGTACTCGAGCCACGCGCGATAGTTGCAACTGCCGCCCGACTCGATGTTCGAGAGTTTGAGGCGTAGCTGTGCACTCGACGTGCCAAGGCGAAGGTCCGGAAAATCCTGCTTCTTGAAGGACTTCACCTTGTCGGCGTTGTTGGACAGTGCACCCTTGAAGCTAACCGTGGGGCCGGCGAGGGATGCAGTGTAATCATTGACGGTATCCTCGAATGATAACCGAACGACAGGAGTCGTGCTGGCGTCAGCCAAGGACTGCACGTTAATCTTCAAAGTCCAGTCGCCCGTGATACCGGAAATGTCGATACCGGCGCCCGTAAAAGCGGCGGTCTTTGTCTGTGAATCGACCTGTGTGAGGGTCATTTGCTGTTACCTCTTCCTTTTCAAATTTCCGGACGTATCCGGTACTACTCCGTCGCTGACGGAACTTGGGAACGGGGACCGCGACCCTTCTGAGCCGGGATCACCACCGAATTCATCGCTTCCTGCGCGTCTGCATTGCCGGTGACGATGACATACTGCTGTTTCTTCTGCTGCTCGGCGCGAATGTTCAGCTTGAGCTGGTCCTGTTGCCGCTGATAGAAGGCATCGACCTCTTCTTCACTCGACTCTCGGTGGGTGCCGTCGGTAATCACGCGGGCAGCATTACGAGTGGACGCACTCGCCGTCGCTCCGGGAGTCGAATTCCTCTCGCGATAAAAGAGGGAAGTGACATGCACAACCCCGTCAGGATGGGACCGTTCGAGCTCTGCCTGCTTTGCGCGAAGATCCTGGAAATACTGCTTTAAGTCCATGTTGAGTCTCCCTAAACGGCCCATGGCCGCGACCTTGCGGGCCGCGACCGAGAGTCCGTGAATCGCCTGAGGTTTAGCTCAGTACCTGCACTCCGAAAAGGTTCCGAAGGACCGCGACGCCGTAGAGGACGTCGACCGTGAACTGCTGAGCGAGCGTGTTCGGCGCGTAGCTAAGGACGACACGCATACCGAAGTTGCCAAGCGATGCATATTCCGCGACCGCGCCGGTGTTCGGGAGCGGCTTGGGCAGCATGCGCATGACCAGCGCGAAAGCGTCGCGTGCGAAGGCCAGGTTGTAGGTCGTGGTGCTGACCTTAGTGATGTACTGGCTGCGCATCACGTAGAAATTCTTCAGACGACCGACCTGGCCGCTGGAAATCACGTTTGCGAACTCGGGCGACACCTTGTCTTCCGAGAAGCGCTGAATCTGCCGCATGTCCGAATAAGTCGAACCGCTGACTACCAGGAACTTGGGCAGTGAGTCCGGAACCTTGGAGTTGAACAAGGCAGTTTCCGCGCTGTCGACGACCGATTCCGTGATCGTGGTATTACCCGTCCCGACAGCCGAGTTGGCGGTCAGGTTAAGGTAAAGCTGTGTGAGATCGTCCTCAATACGCTCCGCCAGCGAGATAATCGCGGGCATCATGTACATGTTCAGGAGATCCGGGTGAGCGAGAACACGCGTCACATCGGGAATCTGGAAACTCGATTCCGCGTGCGTGTTGATCACCACCTGTGCATTGCCGAGACTGGGGTTTTGCGTCTGGACCGACCCACCCTCCGCAATGTTGTTGGCGGCCATGGTCGGCGGAATCGGGATATTGACCGTATCTCCCTGATTCGCCAGGTCTGCCTCGTACGACCTGTTGACCAGGTTACCCATGACGAGGTTACCGACCAACGCCGGCAAGGCGTCCGCCGCAACGAGTTTGACAATAGCGTCGGCGACATTCGCCGATGTAATAGCTGGCATCTAGTTGGCTCCTTTCATTTCCCTTTTTGAGATTTGTACTACCGTTACGTTAAACGCTCGCCAGTGCAGCGCCGATCGACGCCACGATGCTTTCGCGAGTTTCGGGCTTCATACCGACCTTGATGTCGCTCAGGTCGGCCTTGGCGCCCATGCGGACACCAGGATTTGCCGGCGCGCCCGAACCCGAACTTCCCGAAGCGCGAAGCAGATACGAATGCTCCTTCATCAAGTAATCCTTGACGAAAGCATCCACCGGATAAAGATCGCCGCCCTGAACACCGCCGATCAAGCCGCCGTCGTCCTGACGCTTGATGTGCGGTTCCACGATCGTAAAGGCCGTCTGAGCCGCGACGTCACTGATGAAGTGCATGTTGTTCAGCGCGCCCTTGATGGTCGAGTGGCGGTCCGAACGCTCTGCCTTCTGGTCAGATTCCTGCTTCTCACGTGTCAGCTTCTCGATTGCCTGCTGTTGAGTCTTCGTGATGTCCTGAAGATTTTTGAGGAGCACGTTCTCTTCGGGTGACATCTTGTTGCCGCCCCCTGCCGGATTCGGATTCGGATTCGGATTCTGTGTGAGCTTCCCGAGCGCCTCCGTGATTCCCGCAAGACTTGCCGTGATGGGCGCAAACTGCGCGTCGGTACTCTCCTTGTATTTCTGGAGCTGACCGGCGATTTTGGCGTCCAGACCCTTGTTCACTTCTGCGAGGACCGCTTCCATCGTCAAAGCTGCGTTTGGATCACCTCCTCCGGCGCCGCCAGCAACTCCAGCGGGCGCACGAAGCGGTCCCATGTTCATACGGTTATTAAGCACAATGCTCCTCGATTCCAGTTCTCATTGTAGCACGTCAAAACAAAATAGTGAATGACTATTTTGCCGATGTTCTACGCGTTGTTGCTACCCGCAAGGGTAATGATCTGAGTCAGCGTCGGCTGATTGCTGACGTTTGAATCAGAACCGCGACCTGCATTCGAATTAGCCTTGCCCCAATTGATGCGGTCAAGATACTCCTGAACCTGACGAATCTGATACGGCTTCAGACTGCCGAGGGTCGAGGAGTTCAGTGTGTTGAACGCTGCGGTGGTTAGTCTTGTGTAAGCTGCCATTTTCTTCTCCTTAAATTACTTCGGTGTGTTTGGCGACGGACCCGCGCCGCCTCGGCCAGGGGGCTGCGCAGGGCCTTTTGCTCCGAGCGCTCCCTTCATACCCTGCTTCGCCATCTCAACTCGCTTCTTGAACTCGTCTTCTTCACGCTCCTGCAACGTAGGACCAGCGTCGATCTCCTTGTATACAGAATCGAGTTCCTCACGATTGGCGTCGACCATCCACGCCTTGGCCACCTTCTTATAGAGATACTTCTCAAATTTCTCTGAAGGAATCTTAATGCTGAGAACGGAGTTGACGGCGAATACTTCTTCCGTCGTCATGTCCTCCTGGAAAGTGAAGCCGCGAACATCTGGGTGAACGTCATCCTCGTTCTTGGCGTCGCGAACGTCAACAAGCACGTCCTGCATATGCCTACGAAGGTCGTCTCCCATGCCTGCAAGAATTTGCTTTGCAGGAGACATCTCAAGCTGCTTACTTTTTCCAGATTGCATGGCCGGCGTAGCCCGCATGCTGCGGCCCTGAGCCTGAAGGTTCATCGAGCGGAAGCACTCTTCCCTGAGTGATTCAACACGTTTCGACGAATGAATGAAGCTGTTACCAGCAGGTTCCGACCACTGGTACGTGGTACCCTGGGGAAACTGCAAATAACCGTTTTCGCTTTGCGTCATATTTGACGCGTCAACATCGCCGATGATGATCGGAATAGCGAGGTTCGACATGAACAGGGACCAGGCAAGTGTGTTGTCCTGATTAAGGTGGTCGATCAGCAAAAGGTAGGCGCGGTTTGCAAGCCACAATCCTTCGCTGAGTGTAACCCTTCGAACAGGCACCCTGTTTTTTGCTGCTAAAGCATGTGGACCTTCGCGTAGCAGCACGGCGGTACGGCCAGAGTCTTCTGTACCGATGCGAACTTGCTCTTCGGGAGAACGACGATCCTCATACACGCGGTACTGGGTGCGATCGTAGTAGTACCACGTTGTAACGATTTCCCTGCGGCCAAGAAATTCCTGATCCTCAACCTCGGTCTTAATTACCGCCCACTTAAGTTCACCGCGCTCATCGCACCGCCAGTTGATGACATTCATCGGCGTGTATGCCGCGAGGTGCGGATCAAGCAGGCCACGGCTGCGCTCTTCCTCCAAGGTAACAGGAGGAGCCTCATCCTCTCCCAATGCTCTGAGATCAGTGAGAACCCACGCCGCGCCATACGTGAGCATGAACTGGAAGGTCCTCTTCCAGAAATCAAGGTATGTTGTTCCGATACCGTCGCAGTTGTCGAGGAACTTCGAGTAGAAGTCCTTACCAGCACCGCCGTTGAAGAAAATTTCGGGTGGCGTGTCAAACATTGCAGCGCCATACCAACCCAGACCGGTACCGAGAATGTTTTGGTAAGTGAAGCGGTCCATACGGGCTGCATACACTTCCTCATCTTCCCTCGGCCTTTTCTTAAGGACACGCTCGCACTTTGCCTTGAGGTAAGCTCCGCCCTCATACATGAGGGAAAGATCGAGCCAGGCTTCAAATCGGGAGGCGTATTCAGGGTGTTGCTGGTTGAGCTTGTTTACGGGGACACGGCCTGGGCCGAAAGCAGCTTCTGGAAGAATGGCATTGTTCCCCTGGCCATAAACACCAGGAGCCCCGACAAACGTCAATGATGGATTAACTGGTGTGGTAGCCACTACTCACCTTCCCCAATCTTATTTCCTTCCTGGTCGCACACTTGCTGATACATCTCGCTCAGGCACTCATCCAGGTCGGTTCGATATTGCTTATTCGGTAATATCAACTCACCGAGGATCTCGTAGGGTTCTTCAAAAGCTTCGTAGCAATCGTCGCCGAAACCAACGACGTCGGCAATGACACCAGTGCCGATTGAATGGACGAGGTCGTCTCCCTCAGCCATTACCTCGAACCAGTAGAACTTGTCTTCCTTGCCCTCGGGAACTCCCCTGATAGGTATCCCAATGTTCGGGCAGATTTTTTCGGCGTCCTCGATGTCGTGGACCTCAAGAGGGTATGGCGGAATGGTAACCCTCACTGCGGCTGCCATCTTCTCAATCATATCCACCCTGCTACCTTGACCGTGAGCTACGTCGGACATGAACTTACCGACACCACCCTTGATCATCTTAATAAGGGTGGGCATGGCGTCATACCCGAATCGCGGAGTCCACTCCAGTCCCCACACACCCTCGTCATTGACAACCGCATTCAGGTCCATCGGACCAACGTGCCCTGCTTCAACTACCAGCTTCTCAGCGAGCAGGATTCCTTCACGAACGATTCTGCAGTTATCATCGTGCTCAGCCCAAACGATATTACCGGCGCAACCAGTTGCCTGGCCCAACTCACAGTTCAGAACTTTCTTTACCTCAACAGTGTGATTAGCAGGGCGCAGGAACTTCTTTCCGTCACACCACATCTCCGTCGAGACGCAAACACCTTTCTTAAACTCCTGCAGAACAAACGAGTCGATTCGCTTAGCGAAGTACCTGTCAATGTACTCCACCCACTTAATCATGTCAGCATCGTCATGCGAGCAGTACGTCAGCGAACATGGGAGATCTTTACCTGAAGGCTTGAATACGAACCTCTTGTCATCTCCGCCATGCTCCTCGAGAAATTTCTTCACCTCATCCACACTAAAGTCATCGAACGCCATGGTGAAGGGTACCTTAATTCCGCACTTCTCCATCATGTTCAGACCGAACATTCGATCCTGTTCCAACTTATCAGCAAACTTTGATCCAGCAACTGTAGCAAAACCGTCAGCGCGAAGCTTATCGGCAATGTCGCCCATGCCAGAAAAGTCGAAGATGACGACCGTTCCTTCCTTTGGTTCAATCTTGTCAACCTTGGGTAGCATGCCGTCCCACACGTTGTAGTAGGACTTGTCCTTGATGTACAGCTCCACCTCATTCCCCTCCAGCTGAATCTGGTGAAGAAGGTGTGCACCCTCGCCGACATTCGAAACCATTAGGAATCGCATCTATAATGCCTCAACCCTCGCGTTGTGTTCTTCCCAATTGACTCCAGCCTGGAGAGCAACCATTCTCTCTACCAGGTCCGCGACCTTGTGCTGCTTGTGATACGGAGAACTGGGCTCATCACCAGGCTCATCAAGGCTGGAGTCTGTGCGCTTGGCCTCGTACTCCATGTCAAACCGATCCACGTCTTTCTCGCTGACTCCATTAGCCTCGCAAAGGATCGCCTCAACAATCTCGTGCAAAGCAACGAGCATATTGCTCATACGATCACCAGTGTCAGAAACACTGACATGCAGACCGTTCGGGAGAAACTGCCAATCGCCACAAGTCTCGTACCGCTGATTCTTGTGGGGAATTGCCTCAACGTAGAACAGCATGTTCTTCTCCTCTGGCATAAATTATCCGAGGCTATAGCCTACGTAGGGTCCTTTTCCATTGACGGACGTATCGACTGAATACTTCGATAAGTCGATAGCATTCTGACCAGAGCCACTGTCCAGTATCACTGGGGATGTCGAGTTGGCCCCCATAACGGCGACAACGTTTCCTCCGGAATCTTTCACGTAGATTGATCCCGTATCCGTAGGATCATACGTCACGATGACGCTATGAACTTTCAACGTGACGTTAGAAAGCTTGACCGGTGTACCAGCCGTCGCCACTGTTACCTTGCCCAATCCTACCCATTGCATATTATTCTCCTTTTTTCTCGGCGTCCTGCTTCATTACTCCGGCGCCTTTTTCTTCTTCAGAACCGACGACGCCCCACTTTTGAATTCCGGGAACTGCGCGATACCTGATCTCCCCTTCGTGGCTGTCCCAGGAAACACCAAGGAGCTCGTCGCTTAGCTTCGAATATTCCTCGAGTTGCTCAGAAGTCGCGTCCTCAAGGTGGTTGTGGTAGAACTTCTTCTGACCAATGTAGAACTTGTGAGGCCAGCCGTACTTCCAGTCGGCACCACTATAAGCAGTGCCCTGTGTCTTGAGCAGCTCGATTGCTCGAGCAACGCCCATGGACCCGCAGTATGAGCAGGTGTCATCTTCGCGCCAGTGGCCCTTGCAGGCGTTAGTTAGACCCTTGGCAGCGTCTGCTTCTTTCGCAGCGGCGTCAGCTGCTGCGTCAATCGTCCTGAGTCGATCAACAAGAACCACTCGCCGGGAGTCAATATCTTTCAACTCGTCGGCAATTTGTCTGCGAAGAAGTACGGCGTCATTGTTGCTCATTGCATGAGTCCTTTTCTTCCACCGGCTTTTGCCCTCAGGGCGAAGTTGTACTCTACCATGTAGCCCAGCGCGTCACTGATGTGAGTGCGTTTCGGATCCCTTTTGTCAAGCAGGCCCGTGCTAGTCCCATCAGAGTTAACTTGCCAAGAAACCTTCTTGAAATCTTTAACAAGCTCAGGACACCTGGTGTCGTCGACGTACATGCGAACAGTACCGTCCGCTGCACGGAGCATGGTGTTGACCGCATTGACGCGATCTACTATCATCGGATTCGATTTTCTGCGAATGAACCGATAATGGATATAAGGATCGAGCGAAAAATACTCCGCAACAAGTTGCCAGTTCGTTTTCTGAGTCTGCGAAGAACGCTGTGTTCCTGCTGCATCACCGTACACCTCGATTTCAAGCGTGTACCCTCGCTTATACTTCTGCAACTCTTGTATAAGCTTGGGCATCATGTTTGGGGTATTGCTCTTCGGAAGAATGATCTCCTCGAGGATTTCGCAACGCTCCATCAGCCTGATACCGAGTCCACGGTCGTATTGACCGATGACCGTGCACATCGGATCAACGTTGAAATCCATCGAAACAAAGAGCTGCATGCGCTCATCACGCGACATTCTCCTACAATGCGAGCGCTCGTCGAACTGGTGGTACGTATTGCCGTCCTCAGCCTCGTCGCCAGGCCGCTGTTGAAACAGTGCGTACCAGTCACGTAGATTGATGCTCTTGAACCTCGCAAGATCCCGATTGTCGTAGCGATCAGGACAGAGAGGATCGCCAATGGAACGTCCAAGTACGTCCTTCCATTGCGGAGTTTCCTCACCAAGGACTTCACTGATACTTTTCTTCTTTGCGGGAGACGTGGAAACGGCGCCGAGTCGCAAGTCGTTTACCTTGACTTCGTATTGGCGGTAGTGCCTCTCAGCGTCGGGCTCAGCCTCGGCCGGGAAGCAGAACACTTCCCATCCCTCGATTTCAATTTTCTTGTCACCCTCAGCAACACGCTGGATGTTCTCGTGCTCTTTCTGGAGAATCTTTCCAATGAGGTCGTCGGTATGCCACCGAGTTGCCATGACGACGATAGCTCCGTCAGGCTCCATACGCGATCGAGCAGTCGACGTATACCAGTCCCACGTCTTTTCACGCATGGTGAGGGAGTTTGCTTCCTCACTGTTTTTAACATAATCGTCAATGATGAAGACGTTAGCACCCTTACCAGTGATGGGACCACCGACGCCGGCGCACATCATCGCGCCACCTTCCGAAGTCTCCCAGTTGTGCATGGCAGGATTCTTCGTGTGGAACCGAACGGTCAGGTTTTCCTGGTTGTCGGCAATAATGTCTCGAGCCTTGCCTCCCCACTTGGCAGCAAACTCCGCTTCGTACGAGCAGAGGATGATTCGATTCCTCTGGAAGTTCTCCATGTACCAGACGGGGAACCACTTTGAAACAAGTTCCGATTTCCCGTGTCGTGGAGGCATTACAACAATCAGTCGCCTGCACCTGCCCATAGCAACATCGACGAGCTTGCGAGACAGCAACTGGATGTATGGCCAGGTCTTGTAGGAACCACCGGAAAGGCGCACGGCCACTGAGGCTGGCGTCAATTTCCACATGATATCCGAGAAGATCGGATCACTTAGTTGTGCTTGCGTGACTGGTCCAAGTTCGATCATAATTCCCTATGCCCAGAGTATGACCTAATATACCACCGAGGTTGACCCCTCCGAAACGAGATCATTCTCAGAGTCAACTGACAAAGTCAAATTGACATATGATATACTAAGAAATTTCTGTTTGACTCTCAAAATGAATCCGAAGCCTGCAATAGCCATCGAGGTTGTTAGCCTCATCGCAACTGTCAGGCTTCGGTTCATGGTTTTCCCCTCTCGTAAAGGAAATGCTTACGGCCTAAAGACTACAGCCACGGTCGGAACGAGGTTCCATCCGCTGGCGGTGTACAACCCCTGTATCGGAAATGCGATTCCAAACTTCGGCGCAGGTTGGTAAACAGGAGTCGCGGTAAATGACCCCGCAAAACCCGCGTTAGTCCCAGTCGGCGATGCTTGCGTAAAGGCCACGCCGGCGCCACCACCAACAAGTAGCACAAACTTGCCCGACTTATAGACGATCTTGTGCACGCTCTGTTGCGCCGTGGTCGTGAACGAAAAGTAGGACTTGCCTGTCGCAGAGTTAATGGATTTGTGGGGCACGATGTTGATGATCGTGGCGAGGTATTCGACCGTGCTCGAACCGCTCGGGTATATGGCGCCCGCAATGAGGTTCACGCGCGGAGTCCCGATCTGATTGAAGGAGGCGCCGGCAAGCACGTATGTCGGAAGAGTGAGCGACGGCGTTGCGGCATTGGTTGCGGCAGGTACAGCTGCTGTCGGAGTCGTGGTAGGCGCTGTGGTTGTGGTCTGAGCGCTCAGCGCGAAGACCATGATGAGTATTGCTACGATTACTGTGGCTACTTTCTTCATTGGATTTTTCCTCTTTCGTTTTGTACCTATCCCTCGGCCGGCTGGTCGGGGAACAGGGGGGCTTGTGCTGGATCTTCTACCTTAAGCTCTTCGGCCGGAGGTGGAGGAGGCGGCGGATCATTCGCAGGTTCCTGACTTACTAAGCCCTTGCCCTCGCCTGTGCCTGCATCTCCCGGTTGAGGTGTTTCTGCGACCGATGCGTCTGCCTCATCGGCCATTTTCGGGCTTTTATAATCCCTCTCTTCGAGTTCGGCAAGAAGTCTGCCCGCCTCGTCGTGCTCGTGGATATCCCCGACACGCTTGATATGCTTAAGAACAAGGTTTGCGAACCTTCTGCTACTGTCCATCTGTCGCTCCTTCTGTCTTAGCAGGTTGATTCCCGCCAGACGACCAGGTAGCATGCTGATCCATCATTGCCCGACCGATCAAGGTCATGCCGACGACAATGAGGTCCTCACCCTTTGGGATGCCGAATTTTGAGAATCCAGCGCCCACAAAAAGTAGTGCGAAGCCTACGATGATGTGACCGCCGTTAGTGTTCAACATGTCGAAGGTTCTTGGCATGCTACATATTCCTTTTACTGAATGGTGCTGTCACCAAGGTCGTTCTCCAGGCAAGCCATCGAGGCCGCAATGCTAAGTCTCTGAGCGGCATCAGCAAGTTCCGGATCTTCCAGCACTCGGCGAAGGAGTGCAGCCTGGGATTCACCCACAGCTGTAGTTCCGACATTGCCTTCCAGCGTAACGTTGGAGAGTTTGGGATACATATAGGGAAGCAGGGTCTCCGCGATCTTGAGCTTGGTATCGTTCGATGTTTGCGAATCCTGAGCAAACACCACCAGTGTCTCAAGCGGGTCATACCCGAACTTCATCATCGCCTCGCGTGCGGCCACGCGGACATTTTTCCTGCTAACAGACATAGTCCTGGAACTCCTACAAACCATAATACCACGGGTGGGGGTTCGGAGTAAACCTGAATTTTGCGACAGAAGAAAAATGGGGCCGGATGACCCGGCCCCGGAGGGTTGTGATACTGTTCTTAATTAAGTGCGGGCGCCGTTACCCATGAGCTAAGTGCGGACGCGCCCGCTCTAATTGTGGATTTTAGGGGTATAATCCCCACATAATCATTGTAACACAGCAAATGGGCTGTAAGTCGGGCAAAGGTCGGGTCAGTTATCCCCAGGTCTCTCTGCCCTGTCGACGACCACCACTTGCGCTGGGACCTTGCCTGATTTGACCACGAGCCCATACTTCTCACTAAGTACAGCATAGACATCTGGTGGCATGTCGTCCTTGACCTCGTCGCTCGGCAGCGACCATCGCATGTCAATGTCCGTGAACCCGACGAAGCCTGTGAGGTCTACGATCAGCATGCCAAGTGAGTCAGACAAGGCTCTCGCGACGTTATCCATGGAAGCCTTGCGGCCGCTGAGGGAGTGGCGAGTTATCATCAGCCGGCCGTCTCCTTCCGTTGACTGCTTCAACCGCAAGCCACCCTTGGCTGGAATTAGGGAGTTAGCAGGCACGTCCCTTGATTCTTCACGCACGACAAGTTTGAATCGATCCGCAAGCATGGCCTTGATCTCCGCGGACATTGACGCTAACGAACTACCACTGCCACCGACGGCCAACACGTCGAACCTTTCTGATGCCATCCAGCTGGGGCCTCCCAGGATCTGGACCGTGGAGACTCGGTACCCTACCCTTATCAAGGTCTGGAGTGTCACATTCTCCCCTACTACGCGCCCGCCTGGGTACGCGTATATAGTAGAGTCCTGATTTGCTCGCACAGACCTTTTAACCAACACGGCGTCGAACTGCTGCCCCCACATCGGAAGCACGAGCAAGGCAAAGCTCAGTCCGTATTTTTTAGCCATCGTTGCCGTTCAACAGCGTTGGATTGAGGGTCGGGTCCATCGCGGTCAGTTACTCCGTTAACGGACCGATCAGTCCTACGCCAGCATCTTCCCAAGGGCCAAGTGCTTCCCATTCGGCCCGTAATGCCAAACCTGCCTCATAAGTTAAGCCCGATGCTTCTTTGTGCGTGCCGTCTTTGTAGTCAATCCAAACCCTGTATTTCATGTAGTACCTACTTTCCAGTGACGGTCCAGTTCGTCCCGTCGCTTATCGCCGCCCGCGCGGAAGCTATTTGACGCGGCCCGCGAGGATCAGGACGAGCAGCACAGTCTGAAAGGTCGCGAACGCGCCCATGACGGCGCGGAGGGTGTAGAAAAGTATCACCGCGCTATCGATCCTATCAGCATGAACGTCGCCAGCGGGTACTGAAACGCGCCGATGTCGTACAGCCCGTTCTGCGGGCGTCCGGTTCCGAAGAAGTCGGTCACAACGCTCTGTGCGCTTCCCGCACCGTGCAGCGGAGAACCGAGCGACCACTCATAGCTCTGCGGAGTGCCGCCACCCGGATTCGCGAACGCTGGACTTGTCGCAATGGAATGGGCATCATGGCCGGTAGCGCTCGTGAATGCAGCAAGCGAAGTGTAGGGTGTCGTGTTGTTCCACTTGTTGACAGGCAACGAGCTTCCCAGCGGGTAGAAGTCGTTATAATCCGACGTGAAGCCCTGCGAAATGGACGTAGGGCTTACCTCCATCCCGCAACTTCCGTTGAGGTACCTCATCACGTTGCCTTCAGACACAACAGGAACCGGGTAGTTGAGACCGAATGAAATTTCACACTGTCCACCCGTTGATCCGTCAAGGACGTTGTAAAGGATCTGGCGCGCACCGCCGCCGTTGTCCGTATTCAGGTTGCCCCTGCAACCTACCACGATATTGTTCGCGATCAAATCGATGATGGCTCCGGTGTTGATGTTGATCCCGTAGTTGGCACACGTTCCGTCGATGTAATTTCCGCTGATCACGCCTGTAGTTATGTTCGGCGAAGAAGATCCGTTGCCGACATACTGGATGCCCCAAGTGCCTCCATTTGCATGGCAGGTGTTACCCGCCGTAGTCGATGGTTCAGCCCACAAAGAAAATTGCAAACAACTTCCGCCCGTGGATGTAAGGGTGACCGTATTGCCAGTCCAACGTGTCGTGCCGTGCGTGCCCGATCCGGGATCAGCCCCGATCATGCCGGTAGTCGGACAACTCAGCGTGCTGTTGAGAATCTGACTTCCGTACGATTCTATGTACAGACAATAAGTACCGAGAGCCGAAATCGTCGCTCCGTTGACGATCAGGTCATCCGCTCCCGGCTGATTGAAGACGGCCTGCTGTGAGGCACCGTTCATGGCAATTCCAAGTATTGACACGTGCGCCTGACCACCATTTGAGAAACTGTAATTTCGCGCTCCCGCCGAAGCGCTCCATGTCACCGTTCCGGTGCCCGGTATGGCTTGATAGACGATACGGTTAGTGGTGGAACCAGGGCATACCGAACCGTACGTACTGCCACCGTACACGATTTCGTTGTAAGTCGTACCATATCCCTGAAACGTTACCGAGCCAAGGCAAGGGCCGACGCCAGCCCCGCCGCAGTCGCTATATGCCTGCTCGCCAGCGAGGAGCCATGAGGTATAACCGGTACCGCCAGACAACCAATAAGTCGGGCTCGTATCCGGTTCGTGGTTCGTGCCATTTTGCAACGCCGTGTAGATGACGCTCGAATATACCGACATCTGGCCCGTCGTGTAAGCGGTCCCACTGCCCCACGCAGGGGCAATGTTGTAGGTCGTGTTGCCGCATGCGCCACATGCCATGCCTGCGAAAATGAGAGAAAGAAAAATCGATCTCATTGAAATATTACCGAACTTTGGATAGCCACCGTGACCAGAGGAGCCACTAAAACCGCCACCGCCGCGATGTACGACTGAGGGTGGTTCGACGGAGCATACACGTTGGTAATGGCCGTGCTCGTGTCGGTCGTCAGTGCCGTACAGCTAGATAATCCGATATTGTTATTGCTGCCGTTCGTGAGTGCATCGACGACCCATCCTGAGCTTACAGTTGCCGATCCGCCCGAATTCTCGGTCATTACCCAGAATGTTAACGCGAGATCGCCGATCACAGTGGGGGTGACGGCGGAACTCGTGAAACTGCTGACTATGTTACCGGAAACAGCCGGAGAGCCTATGACGTCGGTGTTACCGCCAGAGGTTCGGAACCCGGTTACTTCGTACCCCGCTATACCAGCGTACCCGGAGTTCGTGAAAGGGTAGCTATTGGTCTCGCTTGCCCCAACAACGTGCTTGAGTACCTGAATGTTGTGATTCCCGGTACCGGACACAATCGAAGTCCATCCTGAAGGAACCGTGCAGGCGGTTCCGTACTGCACGCCGCAACCCACCAGCAGGAGATTACCCTGCGTCGGTGCCGTGCCGAATACGAGCGTGGCGACCGTTCCGGGGTTCCAGTTTGAGGTTGACTGCACTACGGAAAGTGTCGCTGAAGCTGGCAGCACCGAGAGCAGCACCAGAAAAAAAGTGCGCATTACGAGCACCCCACAACAAGAGAAGCGTATTTGGCAGTCGCGACCGCGTTGATGTTGATGCCGATCACATCGTTAGCTGAAACGGATGTCGTCCACCCGGTCAAGGTCGTGGAGTACCTGTTGGTGCCGGTGGAAAGTGCTGGTAGCGCCGATGCCGTAATCGTATTCGATACGGTTGGTATCGCCGTGCCAGTCGCAATCTTCCAGACGTCGAACGTAACCGTTCCGGCGTCCACTGAAATGTTCCAGCTATTGATCGTGCAGGCGTGCCCAACAGAAAAATAGATCGTTGATGTCGAACCGGATGTGAGTGCGCTGGTATTCGAAGGGCTCCCGAACGATGCGCCGAACGAAGACCCCGCGCCGTTCGCGCCTGTCGGGCCAACTGAACCGGTAGGCCCCGATGGCCCCGCTGGTCCAGTCGCCCCCAGCGGAAAGTTGAATCCATAGTATGTCCCGTTTGTCGAAACGGTTATGCAAGACATTCCCGAGGAAGGCGCAGCAACAAGGTAGTTCGAAGTGCTGGTACTCCCAGAAGAAGCCGTGTAGTAGGCCGTCGAGCTAACTAATGTCATCGTTTGCGTTGTGGCGTTACAGTATTGCGCCCACCATGTCGAACTGATCGGCGCAACCGTTGTAATTGTCACCGCTGAGGTGCCCGTGAAGACGATGCGGTCGTAAAGATCCGCGTTGCTCATCGTCCACGAGGTAGCAGACGAAAATACCGTGCTACCAAGATTTCCCGTACTCCCCGTCGCGCCCGTTGGACCCGTTGCGCCTGTCGATCCCGTCGCGCCCGTACTTCCAGTCGCCCCGGTCGCACCCGTTGCGCCTGTCGATCCCGTCACACCTGTGGCGCCGGTAGAGCCAGTGGTGCCCGCTGCACCAACAGCCACATATGATGAGCCATCCCACACGCATAGTGAATAGCCTGTTCCACCGCCACTGCAAGTTCCGCTAGACGATGCGTCTGTCATCAAATACAGCACTGTTGTTTGTGGATTCTGCAAACTAGAGAATTTAGAATACACCGCATTTCCAAATGGGTGCCACTTATTATCCAACTCGCAAAGGTACAAGACATCGGTCGTTGATATCCTTATTAACTGTCCAGGGGAGCATATCCCAGGGAGATCTGGTCTTATTGAGTAGGGTATGACCTTTTGCGCAGTGCTGAAATCAAATGTTTCCTGTGACAAAACTGCTATAGCGCAGCAAAAGCACACTAGTACTGACGCAATGGCATTCTTCACGAGTATGTGTAAACCCCCAAAGACCTATAATACAATAAGGTACTTTAAAGATGTTTTGAATTTTTGCGACAAAAGTAAAATAGTTAGGGTCAATCCGTATTTTTTTCGGTATTCGGACGATTTCGTGTCGTGCTGCCATCTGCCCTTGTGCTCCATCTTCTGTATCGATTCGTACGCGCCCGCGAGGCAGGCCAGCAGGAATATCAGGAAGGCGACCACCAACCACCAGTCGCCCTTGCCCATCTCCTCGTCATCACCACAATGCATCAGCCTGGTTCTTCCTCCACCTTGTTCGCGTACTCCATGAGTTCCAACGCGACGTTCCTTGCCTGTTCAGGCGACATTCGTATTGCGGGAAAGGGCTCGCCACCGATCATGACGAGCGGAGCCCCGCGTAAGACTAATCCGACGAAGCCAAGGTCAGGACCCTTGCCTTTGAAAAGGGTGAGGATCGTGTTGCCTTGGTCCAGTTGTCCGAGCTCAATCTTGTCGTCTTCCACCCCACCTCCTATTCCCTAGCAGCTTGTGCTACCACGTAATAGTATGCCTTCCTGTTCCACCGAGCATCGAGCAGTGCGTTGTGCTCCCCTTCCGCCTGCTTGGGAAGGGTCGGATTGCCTACCATGACGCATAACTGCTTGATGTCGAGGCAGTACATGGGGAAACCTTCGGGGAGATTGATCATGCTGCCAAAGATCTGGCAGAACACGACCCAGTCGTAGTCTGAGTAGTATCCCCAGAACTCGGGCTTGGAGCCGCAAGTCTCCCTCCTGACGTAGTCGAGTATGATCTTCGCCATGTCTGCGTGCTTCGCGTATACCCCCACCACCTGATCGAGGTGTGGCTTCACGTTCTGGTGCAACCACTCGCTGTTGCACTCCTCCCAGTTGAAGTCCTCGTTGATCAGGTACAGGTCCACGCGGCTGTCAGCATGGATGGCGATGCTGATCAACTGTATGGGAAAGTTCGGCCCGCGCTCCCAGAACTCTGCATCGATGTAGAACCTCATTTGATCTTCTCCTTTTCTTCCTGATTTTTGAGCATGTCCTCGATGCTGACCGGCTCATCCTTCTCCCGTAGTGCCTGAACTTTCGCCTCAGCCTTGGCCAGTTCATCGAGCACGACCTGCGGGGCCTCCTCCCCGTTATCGAACGGGATGTCGGGATAGTACTTCCACCGCAGGTACTTGGACCAGGCCTTGACCCACCACTTCGACACGCTCGTGTCGTAAGCGTCGCGGACGAACGGTCTCCTGAGCGGGCAAGTCTTCTGGGTGTGGAACCCGTAGCACTGGTAGCAACGGACCACCCCCTCCTGGAAAACGCTGACTGGTTCGACGGCATCGATCCGTCGCCTGAACTCCTTCGCCCCGTCGCGGTACATCTGCATAACGACGAACCACGCGACGATCTTCAACCACCTCGTGTGCAACCAGATCACTTGCTATCTCCCTTGATGTGTATCACCACGTCAGCTGGAACTCCCTGGGGAAACTTGCACAGCACCCGACCCCTGATCCAGTTCGTCAGTGATCGCATGAATCCGTCGTTATACAGCTCCCGCACGCTCACGGGGACCAGGTACCCGTCCTTGGGTACCGTCTCCCCGCCCAATGCCTTACCTGGGCGGATCACCTTCCTCACGGAAGGCTCCTGAGCACCTCAGTTTCCGCCCGGTCGATGAATTCCTCGAGCGACAGGGGTTCTCCTTTGGACCCAAAGTATGGCATGAAGATCCACGAACCGACCTGGTCCGGGTAGATATTTGCCGCGTGCCGTGGGAAGATGTCCACCCTCGAGGGATCGAGCCGCAGGTCGTGGACGTGGCAGAGCATCTGCGCCCTCGCCACGTCGATAGGCCGTGGATTAAAGAATGAGAACAGGTGCAGCCACCCGCTCTTGCTGAGCACGGGGATCAATGGGCACTCATGCGTGTCCGGCCACTTCCTCGAGATTAGCTCCGGGATGCTGACTCCCACGTCGTAGTCGATGTCGAGCGCCGCGAATGAGCACGTGCCGTCGAGTCTGGCTGGAGCGATTCCAAGGTGGTTGTTCTCCGCGCCATCAAGGTGTCGCACCCACTCCTTTGCTGTGGCTGGTGCCCCCGCGATAGTCCTCGCGGAGTATGCGACCTTCACGTTTGGAAGCCCGCCCGCCTTCGCGCCGCCGAGGCCGTAGCCGATCGTCGATCCCCTAAACAGGTCTCTTAGTCTTATTGCTGCTTCTTGTTGTGTCACGCCTTCGTTGCCCCTTTCTTCGTTCCTCGAACGCCCAATCTGCACGACTCACCATCGAATAGAGCCTCTCGAACGTTCGCGTCTCCCTCTCGCTGAGGTCTTCTTCCATGTCCTGCATCAAGCTGAGGATCACGTTGAGGTCCTTCATCTTGACGCGGAGGCTGATGTCTCGCTTCCGAGTAGTGATCACTTCATCATCTCCAGCCACTGCCTTTCTTCTTCCGTCATGCCCTCTGACGCGACGGGACCTGGGGACTCCTCAGCTGTGTGCTGCGGTGGGGGAGGTAGTACACCAGGAAGGTCCGCGGCGGACTTCGTCCTGTACAAGGACTTCTCCGCCTTTCGCTTCTTGGTCGCCCCAGTCACGTTCCGGAGCGCCTCATCATACACACCACTGCGTATCTTCATTATCTCGTGCAGTGGCAGGCCAGTGGCGTGCCGAATAGCCTCCAGACTATTATTCCTGACAGTGTAGAATTTAACTAGGTTAACCTTCATCACCGTGATACCCTCAGGCAGTATGCCGGGGGATTCCCTCGGCTGGTGCACAGACGGCCTTGATAGTGCCTCGACGAATTCCGGCAATGCGAGACCACGCGCCCTACTCGCTGCCCTGGCCTCCAGCTTCTGGTGGTCTGGCCTCACGCAGTAATCTACCCCGCAGGCAGGCACCACCTCGTGCCCGTCTGGTACCTCCCCAACGAAGGCCGCATAAATGGCTCGCTTGGTCGTCACCACGATCCCGGAGCCTGGGACCCGGACCGTCTTTGAGCCAGTCAAGACCCAGTGCTTGTCGAGCAGGCGCCCCATGGTGCACATCTTCTCAAGCTTTAGGTGGAACGGTAGCTTCATTTGCCAGGAATCCCTCGTATACTGTAATTTCTCGTGGTACAGGGGGCTTCACTTGGGGCCTGGACAACCAGACGTAGGCAGAGAAGCCAAGCAGCATGGCCCACGCAGCAAAGATCGCTACGTCCGTGACCGTCAACTTGTTCCGGTCTGACTGTCTCCAACACCATGCCGAGGATAAGAAGACCCCGACGAGGCATGCAAAAGTAAACCAGCCCATTACTTCTTCCTCCCCATCTTTTTGCCGATGTCTGGCGAGAGCTTTACCAGCCACTTGTCTTCCGACATCTTCAGCACCTCAGAAACTGAGTGGAGCTTGACCACGTCCGCGTGGAACAGGTCCTGGACGCTGGCTCGGAGCTGCGCGTCGCTGATCTCGAAGTACTCCGGCTGACCCTCGTCAGCAACAAAATCACCCTTGATCATCGGCATAGTAGCCACGCTCCGTCAACTTCTTCCTGATGTCTTCCGCCAGCCTGGGGAACTCCTCCTCGCACGCCATGGCGTATGCCTCCATTGCTGGCAGCGCGAACTTGTCGTGTTCCCAGTCGAGGACGTAGTACTCGCAGTCCTCGTGCTTCCCTTCGGGATCACTGAGCCGAACCACCTCGTACTTTCGATAAAGACCAAGCTCCTGGTCGCGCGCTTTCCCAGCCAATGTGTCTGCCATATATACTATTATACTGTGTTTTGTAGAGCCGAGAACGGGAAAATCCCTCAGCGGACAGGGAACCCAGCCCCCAGGAGCCTCGGGTGTGATGGATGAAATGCGGCCAAGTCGTCCCGCATGTCTGGAATCCTATGCCCTCGGCCGGACGTAAAGAGCTTCTGATGGTCTGGGCGCACGCACCACGACATCCCGCAAGCTGCTCGGGGGACCAGAGTTTCTGGTATTTCGCCGTAAACTGCGGCGTACATTGCCACGTGCAATGGGTAGCTGCGCGTCTTTATTGTACACGCTCGCACACTCGTGGGCGCCCCTGGGTCTGGGAACCAATGGGTCTTATCCCTTATCCACTCATCGGGATCTGGAAACCGAAGCCTGGCTCCCAGGTTTTGGGGCAGGGACAGCAGATTTTGTGTCGTAGTGGGAGACATCCGGGTTTCGGTGTCGAGGGACCGGGACATGTACTCTACCATCCGTGCGAAGTTTTCGTTGTATCGTGCCATAAGTCTGGTAACCAGATCCTGGAGTCCGGAGGCCGGAGTCGCGAGCTCCGACAACCTTCCAGGATCTCATTAGTAAGGATCCCTCGCCATTGCTCGCGCTAACAGGGTTCCTGATTATAGAACCATTGTACCACGAAATAGTTCCATTGTAAACCGAACAATTCCTGATATCTATTTTGCATTTGCGGAATCTTCGCGATGTACTTCTGGATTTCGACAGTATACAATAGATTCGTGGTTAGTATCCTCTACCAGCCGATCCTCAAGTCAACCCGCCGAGCTGCATCCCTCCTCAAATCTTCGTTCATCGTTATTGTTCCTATTACAGTTATCACCCACCTTTTGAGTCCGCTTGTCACTTTTGTAGTGCCTGTTGTCCTTTCCCTTTAACAACTTAGCCAACAGTTACGGCCTACATATTGGCTATACAAACAAAGGGACATTTTTTTTACGTGAAATCCTACGAGAAAATGTTGGTAGAGCCAACATCCAATAAACACTCCCAATAACCTATTGAAAACAAAGAACTACTGGTCTCTACGTAAGACAATAGGGAAACAATATTCCCAATATAGGGTAGAGCCGATGGTTCTTTGGAATCAATAAGTTAGCTATACGAAGTCGTAAAAAGTGCCAATAATCAGTTTTCTATGGTAGTGCCGATGCAAATTTTACCGCTACCTATAAGTTGTTGAAAACAAAGGGTGTTTGGCTCTACGTTCACCAATACTGCCTACTTAGGGAGCCAACATTTTCAGTACCCTCCCAGTACCTCGTTTTACTCCTTCAGCACTAAATCCCACCAACAATCCTGCAGCAGATGAAACCTTACCTCTTTCCCCTCGGGTACAGGGGGGTTGGGTTGAGTTTTCGTATAAGTCTTAGATCGTCTCGAAGTTTTCCTTCAATCTCACAAGTCAGCGAGCTTTCAAAATTTGCCTCGGCGGGGGCCGGAGGGCGCGTGCGGCTATATAGGAAAATCTTACTCAACAGACCCCCTGTATGTGTACGGTTTTTGAAGTAGATATTCCTGGTCGTATGCGTCGAGTAAACTCAGAAGTAAAATCGAAGAAGTAACAGGAGAATAACATGACGGTATCAACAAACGAAGTCACAGGTAACATGACCATCACGGTCGACGACTACGACCTGCATGCGCTGAGAGACGCCATATGGGATCGGCAACTCAAGTATGATCAAATACTGAGGAGAAAAGCGAAAGGTATGTATCCGGAAGTAACGGACGAGACGGTGAGGCGCCATAAAGAAGAGCTACAACACACGAAGAACATCGCGAAGTTGATCGGTTGTAACGTACTGTAGGTCCTAGCTAGTGACCAAGCGTATTCACCGAGCCGGCGGGACATTCCGGCTTTGCAGTCAACGTGAAGGAGAACTAACATGATGAACAACGATATGCTATACAACGAAGACTACATGGACTGCAGCAGTACGCAGGACGTGCAGGTTGCAGCGCTCAGGAGCTTCTACGCTCAAGAGTCTGAACTGGAGGTAGTGGATTCGGTCTTTATGGGAGACGAACCGCTGAGCGTTGCTGTCCCTGTTGAGGACACTGACGCTGTGGTAAGGTGGCTGCGCGACGCTAAGGTGTGGATCGCGTTCAAGCCGTATATTAAGGAGGAAGACGGTAAGGTAGTACTTGTGCTTCGCTAGGTCCTAGCTAGTGACAGTACCGCATGGATGCGCTACACTATGCGGTACTACAGGAGAATGGCTCCCTCCTGCTAGATCTTGAGCCGAGGAGAATGAACATGAAGAAGTGGGACGAAATCAAGGCGCTGTACGATGCGCAGACTATCGTACTGAGCAGACTTGCAGAGTATGAAGGAGATACGAGAATGGATCTGGTGCTGTTCAGACTCGATGAGAGAGTCCACGCTCTGTCACCCAGCATAAGTCGTACGCCACATGCGAAGAGCAAGGTACAGCTCAACGACATGGTGTACGGTAAGTGCTTGCATGTTGCCAGCATCAACGGCATCTGCATCAATTGCAATGAAGCTGTATAGGTCCTAGGTAGTGATGGCACGGCAGATGCAAGGTGCTACGGTCTGCCGTGACCACAGGAGAATGGCTCCCTCCTGCATAGATCTTGAGCCGAGGACGTAGCAACATGAACGCAGTAACCAACAACACAGTAGCTGAGAACGTTGAAGTGAAAGGAGAAGAAACAACGATGTATCCCGAATGCACCAACTGTGGTATCAACGCACTGCAGATGCTCGAGCAGCAGAACTTCGCCGAGGAGAATGGCGAGGAAGTTCCCGAACGCTGCTGTGGCATTGATGACCTGGAGCAGCTGAATCAGGAGGACACGCGGACCGAAGAGGAGAAGTTGGACCTCACGGGCTTGGTCGAGGAGCCTGGTGAACTGGAATTGGTAGTTGAACGGCCGAAAGAAGAGGAGAAGAAGACGATGAACAGTGATGCCTTGATGGCGATGATCCAGAAGCTGACTGACGAGCTCAATGAGCTGAAAGGAACGAACGTGACGAAAGTGAAGAAGAATCAACGGCCAGGTAAAGCCGCAGCCGGTCGCAAGTACGTGCTGTTGAGCGCGACGCTCAACAAGTGGGGTAAGGTGCCGCAGCAGCAGGCTGATATCGCGGACCTGCTCACCAAGAACTTTAAGATTGGTGAAGAGGTTACGGAAGACGCGCTGTTCACTGCACTGGTCGACAACGCTGGTGACTATGCATCCATCTACTCTTCCAAGCAGGATCCGACCTACCTCTTTAGGTACTACCGCGGGCTGAAGAACGATGGCAAGCACGCAGGCTTCATCGCGCGCAACTTCATCAAGCAGATCGGTTAATCAACAGCAGGCGCTACCTGTTGAGTAGTGGATTGGTTCGCGATGACTGTTCCGGAAATCATGGAATCGCAAATAAAAGGAGATAAGTATGAGAGTTGCTCTTAACGTAGGTTGGCTTCTCGAGAACGGGCTGTTCAGTAAGGCTATGGAACAGCTTGGTTGGGAGCAGGCTGGTCCTCCCGAAGAACTTGGCATCCCTACGTCCGAGGTGTTCTTGAAGCACGACGACGAACTGCTGTTCTATCTTTCCCAACTTCCTGCTCTGGGCTTTGAGATTGGCAGTCATCGCGTAATGGAGGAAGCTATTCGCAACGAAGCCAACCGTCAGTGTGTCGAGGCTAACGAGCTTCTTTCCCTGTAGTTGAGAGTAGTGGATTGGTTCGCGATGACTGTTCCGGAAATCATGGAATCGCAAAGGAGAATATCATGAACGAACTTAAAGCGAAACTCTTGAATATCATTGCCGAGCTCAACGAGGCGGCGACTATGGCGGCGAAAACGAAGCGCGAGCAAGGTCTCGCCGCCGGCCTTCCAATGCTGGGGTTGTCCAGCCAACTGCATATCGAAGCTGGAAAGCTTGCGAAGATCGTGAGGGAGATCTAATGCTTCAGGACTGGGGCGAGCATGGTAGCCCCGACAATAAGGGTAGCGACTGGGGCGGCCTAATCGCCGCCCTCGTGGGTGCGGCACTGATGATTATGCCGTACATTCCCAGAATCATTCAACTCATAAACAGTATAAAATAGAAAGGTAGAATTTAATGAACATGACGTTTGTGTACCTGATGCACACGGTGTATGTCGCGTGGGGCGGTGCAGTCCCTAACGCGTACTTCATACACCGCGAAGACTGCGAAGCGTACTGCCAGCAGAATCCGAAGTATGCTCAAGGATATGAGAGGTCGCCGCAACTTGATGACTCTCCCTGGGTCGCACTAATGAAAGCGACACCGAAGCAAGATCCGCCAAAGATCTATGTGTCTCGGCGGTGCACGCTAAAAGTTCCCTTGAAAGGAGTAACATGTTAACAGAACGCAGACGCGCAATACAAGAAGAAGTCAGCGAGAGCGAAACCTCTGCTGAACTCGAAGCGATGGTCCGTCACTGGGGTCGCGAATTCACGGAAGCGATCGAGGACAAGGAGATAATGGGCTGGGTCGACTTTAAGCGCCAGGCATTCGCTGCAATGCCAGTCGTTGTCGAGGATCCGCAAGCCCAACTCAAGGCGCTGCTCGACCAACTGGCAAAACTCAAGGGGGACGTGAGACCGATCATGCCCCCTGTACAGAGAGCCACGAGGAAGTATCGGTTGCTCAAGACCGAGGTGACGTGGTCCACCAAACCTCAGGTGCTAGCTGTGATGCACATCATCGCGGCGCACGCGAAGCCAGGGGACGTCCTGGACGAGAGTGATATCGTGAACATGATGGTCGCCAACGAACACGTGCTGAACACTAAGCAGGGTGGAAAGCGCATCTGGGACTACTACAAGGGCAACCACAATGAGGGACTGGTGGCGCACGGCCACTTCGAGAGGATCTAATGACGAAGCTACAAGCATCGATGAAGGACGCGTCCGCGGCCACTTGGCGCGAACGTAAAGTCATGTACAAGGTCGGCAGTCCAATGAAGGGATGCCGGTTCTGTGGGGACGTGGAAGAAGACGAAGAGACGGGAAAAAGGCGCTACTTGACCGGCTTGCAAGTCTTCCGAGCGTACAAACCATGGGAAACGAAGTGGACCTGGAAGTGCTGGTCATGCGGTGCAATTGACCTGCAGTGCTGGGAACCTGATGCACTGGGTCTTGTCGAGCAGGAGCTTGGCAAAGAACCGCTGCTCGGCAATCGTGAGAATGTTCGCCTGAGGAAATATCAGCTGCGGCGCGAGGCAATGGCGAAGGCGCCGAAGCCAGAACCCAAGGACCTGGTGAAGACGAACAGGATCGCTCAACTCGAGGGGCAGCTTGCTGCCCTGATGGCAATGGTCAAGAAAGGAAATTAACATGGAAAATAAAACGGTAGTCACTTGCTTTGGTTGCGGAAGTGAAGTGTTTGAGGAGGACGCATATGCGATTCAACATCAGGGTGGAGGTCATGTATGTGAAGTCTGCTACATAGAGAAGTACCTGATGGTGGACAACGTCCTGTGCTTCAAGCAGCTGATCTTTGAATCCTTGGATAATGCTGTCAAGGAGAACGGGTACGTGAATCTTCTGACTGATCGTCCTGAGGACGTCGCGGATAACATGGTTGATCTGGTGAGCGATCTTGAACAGTTCGGTGCAGACAATTCCGGTCTGCTTGTGCCGTATATCATGCAGTGGCAGTTTGAGCAGAGAATCAAGAAAGGAAACTAACAATGAAGATACGAAGAGGCCAAGGAAAGGAATTAACCATGGAAGAAGCAACATTTGAAGTATACATCGAAACAGGGCACGAGGAAGGTACAACGATCGACAGCGTCTCCAGTACTATTCAGTATATGGTGCGGGACGCCTGGCAGCTGTGGAATGATCAAGAGGTCAAGCGGGCCGTTTGGCTAAGACTGTCCGCTGAGATTTCTGGGGAATTTCACGAACAGTTCGTTAAGCTGATCGAGGGTGGCGTGATGTTTGTGGAGTTGCCTGCTGTGCCGCCATGCCCAATCTGCGCAGAAAACGAGGAAGAGGAGAACTAACATGCAAGACGTGAGACAGACAGATATAGGTGATAGGTTCCAGGTCAAGGATGAATCTGGAGGACTTCAATGGATAACTGTGTGCGATTTTCCGGGAGATTGCACAGTTATTACGTTTAAGGAATTCTGCGACGCTGAACTTGGCGGCGAGCATATTTCCGGAGTGGTTGAGGCGGACGGCGAGGATGACAACACGCCGATCCAAGTGGGTTGGCACATCGTGCACGCTGGCGAGATGTACGAAATAGTAGCAATTCAAGAGAAGGAGAACTAACAACGTGAACAACGCAATGAACATCAATCAGATCGGCGGCCTCACCTCCAACTACAGACTTCGCGGTGAACCCGTGAAGCTCAATGCAAAGGAGTTCCGCGGCTTCTATAAGCCCGACGGCGACGGCTACGAAGAAGTGTGGCACGAGACGTCGAGCGCGGAGAAATTGCGGGATAAAATGTGCCTCCGCGGTTCTCGCAAGCAGCGGGCAGCACGCCAGATGGTACCGAGGTCCTCTGTCACGATCGTCAAGACAGGGGAGCCAGTTGCACCGAAGGTAGCGATCGCGAAGCTGGAAGGAAAGAGCGAACAGGACGTTCGCATCATCGAACTCGAGGAGAAGATCAGGACGCTGATCGGAGCGTAAAAATTCAGTGAAATATCTGATCTGGCGCGCTAGACCACCACCGCGTCTAGCGTGAGACTTCTTCCCTAACAGGGCGCCCGAAGTGGCGGGTTCCCGTCAGGATCCCGCGGACACCAGACTCCAGCCCCCAGCCGCTCTTTCCCGCCGCCCGCCTACCCGGCAGCCCGAACTGGCATTCAACGATCCGGGAGCGCCGAGCCCATTTCCGCTGTATAATGGATTTGTAAGGCGATTCTACCAAGCGACGGTCAGGAACACGCGGGTCTCCGGACTCCAGTCTCCAGCGTCGAGAGGACACGAACAATGAACTGGAATAGGCAGAAGAAGGTGGAGAAGCGGGAGGCCGGAGTCCGGTTCCCAAAGGCGAGGACAGACGAAAACTCGCGCCAGAAACGGGTCGCGCGCAGGAACCTGCGGGCTCTCGTTTTGGGCGGGAAGACGCGGGTCTCCGTGCAATGGGGCCTGGAGTCTGGGGTCTAGACGGGAAGAGGCGGGTTCCTGGGGGCGGCCCCCAGACTCCGGACTCAAGACTCTGGCAACAGGTCTCCGGACTCCACACTCCGCCACCATGGCCCAATTCTCCCGCCAATTCAGCCCAAATCCGCTGTACAATGGTTTTGTGAGGCGATTTTGGTGTGCAGAGTCTGGGTTCTCGATACCGGCTGCTTCGGCAACTTCGCCTTGAGGGGGCCATGTTTCTGGGTCCTACCAAAGTGGTTCGGGACACTAACATTCCCGCACATCTGAGTCAAATCTGTGATAGAATGGTATCAGTGGGGCGGTTGAGAATGACCCCACGATAGGAAACCCGAGGGAGAGAACCCCATTGCATGGAAACCCTCTCTCAGGTCAAAACGAGGTAACATGAGCAAGAAGAACCGTAATAACCGTGCCAACGAAACTGGTCCCACGGCAGTGCTGGATGCTGCCCAGGGTTCCAACCGCACCAACAACATGTCCCGCGAAGAACTTATCGCAGCCATGAAACCGTTCGACGAGGCGGTTGGCGAAGTCCCCGACTACACGAACACCACGGACGACGAGCTGCGCGAGTACCTTGGTCTTGCCCTCGCAGACGTGGACCCCAACAGCCCCCCTGACGAGGGCGGCGAAACCAAGGATCCCGAAGTCGTGGGTGCCGATCAGGTTTCGCAGGACGGGGCGAACCACGGTCAGGTCGTCGCGCAGGAAGTTCCGGTCGAGGAGCAACTGCCCAATCCCCAGCCGGACGTCCCGGTCGAGGAGACCACGGGCACGGTTGCTGAAACCGCGGTCGTGCACCCGCCGCCCGCACGCTGGACCGCAGCTGATGCCCTCGCGGACGTGCCTGCAGCTGCTCGCGCGATCATCATGAACCTCCAGGCCGAGATCGAGAAGCTGAAAGCCAGGGGTTCCGGCAAGCGCGTGGCGAGCGGCAGCAAAGCTCGTCCCAACGTGAAGTACACCCTGCTCAGCAAGCCCCCGGCGTGGCACAATACCCCGCAGGTCGCACAACTCGAGCAGATCCTCTTCGCGCCCGAAGTCGCTGCCAAGTTCACCACGGAAGTGGGAGGCAAGCCGGTCGTGCAGCTCACCGAACCGGACATCTTCGCGCTGATCGAAGCTGGCCAGAAGAGCGGCATCCTGCGCACAAAGCAGAATCCCGTGCGCATCTTCCAGTACTACCGCAGCGAGCTGCTCAACGCGAACGTGCTACGGTGGCAGTGATTCGGGGCGTGAAGTTTACGCCTCGAATTTAACGTCGTCTGTTTCGAAGAAACAAGACGAAGCTTCCCGCATGCGGGCAGGGGCGAATTAAACCGTCCTTGCCCGCAAAAACGGGTTGGAGAAAAAAAGTCTTGCCCCAGCTTTGACCATACTCGGTTGAACCTGGAAGCCAGTTTGTTCCTGGTTATTAGATCTTTAACCCGTTGGCTTTGTCCTGGATGTCGGAGCTGGTCGTGCGAACTCATGTTCACAACACCAGTTCCAATCTTCAGTTAATCTCGTCCTGATGAGGTGAATATGATACGAGTTACGCAGTTTTTTCCGAGCGAAGATATACCGCGTGTTGTCACGGTGGAAGGTAGCAGGCTATGCGCTAGCGTGGTAAGCTGGGATGCACGTGCCGTCACAGAGACAGTACAGTACACCGAGGTATTGGTATCGTTGCTCGATTACGTGAAGGTGCACCCGTCTGTATGGTCGGTCCCGTACAAGGGTAGGCTGGTGATTGAAGCGGTTTGAGCGTAACGCGGCGCTAGTAACAGGGCTCAGGCGTGTCACACCACGATCACCGTGAAGAACTCGATTAGTGAGCAAGACCTCGATTAGTGGGCAAGACCTCGTCATGCTGATGATGGACATCTCGGGCCTTTTGTCGTATAATACAAGTAGCCGCAACGCGGCTTAGGAGACTATCACATGTACCTTTCAATCGAAGCCAATCCCGAATCACCACTCAGCAGCTACCTTAACCTTTGCTCGCTGCATACACAACCTGGCGGACGAATTGAGATTAGCGACTCTGGCGCGGGTCGCCCTGTTATCGAGCTTTACACAGATGAGCACACGCGAGTAGCTCGCGTGTATGCTCTCCCAGGCAAGCTCGCTGTTTGGTCACTGGGGACCGATCTCCTCGTACGACGGAGGTCTGCTCGGGGAGTCCAGGAGCAAACCCCCTGTCGCACTGCCAGTGAGGAGGCGCGCGAGAACTAACATGGACGAACAGTACAGGATCTCATTGGTTGAGAAAGCGATAGCCTTGATCAAGGACATCGACGACGACAGGATTGCGGACGTAGTGCCGATCCTGGAAGCGGTCAGCTTCGACCGCGAGTTTGCAGCCTACCTCGGTGGCTTGGCGTCTGACAGCCTTGGCGACGAGGTGTCGTGATGACATACAAGATTCTAACCACGATCACCGTGAAGAACTCGATTAGTGAGCAACACCTCGACATGCTGATGACGGACATCTCGGTCCAATGTGAGTCCCTCGTCGACGGAACGTACGGCTATGAGGAGGACACTGAAGTCCTAGATTACGTCACGAAACTTGTGGGGGTTACGGCATGAGGACCATCGGGAACTACAAATTCAACCACTACACGTGCAAGTGGGAGCGGTGCATCTTCAGCACGTTCCGCTGGCTGCTCTGGCTCGAGAACCACGCGAACCACAGGCTCGAGGTCAAGCGCAACTGGGGACCGATCCCCTCGTACGACGGAGGTCTGCTCGACTAATGGAACTACTTAATCCGAAGTACATGCTCCGGGTTGCCATCAGCGGTGATGTCGTCATGTTCACCGAGGCAGGACAACCCGTCGAGTTTGAGACGGTCGAGGCGGCTCGAGAAGTCGCCACGTGCATCTTCACTGGTGAGGGAACGCTCTGCGACCTCATGGAAACCTACGGTAGCACGAACAACTGGAATCCCGAGAAGGTGGAATTGGTCGCGATCATTCCCCTTGACCACTGGGACCTCCTGGATGGCGACGGACAGCTCATGAAGGTGGGTGCTGATGGGCAAAAGATGAACATGTTTCGGCTTGCCGCAAGTGGAGACCGGACCGGCGAGCCCACGTCGATCAAAGACGTTGTCTCGTTGTCAGCAAGGGCGACCGAAGTGTTTGGCTCCCGCGAGAAGGCAATGCGGTGGCTGGAAACTGAAGTACCTTCCCTAGATAATCGGACGCCTCTCTCGCTCATCACCAGCGCCGAGGGTATGGCCGAGGTCGAGGACGTGTTGGGCGCAATCGAACACGGCGCGTGGTAATGCCATCAGCTTTGCTGACGGTATGGTCTTATACGTCCCAGAGGTCAAGTAAGGAGGCAAGATGGCGGCAGCAAACGCACGGTCAAAATTTGCAAATTGCACAATTCCAGACGACGTGAAGCTCGGCAACGACGTGACGCTCGGCAACCGGGTGACGCTCGGCAACGACGTGACGCTCCGCGACGGGGTGAAGCTCGGCAACCGGGTGACGCTCGGCAACTGGGTGACGCTCGGCAACTGGGTGAAGCTCGGCAATGACGTGACGCTCGGCAATGACGTGACGCTCGGCAATGACGTGACGCTCGGCAATGACGTGACGCTCGGCAATGACGTGACGCTCGGCAATGACGTGACG